ATAGCGAAGTTACCCTATAAGGTAGAGAATTTCCTTATGTAGTAAAGAATTTACCTGGCGCAAATTTTCAGTGAAATCAAATTTTCAAACCCATAATCAATTCAAAGTTGAATAAACCTAATAAAATTTGACTTTTCAATAAATTTTTTGTATAATATGAATAGAAAATAAAATAAAAAATATTATTCTGTTATCCTGTTTATTATTTTCTCTCTAGCTGTTCTCTTCCTAGATAAAACTTATAGAATAAATATGATAAAAAATGGAACAAAACGTAGTAATTTTTGGAACGGAACATAGAAGAAATTGGAACAGAACGCAGTAATTTTTGGAACAAACGCAGTAATTTTTGGAACACTTTTAGTAAAGGAGGTGAAACAAATTGAATGATTATGAAAGAAGAAGAATTGATGGGCGCGCAGGAGAAAAAGGAATCCGTGATAATTTATTGAATACTTCAACTCGTGCAGTCCAGTATTATCTTCTGTCAATTAGTACTTGGAATATGTCTAAGTATGAAGACCACTATTATCTTCGTAAAAAGGACATCAATAAGACGGAGATGGCTAGAAAGCTGAATTTAGGTAGGACTACTATCTATCGTAGTTTTACTGCTTTGAAGACGCGCGGCCTCCTCAGAGAAGACGATACCTATTATATTCTTCCTATGCCAGAAGCTTATTCTGTTATGCGACGTGAAGTTTTGGAATATCTAATAGGCTATTTCAAAATTTTTGGAAGTGATATTATTAGAATTTGTGCAATTCTAAAATATATTCCAGAGAGTCGCAGAAAGCAAGGCTTCAATGCTTCTGAGTTAGTATATATGCTTGAACACGTGCCTACTATGGAGACTAGAGTAGATGTATGTTCTATGTTAGCTGTATTAGAAAGGGATGGTTTTATAAAATATCATAAGCAATGGATAACTAATAATACAGGCTTGCAATATTATAAGTATTATATTGATGAAGTAAAAATAGAAAATCTACCGCAGACTGTCGATAAAGATGAGCCGATTGACTTAGAAGATATTGAAGAGCTGAGAAAAGGTTTTATTGAAGCTGAAAGTAATATAAAGTAATTTACAAAACGCAGAGGAATTTTTTACACTTTTTCTTTACATTTATACATTTCTAATAAAAAACATAATAATTTTTGGAACAATTTTAGCTGAAATTCGAAACACTTATTGACAAAATATACAAAACTAGGGCGGAGTTTACCTCCGTCCTTTCCTTTTGCTCAGCGCGCAGCGTAATCACAGCGTAATTTGACTTTTTATCAAAATTGTGATATAATTATTATGTATAGACTTTTGCTTCCTTGGTATTTTTTCTTGTGTTTTTCTTTTGTGTTTTCTCTCACGCCGCGCAATTCAACCCACTATTAGTTAGACCTCTCTAACTCATGTATACTCTCTTCTATTATATCACAATTTTATTTTATTTTCAAATTTTCTCGCGCGTTGTAGCTTTTTCCAGCTCGCAAATCGTAGCTTATTTTAGCAGCTCGCAGCTCTCTAACACTTACTTCTTATAAGTGTAGTAGTCTGCCTTCGTTCTACGCGCATCCAAATTTGACATGTAGTAGTCTGCCCCACTTTAGTGTGTTAGTGTGATGCCAAGGTGGTATGGTAGTGTGGTAAAGTGACCCAGAATACTACACAGTCGCGCGAACAAAAAGGGAGACGGTTTCCCGTCTCCCCATGGTGTTCTCTTGTTTACTCGGCGCTCGTCTCGGCGGCCTCGGCTTCCTGCCGCGCCTTATGCGCCGCCTTGCTGTCCTGCTTCTTGGCGCGGGCTTTCGCATCGCGCTCCATCTTCTTCTGCTTCTTTGCGGCGGCTTCCTCGGCCTTGCGCGCTTTTTCTGCCTGCTTCATGGTGAAGTCTTCGGCCATGGAGTAACCATCATAGGGTTCGCCGTCGCGCGAGCCTGTCGGCACTTTCACCGTCAGGACAATGAACTCATCGTTCCCCTCGGAATCGACACAAGGGAGCGCGAACTCATTCGTGCCCGTCTGAAGCACTTCTTCACCAGCATTGACAAGGAAGTCACGAATGCGGGCCATGTAAGACACGCGCAGAGCGTCACGGGTGGATTTAGACATAGTATACCTCTTTCCGGGAATATTTATCCCTCTATAAGATTTTGAGATGAAAATTTGACTTTTGATTGAAAAGTCCGCCGCGCGGTTCAATCAATCACTTTCTTTTCTCATCTTCTATAAAGAGTATAGCAAAAATTTGATGAAAAGTCAAGTTTTATTTTCTGATTTTTATGGAATGTAGTAGTCTCCTCAGACTACTACAAGGAAAGGACGAATGAACGTCCTTTTGTCAATCAAATTTGATTTCAATTTGGCCGATAGAAGAAAAGTCATCAAGACTGGTCATATAGAAAGTATCATCATCAGTGATGACTTCGATATTACCAAAGGTAGTGGAATAATCTTTGATGGCATCAACCAACTTATTCCATGCGGCTTCCTTTGCACGGAAACGTCTATGTTCAAGTTCATCGGCGATAACTAACTGTAAATCAGATAGTTCTTCGGCAGAAATTTCCTCGATAGAGTGAGCAAGCAAATCCTTAATTTCCATTTTGTGTCCTCCTTTCCTTTACTGTACCCATAGTATATCACACATTCTGCGTGCTGTCAATACTAAAGTGATGAAATGTAGTAGTCTGTCCAGACTACTACAACTTCGCGTGAGAAAAACCCACCTCTTCGGTGGGTATTTCTCTTTATAAGTCTGCGCGCCCAACAATGCGAAACGGAAATGCGACAATTCCCAAATCAAACTTTTTCTTTGTTACTCGCATAAGTTCCGCGAAAATTTCACTTTCGATAGTCGCATCGTCAAGTGCCGTGTGTGCTTCATCAAATGCGTTATCATTTTTGATAAAACGATAACACGTTTCCGCGCTCGTCTTATAATACTTTCCGCTTGCAGTAATCCAACCGTTGTTTACGCACGCCGCGCGGTAGTCATCACTGTTCAAAATGTGTTCGCACGAAAGTCCCCAAAGGTCAAACAAGGGATATTCACGACCGCGGAATCGGAAAATCGTTGTATCATCCGGCTGACGTTCTCCGCGTTTATACTTTACGCCGTCCGCGATATTATCACAAGTCCGTTCCTGATATCTCAACCACTCGTGAAAATCAGGGGAATACAGATAGGAAATATAAAGCTCGGTGAACGGAATCGCTTTCTTGAAATCAAATCCCGCATTATAAGCCGTTACACCCTCGACCGCTTCAAGTGCTTCGACAAGTTCCGCCGTTGCACTTTTCCAGTCGGTCAAAATAATCTCACCATGGTTGAGCATCTCAAGGTAGATGGGGCGCTTACTTGCGTAATAGGCGGTATCGAAAACAGAGGGAACAGAGAAAATTTCGCTGATAAGGAAATTCTTGCGCGAGTAGACGCGCCCCTGAGCGTCGATAATTTGCCATCCAAGGTCGTAAATGAGCGGCTTAGTGACGGCGATTTGCTGACGAGCTTTGCCATCATACTTGTCAATAAAGGGAAGTGAGGCTGTTTCACAATCCAACACCATCCAATACTTGCGGCGGCGGTCAAGTTTCAACATTTTTCAAAATCTCCATTCAATTTACTAATCAAGGTTTACCATCGTTCCCTTGACTGTATACACAGTATAGCATATACCGCGCACACTGTCAAGAAGAAATTGAAAAATTTTGCTTGGTGTAGTAGTCTGACCAGACTACTATAAAAGGACGATTACTCGTCCTCGATATCCGTGCCAGTATTGACAATACGAGTGAGAGTATCATCCCATTCTTTGGTATAATGCCAAGACTGACTATAATCGCTCCAGTAGTAATAACCCCGTCTAATCATACCATTAGTTGCGTCTGTCGGGTCGATATAGCCATCTTTATCCATCATCTCACTAAAAAGAAAGAAAGCATTGGCATCCTTGTTTTGAATGATGGAAATATCATTGAAATCAATACCCTTTTCAAGAAAAGCTCGTCCATCCATTCCACCGATGCCGCGAACGAAAATCCAGAGTTCATTCTTGAAAGTGTCTGCGCACTTTTCTTCATGTGCACGACATTCATCAATATCGCTAAATTCTTCTCCGCAATAAGAACAAATATATTTGGTAATCATGGTGTATTCCCCTTTCCTTTACTGTATTTGTATTATAGCACACATTCACACGACTGTCAACTTTTGTAGTATTCTGTCCAGACTACTACAATGCCCGCACGCAAAACTTTCGTTCTGCGCGCGGACTATAGGAAAGGAAATTAGAGAATGGCATGGTTTTCAGAGACAAAATAACGTGCATTGTATTTGTCAATAAATTCTTTTACTTTTGCGGAATCGGCTTGTGTCTCGCAATAGAAAGTAAATAATGTGTGCTTCGGTGAAAGAACAATGTGTGAATGCGGAATGAATACCAATGAATTATCAATAATCGAACAATACGGCGTAGCAACAGTGAATTCGATTTTCCAAAGTTTATCCTTGCGCGACTTCATTTCACCATATTTGACGATGAAAACGCCGACTAAATTGCAAATAGAAGTGATGACTACTTTCTGCCAAAGTGGAAAATCCGCAACAGTATAGATAAGAACGATATTGTAATATCCGTAATATAATGCGGATACAACAGACGCAACCCACGGCCCGGACTTGATAGTCACGATTGACTTGATTGTTGAAAAGATGACGTTTACGATAGTCAAAATCGTAAACAAGATGATAAGATTCATTTATTCCATTCCTCCCATTTATTTTTGATAGACTTTTCATGTTTTTCTTGCGCAATACCGTTTGCGATAACCTCTTTTACCGCCGCATCAATAGATGGGTATTGATTGAGAATAACATAGTCATAATAAAAAGACCGAGTTCGACCAAAGAATTTGCGGTTAGGACGAATAACTTCATTTACATAAATAGAAATTAGTCCATATGCTTCAATGTATACTTCAACCTCAAAGGTTCTTCCCTCATATTCATAAATTTTTGACTTACTCATTGTTATTCTCCTTTCCTTTACTGTATCTGTATTATACTACCACGCACAGAAGAAGTCAATAGAAAGTTTTGAAGTGTAGTAGTCTGACCAGACTACTAAAAAGGGGGAGACATTAGTCTCCCACAACGATGCTAAGGTAACGGACAATCATGTCCATTTCGCAACCCATGTCATGCCAATCGCAAACCACATAGCCCACACGTTCACCCTCCGAAAAAATCGGATAAACGCCATAAGTGTTATTGAAAACAAACTGCTTGTTTTCAAATTCCCACTGGGTCGGGACGTAGGTCGGAAAGTTTTCCATACCTCGCAGTTTCCCAGTGGTATCATAAATTGCGATAGGACGCAGACCGGACTTTGATGCCATCATGATAGCCGTTCGCAGAGCTTCCTCACTCAAAGAGCCAAGCACAGAATACCTCTGAAAACAAACGCAGTTGTCATCTCCAAGGAAGATTTCGAGCGGGTCGCCCTCGCGAATCTTCAAAGTCCGGCGAATCTCTTTCGGAATGACCACGCGACCCAAATCATCAATACGACGAATAATACCTGTTGCTTTCATATTTTTTACTTCCTTTCCGGTTTATAAGTGTTTTTCCCTCACTTGATGTATGTATTATAACATATTACATGAGAAAGTCAAGTGTATGTAGTATTCTACCCAGACTACTACCAAGAAAAGGACGATTACTCGTCCTCTTCCTCTTCTTCATCTATTTCAATTTCACCAATTAGTTCTTCTTGAATTTCTGCAAGTGCATCCCAATATTGTTCTAAGAACCAACTATGAAATTCTTCTTTATCCATTCTGAGAAAATTGTTCAAAATTTTTTCAATAGTCAAACTCTCATCGAGTTTATCGGCAATTTCTCCAACATCGACAAAATCGAGTAAGTCCTCACGGCAATCTTCAATAGTTTCAAATTTTTCCTGACTGTATTCGTGCATATAATAAGTCATATTTTTATCTCCTTTCCTTTTGATATTATTATAACAGAAATAATAAAAAAGTCAAGTATTTGTAGTATTCTGCTCAGACTACTACACAATTTTGATAAAAAGGGACGGGAATTTCTTCCCGTCCCCGTCCGATTACTCGGCGTCCTCGGCGTCCTCAACCTCAACGGCATCAGTCATGGAAATGGAATAACCATTGACCTTGCCCTTTTTCGGAATCTTGACCTCGGACTTGACAACCTTGCCGGCCTCTCCAAGCTGACGCAGAAGCGAGCTTGCCTTGGCGGTGGTAATGCCAATATTCTCGGCAATGTCCGCGGCAATCATCGGCTCGGACTGCGTGCTCAGAAACTCCATGATAGAAGCCTTGATAGGCTCATTCTCAATGGCAGTCTTGCTGGGCTTGCTGGACTGCTTCTCCTTGCGCGCGGCGTTACGCATATCGAGCTTGGCAATCTGCTCAGCGGCGTAGGTGGTCAGTTCATCGGACAGGCTGGAATTGGCGACAGCAGTAAGAAACTCGCGGTTAGTCATAATATACCTCTTTCTTTGTTTGGCGTTGGTCGCCACCCTATTTTAGAAGTCTTTCTCTCAACTTCTGTAATAAGTATATCACAGATTTTGGAGATTGTCAAGAGGGAAATTTCAAAATTTTGAAATTTTTTCGACTTAATCCTGATGGGAGCGACCCATCATTGAGTCGTTTCCCTCTTGACATTATGTAGTATAGCAAAGATTCGATGAAAAGTCAAGTTTCTGTAGTAGTCTGACCAGACTACTACAACCGAAAAGGGGAAGTTACTCCCCTTTCATCAAAAGACGGAGTAACTCCTCAATGATGTTTGCCTGTGTCGGGTCGATAGTCTCACCCAAATGCCAACCGGCACGCACTTTCTCATTATCATCAATGAGAATCGCATTCTTTGCGCGGTCACGCACACTGTCGGCCTTGGTCGCGCCATACTGGACGCCGTGAAAATGGTCATAGATGAAGCCCCACTTTTCAAGCCATGCGCGCTTAGCTTCACGAACAGCATCCTTGTATTCCTCGCTGGAGTTCTTCGACAGCCATGTGATGATGTTGATTTCCCAGCCAGCAGCGCGCAGAAGCTCACAGACATAGTTGAGCAATTCCATGTCCCACATAGGTGCGGCGTTCTCATAGGGAGAGGTATCTTCCGCACGCAGTTTGGAGAGCCAGTTGTCAACGGAGTAAGTCGCTCCGAGTGTGCCGTCCATATCGAAGCAAATCATTTTCGTGTTTTTTTCGTCTTTCATTCGTGTTTTCTTCCTTTCCTTTATTGTATACATAGTATAGCACGAACCATAATGAATGTCAAGTGTATGTAGTATTCTGTCCAGACTACTACATAAAAGAGGACGAATTATTCGTCCTCTCCAATGCTCTGATTCATAGAATCGAGAATTTCATGGCACTTGTTCATTCGTTGAACAACATCATACCACACATTGGAATCGGAATCATAAGCATAAAATTTACTGCCATATCCGATATCCTCGCTGAGAAAATAATAACCTGCTTCATCGAACATTTCTGACAGAAAATTCCATGCTTCTTCATTAGCACAATAAATAAACTCAACATCGTCGATAGAATCGGGGCTAATGGGAAGCTCAACCATTTTGCCACAAATCTTTTTGAAGAAATGAACCTTTTTACTCCATTTCAAAGATTTATGCTCGAATTCATGCTGACGACATTCAGATTCATTGGTGAATTTTTCTCCGCAAATGTCGCAAACATAAAAAATCTGTCTATTCATTGTATATTCCCCTTTCCTTTGATGATATGAGTATAACATACTATCACATAATTGTCAAGAAAGTGTAGTAGTCTACTCAGACTACTACACCAAAAGGGGGAATTAGTTCCCCCTGATGACTTTATTGATTTTGTTGCTAAGCCCAATAAAGTAGTTCATCTTCTTTTCGAGGCAGAACCAGTCACTTGTATCATAGTCATAAACAAAGATATGACCATCGGCGCGGATATCTTTTGTGGGATAACCGTATCCTCTCCAGTCAAATGCTTCCTCAATGATATCCCAAGCCTCATCAGTGCCATCGCAATAAATTATGGTGCACTCATCAGCAGATTCACAAGTAAGAGGAAGTTCAATAAAGATGCCATCCTTTTCTTTCATAAACTTGACGCGATTTTTGACTAGCTCAAACTTGTGTTCCCATTCGTGCTGGAAGCAGTCTTCACTATCATCGAAGACCTCGCCGCAGTAATCGCAGATATAAGTAGTATTTTCCGTCACTGTAAATTCTCCTTTCCTTTTTTGTAAATATAATATACTCCAATTTTGCGTATTTGTCAAGTTTACGTAGTAGTCTGTCCAGACTACTACACTTTCACTTTACGCGCGCTTGTGGAAAATCTACAAAGTCCGGCATAAACTTTTATAAAAAATCCACAAGCGCGCGAGAATCAGTGTTTACTATTCTTCAAACTTGAATACTTCTTATAATTGTGTAACAAAGTTCTATAAACTTCTTTTGGAATCTGCATACCATCATAGAAAACTGCTACTTGGTCGAAAGTAATCAAATACGCAGTAATTACAATATGGTTCTCCCCTACAATCAAACAACATCCCGTATCAGTCAAACACTTTTTCACTCCACCAACTGCTGGTCTTTCATCAATAATTTCGCCCAGTCCATCACCTAACAAAATTTCCAGCATACGGTCATCTCGTTCTTCTCTGATGTGACGCGACCAAATCAAGTTCGACATTTTTTCCATACTTTATCACCTTTCTATCAGGACAGGCGGCGCGGCGTATAAGGTATCTATTCCACGGAAATCTCAATCTCCCCTTATCCGCGCACCTTTATGAAACTTTCTATTGTTTCTCCTGTCCTTTGATGATATGAGTATAACATACTATATTGATAATGTCAAGAGAGTGTAGTAGTCTGACCAGACTACTACACAAAAGAGAAACGCTCAATGCGCCTCTCTCCAAATTTTCATCACTGTATCATCTTCAAATGAATCAGTGTCATTATCTTCAATCCATAACAGTAAGAAGTCATTATCTTCGACTTCAATGTCACTAACCGCCCAATATTGACCCTGTTCGTCAAGCAAAACCAACTTGTCTCCGTCTCGTCTGTACAGCTCAGCTCCAACAAAACGAATACTACCACGACGCTCGCCGCCGCACCATTGCTCGATGACACTCAGGTCGAACGAAACAGGAGCTTCCTCACAGGCCATAGCTTCAGGGGTCTTGAGCGCCGCGAAAGCCAGAATGATGACAAGAGGAAGAGTAATGAAGATAACCTTGATAATAGAATTGATAACAGTTTTCATAATTGATTCCTTTCCGGTTTATGATGTTTTCCTTCACCTGATAGATACATTATACCACGTTTTACTTATCTGTCAACCCCTTGTAGTAGTCTGACCAGACTACTACACAATAATGGAGACTTACGTCTCCAAATTTTCCATTAGCATTTCATAAATAGTCATATATTCCTCATAACTTCCGGCGTGCATATTACAAAAATTGTTGATGTTTTCCTCGCTGAAATCTCCATCGCAGAACCAGATAGCAATGCTTTTTCTCAACTGTTCAATGGTCATAGTTTTCATTTCCTTTCTTTATTGTATCTACATTATATCATACAATATCTAAAAGTCAACCCCTTGTAGTAGTCTGGACAGACTACTACACAGAGAGAGGGAGAAATTCCCCCTCTTTATTTGCTCCAAGAAATGAAAAGTGTGTTGTCCACGTAGGAGGCTTTATAGCCATAATCCTGCATAATATCTTTACAAGCTCGCTTGACGTCTACTCCATTTAGCGAAGTAAGATTACAAGCGTAACACGTTTCTCCCGCCTCTGCCATACGCTCAATTTCCGGCATGATGTGGTCTTCGATAAATGCGCGAGCAAGGGCATTATTTTTAGCTTGGATTTCTCTGCGAGCTTCCTTGGCTTTGCTTGTCATTTCATAAGCATATTTGATTTTCATAGTATTTTCTCCCTTTCCTTTGATGTTTTTATTATAACATATAGGGCTTGTTTTGTCAAGTCTTATATGCAATTTCTTTTAGCAATAGGCGAGATTCCCGCGCGCCCAGCCATAAATGCTAATTTGCGCGCAGGCTCGACCAATTTCCAGCGCGAGCTTCTTGGTATTCACGCGCTTGGAGCGGTCAACATAATACACACCATTTTCCAGCCAAACACCGCAGTTACCATCATAGGACTTGACAGCGCGCATAGCTTCTTCGGGAGTAGAGCATTCGACGCCTTCGGTAGCTACTTGCCAGCCCGTCTTGTAGCGGATGATACGACCTGCGCGCAGAGTAAGACCGTCGTTGTTAGCGAGTTTACGAATTGAACGAACATTTATCATTGTATGTTCTCCTTTCCTTTGATGATACGAGTATACCATACAATAATATATTTGTCAATCCCTCGTAGTAGTCTGCCCAGACTACTACACCGACCGACGAATAAAAGAGTGAATATTCACTCTCCTATTCAACTATGATGATTTTCTTTTTTGTATCAATAGAAACAGAATATTTTAAATCAAAATTGAAACTATCCCAAAAAATCGCTGTATAACCGTTCGGAATTTTTTTCCATCCGCTTCGCCAGTCTTTTTCTATTTCTTCATGTTCAAATAAATACTTTTCAAGATTCTTTTTCAATTTATTACTTTCTTTATTATAAAACCAACTGAAACGCCCGACAATTCCGGTTTTTGCATCAATAATATTTACTTTATAAATCGTCATAGTTTATTCCTCTTTTCGTAAATAGGGGAGAATTCTCTCCCCTATTTACTATACTTCTTTCCAATCATCGCTATAAAGTGTCTCTAACTGTTCAATCAATTCCATCGCCTTTTCAAGACGCTCCATTCTGTCTTCGGCCTTGTTTCTATCCTCAACTAACACTTGCGCGATATCATACAGGGCATCGACCTTGCCTTCTTCTTCTCCCGCATCTTCGGCATCGTTCGCGGCTTTGAATGCTTTCTGTTCCTCATCCCAAGCCTTATCAACGGCGGCGCTCCACTCGGACTTGTGTCCATACAAGTCACGCCATTCAGCACTCAAAGCAATACGCAGGCGGTCAGCAGTGGTTTTATAGATATCAATTGTCATTGTAAATCCCCTCTCTTAGCGGCGAGCCTTGCGGCTCTTGATATACTTTTTTACTTCCCATTCGGCCCAGTCAATCATAGCTCCCATGCCCAGGACGCTAAACCCGATGACAATCAGCACCAACTCATTATGTAAACCCATTCTATCCACCTCTTTCTTAGGTGATGAGGCTTTACGCCTCATCACCAAGTCCCAACCGTTCGGCCAGCCAGTCAACACGCTTACCTGCTGTCAGGTTGAACGGGAGTCTACCGCGCGCGTTCACATAGTCCATGACCTCGGCTTTCTTGATAAGCCATACACCAACAGCGTTGACCAGCAGTGTAAACTCGCGTTCGCTCGGAGTAGCAAGTGCGTTACAGGTGAGAGAGGTCTTGACCTCGCAAGGGATACAGCCCATTTTGAAGTCGTAGCCGTCGCCAAACGTCTTGCTCACAGCTTCCTTGCTCACGCCAAAGTGGTATTTTACAACACACTCCACGATAGAACCAGCGTTGCAGAGGGAGAAGCCGCGCTCATCATCACCGCGGCAACCCTCGACCGTCAGCTCAACGTCAGCCGGAACGGACATGAGAACGGATTCGAGCTTTTCCATTTTGCGGATTGCTTTCGCACAGTTAGAACGACCAATGCGATTTTCAGTGGTTTTCAAGTCGTTTTGACGTTCAATTTCGCGCTCGCAGATATCAAACCATGCGCCCGCGGTTTTAGTGCTAACGTTTGAATAAGTATTGTTCATTTTTGTTCCCCTTTTCGATTTTATTTTGTCAAGTGGTTTTCCCTCTTGACATTATTCATTATAGCAGACTACGACATAAAGTCAAGGGGATTTTGAGAAAAAGATGCACAAAAGGGAGGGGTAGTTTTTGTGCATTTTACCGATACATGAAAATGTGGACGACGTGAGGTGGACATTTCGCACTACGAAATTTGAAAATGAACTTTTACTATCTAAATACTATTCAATCAACTATCAACTCTTCCCCTTTACAATGCTCTTTACCATTATCCCAATCACGATAAACCCAGCAATCACCTGCAAAGGGCTTGTAAAAAAACCAATGATAATATTCGGTAAATGCCATAACAAAGCTAAAGCAATTAGACCTAAAATAAAAATTTTATACATAATAAATCCTTTCAATAGCAATAGATTACTAATTAGTGTATTGTTAGTTAGTAGTAGTTAGTAGTAGTTAGTAGTAATTATTCTTCGATTATTTTATTGTCTAGTCCCACAAATCCCACCAAACTCTTTCCAATATCCTAAAAAATTCTTTTTTTGCATTATTCATTGCTGCGCTTTTCTCTTCCTCACTCCACTCCTCATACAATGGATTTTCTTCATCCATAGCATCCAATAATACTAACATTCGAGTGAGTATACGCCGCCATTCATCACTGGCTTTTTTATCTTCAAGGAGATAATAACCATTAGCAATAAGTTCTGTGCGATTTTCGTAGGAGTATTCAACGTAATCCGCGCGCTGAAGGTTAGTAAGAGTTGGACAGACACAAGGGTAGCCAGAATTCCATTCAAGGAGACCAGCCAAACCAATGCGCCAAGCAGAAAGAAAATAGGAGTAAGTTTCAAAAGTGGAGACTGGACTTAGACCTTTTTTGAGGCAAAAATGGAGACGTTGAAGAAAAATTTTGAAGTCGTGAGGCCAACGAGTGAGAGAGCGAAAACTATGGTGAGGGAAGAGGCCGAACGACAGTTTAGTGAGAGATTTGGAGGAAGTAAAGTAGGTAGTATATGGGGGAAGGGAATTGGGATAGGTATACATGAGAAAACCTCCGTAGTAATAGAAGTAGAACGTCCACGCGCTTCGCGCAGGACAAGACAGCAGACAGCAAATAGTGAATAGTAAATAGTATTTCTTTTATTTTCTATTATTAGTATAACAAAAATTTTAGTAAAAATCAAATTTGAAGTTATTCTGCGCGCTGTCCATTTTTATAGGAAGAATTGTTATAATTTTGCTATAAAATAAAGTATTTTATTACAAAATCTTACTATAAAATCACTCTGCGCGCAGAGCAAAAGATAATAATAAATATATAACTTTTTTGTAAAATTTCAACAAATCAAAATTTGACTTTGTGGCTCTTTTATGTTATAATAATAAATGTAGGGAGAAGAATATCTACCCTAAATAATTATAATAGAGGGGACAAATAAATGAGTTTACGAAAAAATACCTCAATCCAACTTGATTTTTCCCTCTCTTCCGTAGAACAACGAAAAGAATATGTTGAAAAACTAATAAATAAATTAGCAGAAAAAAATTATACTCCAGTAGATAGTGAACTTGAATTATTTTCTAATTATATATTATACGGCAAAGATGAGGATGGAACTTCTATTGTTGATAGAAAAGAAGTTCAAATAGCAACTAAATATAATACGTATAAAAAGAAAGCAGACCAATCTTTAGAAGAACTTAGTGAAATGCCTGGGTTCAATGAAAGTGTAGCACTAAATAATACTCCAATTCAATATAAAACTAAAAAAGTAAAATTTGATAGAGAAAAATCAAAAGACATAAAAGAGCTTTATCCGCTTTTTGAACAAATAGATGATATAAATAATTTACTTCGAGCTTATGAAAATAAATTAGAGCATACAGAAGAAAATGAAAAATATTATGAGCGCGCTAAGCAACTTACTACTCAAAAAGTATATAAAATGAAGCATCTCTTAGTTGAGTTACGAAGAGAACAATATACTATTCGAGATTTTTATCACCCTACTCTTCAGCCACTTCCAGTTCATGCTGCTTATAGAGGTGGAGAACAAGATGATTCTATTCCTTGGCAAGAAGGAGATTTTGAAATAGCGCCTTTAGGCTTTTATTACTCTGGCCTAAAACGCTTTGAAGACCCTCTGCGCGCAGATGAAAAAGATTATGAGTTCAATAATGAAGCTAAAATAATTTTGGACTTCCGTAATTCTGAACATTTATATTCTATTTTTGATATGTGGCTTGAACTTGAAACTGCCACTATTGATAATCCAGAAAGTTCTCTTATCCCTTTATTGAATACTGTAAAGTTTTATGTAGAGCATTCTCCTTTGACTGATGAACAGCGTGATATTTTATACTATAAAATTCATAAAATTCCTAATTCTGAAATAGCAAATATTATCAATGAGAAATATAATACTAATCATACTTTGAATTATATTTCTACAATTTATAAACAAAAAATTTGCACTGAAATTGCTAGTTATGTTAGCTTTCATTATGATGAATATTTAGCAAGAAATAATCAATTTCGTTGGAAGAAATGTGTTACTTGCGGAAAAGTAAAGCTAAAAGACCCTCGTAATTTTGTCCGTAAAGCACGTAGTTCAGATGGTTTAGCTAATCGATGCAAAGAATGTGATAAAATATATCGTAATACAAAAGGAGGCCAAGCCTAATGGAAAAAGAAATTAGTTCTAAAGAACTAATAAGATTTATAGAAAAAATTACTAAATTAGAACCAATATATTTTATTGGAGTTGCTAGAATAATGAATATAACTATTACTGGAACTAATGGTGAAGTCCGCGCGCTGGAAGAAATTATGTCTGATGTGATAGATAAATTTATTAGTTATAATCGAATTCAGCGGAAAAATTTATATAAAATTATCAAACAAGTAAAATAAGGTGATTCAATATGACTGTGAAAGATAGATTCAAAGTAAGAATCTGCCCTAGATGTCAAGAGTCGAGAATTGAAAATGATTTTAGCAAAACTAAAAATGTTTTTTATCCCGATGGTTTTTGTCCTATTTGTAATACCTGTTTAGAAAATATTATAAGAGAAGCTGATTATAATTGGAAAGTAGTTGACCAACTTTGTCAATATTTAGATATTCCTTTTATACCAAAAGAATGGGAGAAAATTAGACAAAAAAATAAACTCTCTCCCTTTTCTGTATATATACAGTTATTTGAAGATGAGAAACATGAAAAATTGCGCTGGGCAGAATATTTTGAAGAATTCAAAGCTTTAGAGGAAGCAAATCTAATTGAAGAGGAACTTCCCCTTTTTACGGAAGAAAAGATAAAAAAATTACAAGATATCTGGGGCGCTAATTATGACGCTTATGAACTAAATTATCTTGAAAAATTATATGCTGGTATCTTGAAAACTCAATCTGTAAATGGCGACCTTCAAGAAGACCAAGCGCGAAAATTATGTAAGATTTCTTTGGAAATTGATGGTCGTATTAGAGCAGGAGAGGATTTTGATAAACTTTTGAAATCTTATGATACTCTTGTAAAAATTGCTGATTTTACTCCACGAAATGCTAAGAATGCTAATGATTTCGATAGTGTTGGTGAATTGTTCAAATGGCTTGAAAAACGTGGTTGGAAGAATCAATATTATAATGGAGCAACTAAAGATATAGTTGATGAAACGCTTCATAATATTCAAGCCTATAATCAGCGTCTTTATACAAATGAAAGCGGTATTGGTGATGAAATAACTGAGCGTATCCGCGCGCTTCAGAATGTTGCTGAATATGAACAGAAACAAAATGACTTTAATACAGATGAAGTTTGTGATGATTTTGATAGTTATGAAAATACTGGTTATAACGAACTTATGAAAGAAGACTTTGATGCCAATGTGGGGGTGTCAGTCTAATGGAATTTGTAAATACTGATTTAGAAAAAATTGAAGAAGCCGAAAGTAAAATAGGTAGACGTGAAAATATAGTCCTTGAAAAAGGAATAATTCTCACTGACGCTTACTTAGAAGAAAATCAAAGTTTATTTGAAAAATATTGTAATTATTTTTCAGTTTATCCTGATGTTTTCTTAGATTTGATAAAGCCAGAAAAAGAAGAAATCTCTTTATTTTTTTATCAAAGACTTATTCTTCGCGCGCTGATGAGATATAAAGAAATTTATCTTTGCGCTTGTCGTGCTACTTCAAAAACTTTTTTATCTATTTTAGCTTTATTTTTACAATGCGTATTTATGCCAGGAACTAAAAGATTTATCGTCGCAACTTTCAAAGTACAAGCCGCAAAAGTAGCAAAAGAGAAAATATTAGAAATATATGAACATTGGCCATTACTAAGAAAAGAGATAATTGGAGGAGACATTAGTGATACTCCTGGTAATTTTGGTAAGGACTATGTTACACTAAAGTTTCGTAATGGTTCACAATTAGATGTTGTCGGTGGCGATGGTACTCGTGGTCTTCGTCGTAATGGAGGACTTTTAGATGAGTTACGTGATGCTGATGAGGTTGAGATTAATGAAATTGTTCTTCCCTTAATGAACGTCGCACGTCGTTTACCTGATAATACTGTAAATGAGAAAGAGCCAAATGCTCAGCAAATAGTAATGACTTCGGCTGGTGTAAAGAGCCATTTCTCATATGATAAACTTATTGATATGTTTGAAAATTCAATTATTATGCCTAATGATGCTTTTGTAATAGGATTGGATTATCGTATTCCTATTGCACATGGGTTACTTGACCGCGCTTATGTAAATAAACTGAAGATGTCTCCAAGTTTTAATGCGGAATCATTTGCGCGCGAATATTTGAGTTTGTGGTCAGGAAGTAGCGAAGAGTCTTGGTTTAATTATGATAAAATGTCAAAATATCGAAAAATAAAAAATCCTGAATGGATGTATCAAAAAGCTAGACTCGGTGAACGCGGATTCTACTTATTAGCGATGGATGTAGGACGTTTAGGTGACCGTTCTGAAGTTTGTGTTTTTAGAGTTAATCCAAATCAGGATGGAGTTTATTACGCTACTTTAGTAAATATTATTACTTTAGGTAGAACTCCAGAGACAAGACAATTTTCTTATCAAGCAAGAGATTTGAAACGGTTAATAAAATTATATCAGCCAAAAGAGGTAATCATTGATACTAATGGTCTTGGTATTTCTCTTGCGGATGAAATGATAAAAACACATTATGATTTAGATGGCACTGAGCTTCCTCCTCTTGGCTTTTTTAATAATGAAGATTATAAAAAAATTCAACCAAAAGATGCTCCGCAGATTCTTTATTCTATGAAGGCTAATGGTCCTTTAAATTCTCAAATTCATGGTAATGCCTATTCTCGTGTTTCTGGTGGTAGGATTCGTTTTCTTATTACTGAACAAGAAGCAAAAAGTTCATTATTGGCCACTAAAATTGGTCAAACTATGAAAACAGAAGATAAAATTCGTCGATTGATGCCACATCAGCAAACTACTAATTTATTTGAGCAGATGGCTAATTTACGTATGAAAAGAACTGGAACTGGGCTTGATATAGTTCTTGAACAAATCAATGCTCGTTTTCCTAAAGATAAATATTCTGCTTTTGCTTATGGTCTTTGGAGAATAAAAGAATTGGAAGAAGAAAATGCAAAGAAGAAAAAGAATCGAAAAGGAGCAAGAAAATTAGTATTTTATTCAGAAGGAGGCTAATAAATGGGAAATAATGATAAACAATCCACTATGCCTTCTAATCTTGAGGAAAAAATTACCACATTTCGGCGCGTCGCAGAAAGTATGATAGCAACTAATGATGCTTCATATGATTCGAGATATCAACGAAGCCGTAGAGACTATGTTAGAAAATATACAAATGAGGAAATTCAGAGAATTATTTCTTCTGGTTCTATTGTTCAACAATCTATTCTTTCTAATAATTATTTTAGTCTTGATGGATTCTATCGTAGAATTATTATTTATTATGCTACATATTTGAAATATATCGGAGTGTTAATTCCTCAAATGAAGGGAAAACCAAATAAACAAACTATTGAAATTTATAATAAAGCAATGAATTTTATAAATGTTATAAATATGAATTCTTTATGTGTTGATTTTGGTATAAAGGCTTTATTGAATGGTACTTATTATGGTGTGGTTCAGAATATAAATGAGAATGGTTTTACTACTTTAGATTTGCCTTTCAATTATTGTTCTACTCGTTATAAAGACCAACAAAACAATGATGTTATTGAATTCAATTTAGCTTATTTTGATTCTATTGTTGATAAAAAACAAAAGAAAATTGCTTTACAAGTTTACCCTGATTCTATTGTGAAAGCTTATAAAAAGTGGACAAAAAATAAAACTATTGAAAATCAATATTTTATTATTCCAAGTGATGTAGGTATTTGTTTTTCTCTTTTTGATGGTAAGCCTATGTTTTTGAGTACTCTTCTTGATATTGCTGATTATTATGATTATAAAAATTATGATAAAAAAAGAGTCCAAGAAGAGATTAGAAAAGTATTGGTTCAAAAGATACCTCATATAAATGATGGAACTTTATTATTTGAACCAGACGAAGCTGAAGTTATGCACAAAGGCACTGTTGGAATGATGAAAAACAATGAAAATGTTAGCGTTCTTACAACTTATGCTGATACAGAAATGTATAGTAGCGATGCTTCAAATGAATCTGTAAACAATATTTTAGATAAAGCAGCAAATGCTATTTATAAGCAAGCTGGTGTTTCTCCACAGTTGTTTTCTTTAACTGGCAATGTGGCTACTGAAACTTCTATTCAGAAAGACGGCGCGCTTGCTATGTATATGGCAAATAAATTTGCTAATTTTTTTACAAGTTTAGTAAATAAATTATATAAAACTGATGAGATTAGTTTTAAATATGAATTTTTATCAGTAAGTTATTTCAATGAAAAAGAATTTATTGATAACTCTTTCAAACTTGCTTCAAGTGGTTATAGTTTTCTATATCCTGCTTTAGCTATGGGTATGAATCAAAGTGATTTGAAAAACATTAAAACACTTGAAAATAGTATACTGAAACTTGATAAAGACTTAATACCTCTCCAAAGTTCTTATACTCAAAATGGTAATTCCTCTCCTGGCGCGCCAGAGAAGAAACCTAGTGAGAAGTCAGAGCGCACTTTGGCTAATGAAGAATCTAAAAATGGAGGTGGCACTGAATGAAAAATGAATTTTCAGTAACTATTTATGGGAAACTTGAAAAATTTACAGATACAATTTCTCGCGCGAGAGTCCGAATTTTTTATAAGGGTCTAAATAGGAACTCTACTTATATAACAGAAGAGTTTGCAGAGAAACTTGTAAATACATTATCTTATGCTCCAGTAAAAGGTATTTATGATAGTGAAGATAGTGATTATACGGACCATGGGAAAAAGCGTAATGAAGGGCGTATTTATGGTGTAGTTCCAGCAGATAAAAATTTTGCTTGGGAAAAGCATACTGATGAAGACGGAGAAACAAGAGAATATGCTTGTTGTGATGTTCTTCTGTATACTGCTCTTTATGGCGAAGCCGCACAGATAATTGGTAGTAGCCAATCTATGGAAATTTATCCTCCTTCAATAAAGGGAAAATGGATTTATATGTCTGGTAAAAAGGTCTACCAATATGAAGAAGGTTGTTTCCTTGGCTTACAAGTATTAGGACAAGAAGTTGAACCTTGTTTTGAAGGTGCGGCATTCTTTTCTATGTATAAACAAATAGAAGATATTTATGAAAAGTTGAATGAGTATAAGAATATTTTTGAAAAAGGAGGTAATAAGTCAATGGATAAAATTAGTTTCAAACTTTCCAATAACCAGACTTATGATATTCTTTGGAATTTGATGAATGCTGATTATTATACACAAGAAAATGATTGGACTGTTCGTTATAGCATTTGTGATGTGTATGATGATTATGCAATTTGCCGTGATTATCAAGAAGGCAATTATATTCGTCAATATTATACCAAAGATAATGAAAATGATACCGTAACTCTTGGTAATAGTGAAGTTTGTTATTTTGTTGATGTGACTGAATCCGAAAAAGAAGCTCTTAATAAATATCGCGAGTCTGGTGAAAATTTTGAGAAGATTGATGAAAATTTTGCTCAGATGAAAGCTGATATTGAAACTCTTACAAATGAAAAAGAGGAACTTAATACTCAGTATACAACCGTTAATACTGAATTTGAAGCTCTAAAAACCTCTAATGAGGAAACTGTCAATGCTTTGACTGAAGCCAATGGTAAAATTGAAGATATGAATGGTCAAATTGCTACCTATACTGAGCAGACCACTACTCTTCAGGCTACTATTGATACTCTTACTTCTGAAAATGAAGGACTGAAGCAGTTCAAACTTGATACTGAGATTGCTGAGAAGAAGGCTCTTGTTGATAGTTATTCTGATAAGCTTGATACCGATATTATTAGTGAGTATACTAATGAAAAACTTGCTGATATGAGTTTAGAAGATATTGAGAAGGAACTTTGCTTCAAACTAGTAAAGTCTAATCCTTCTGTTTTCTCCAAGGGCGAACCTACTCCCCAGTATATTCCTAAAAATGATGGCCCTAAATCTGGGCTTGATGAAATTCTAAGTAAATACAAAAAATAAGGAGGATATTTATAATGGCTGATAAGAAACTAAATGAAGGCTTTGGCTATGGCCAGATTGAACTTAATCAGTGTGCCTTCCGTCGTGACGGCCGCATTGAAGCCCAGTGCAAGATTGCCGATGGTATTGATTTTATTGAGAATGGCGGTATTTTTGCTATTGATAATGTAAAACGTGAGATTGGCTATCCTACTGCTGATTCTTATATGTTCGGTCTAAATTATACTTCTGAGCATATGTATGATGAACGTCTTGTTGGTGGTCTGAAGTATTATAAGACTGATAAGGATTCTTTCCTTCCCCGTCTTGGTTACCTTGATATTGGTGATAAGTATACTACTAACCTAGTTGTTTATGACGAGTCTCTTGACCTTGCCAATGCTGTTTATGGTTATGTTAAGGCTGGCGATAATGGTTATATTCGTCTTTCTGCTGAAGAGCCTGCTGATGCTATTGCTAAGGCTCCTATGCTTCACGTTATTGATGCTAAGGCCACTATGCCTAATGGCGCTCCTGCCATTAAGTTCCAGTGCATCAAGGCGTAATAAAATATATATAGGAGGTAAATAAAATGGCTACTATTCAGGAAATTAAAGAGCTTGCCCTAAATGCTGCTCGTGGTACTGCTCCAGAAAATTATTCCGTTGAAAATGTAAATGATGCTCTGCGCGATGAGCTAAATGCTATGTGCAGTTCTATCAATGAGTTCCGTCGTAATCAGTATGATATTTTTGAGATTATCATTGAAACTGCTGATGATATTGTCCCTAAGAAAGTTATTGATTATGTTGGTATCTTTGCTGAGGTTAAAACTGTTGGTAATGGCCAGAAGGCTATGTTCAAGCGTAAGCTTGGTAAGAATCGCGCCAAGAAGTTCCTTACTCAGGTTGGTCTAAGTGGCGTTTACGAGACTTTCCGTCTTGATACTGAGACCTTTACTGTTGAGGCTCATGCCGTTGGCGGTGCAGGTACTATTGATTTTGACCGTATGCTTGATGGTTCTGAGAATATGTCTGATATTATGGACATTATTACTGAGGGTCTAACTGATTCTGTTTTTTATGAGATTCAGAAGGCACTAATTGCTGCTTATGAAGCTGCTGGTGTTCCTGCCGCGAATCGTAAGGAAGGTAACAATTTTGTTGCCAAGGATATGCAAGACCTTGTTAATGTAGTTCGCTCTTATGGTACTAGTGCTGTTATCTTTGCTTGCCCTGAGTTCGTTGCTGCTATGGGTCCTGATCAGATTGGTGATCCTTCTTACAAGGCTGTTTATAGTCCTAAGGATATTGAGGATATTGCCAATACTGGTTATATCAAGATGTTCCGTGGTACTCCTATTATTCAGATGCCACAGAGCTTTATTGATGAGAATAATGATAAAACCGCTATGAATCCTCAATATGCTTTTGTTCTTCCCGCTGGCGGCGAGAAAGTTGTTAAGGTTGTTCTTGAAGGTCCTACTCAGATGTGGATGCGTGACAACCGTGATCAGTCTATGGAAATCAACGCTTACAAGAAAATGGGTGCTGCAATTCTTACCTATCATAATTGGGGCGTTTATAAGAATAAGAGTATCTCTGATACCTCTGCTTCTCTCTACGGTTTCTAATTGAAAAAATATAAGCTGGGGAGTTTATCTCCCCAGCATAATAAAGAGTAAAAGGAGTAATATTTTATGGATAAAGATACTAAAATTAAAGTCGTTAGCACAGTTTATGGTACAGTAACAGTTCAGTTACCAAACATGAATTTCACTAGAGTTTGGCCTAATAAGGGCGCGGCAGTTATGATACCTTTTGCGGTTCTTGAGGAAGGAATTTTTGATACTGGTTTTAATAATATGCTTCGTGATGGAGACCTCTATATTGAAGATATGGAAGTTAAGAAAGCTCTTGGACTTGAGCCAGATGATGCTACTGTTCCTGAGAATGTAATTGTACTTCCAGAAAATAGAATAATTTATTTACTAAAAACTGCTTCTATTGATGAATTGAAAGATGTTCTTAGTAAAGTATCTATTGAACAGGCCAATAACCTTGCTCAGTATGCTATTGATAATCAAATCAACGATTTTGATAAGTCTGAATTGATTAAGGCTCGTACTGGCCGCGACATTACCAAATCCATTCTCCTAGAGAGACAAAATAAGGTTGAATAATTATGGCTACTAAACTTCAAACAGTATTTGATGCTTTTCTGGCTAAAATGCTAGAAGATGATTGGACTGGCTGGAGTGAAGAAGAAGTCGCTAGAGATTTAGTTGAAATTTTGAATGGAGCGATTCCATATTTTAAGTTTCCTAAAAAAAGCTTGGAATTCAAAGTAAATTTTGATGAAGATGGTAACTTTATTGATGGCGATTTTGATGAAGACCTAAATAATCATGAAATTCAAATTTTAGCTACTTATATGAAAGTAGAGTGGTTAAATAGAACGATTCTTACTTGGGAAAATGTAAAGCCTCTTTATTATGAAAAGGATTTTTCTCAAGCAAACTTAATTGATAAGTTTAAGCAACTTCTTGAAAGAGAAGAGAAGAAAGCTCTTAGATTAGAAAGTATTTACTATCGTTCAATAGATAGAAAACCTTTCGATTATGGGAGGTTGGCAGAAAATTGAAAAATGAAGTATATACTGGTTATTTGAATAAACTAAAAAATAAAATTTATGGTTTGCTCTGTGAGCAAGAAAAAAATGGAGAATGGGAAAAATTTTTAGATTCAATTATTTGCGAACTTATTGGATTTGATGAATCCCAAAAAACCATAAATTATTATATTCTTCTCTCTAAACTTAGCAGTTTACGTTTTTTGAGATATGAGTATTTCAGAAAGACTATATTTGAATGTATAGGTTTGATTGATAAAATATGAAATATTTTGATATCTATCAAAAGCGTTTAAACCGCTATGGTAATAATATTCAAGAAAGAACTAAGAATCAAAGAATTTTATTTTTTGATAGGTATAAAGCTCAGTCAGTTTATCAAATTCCTTTCAAAGAAGATACCGCGGTATTCGAACCATATAAACAAAATGAGTCTAAAGATTTACATTATTTACTAACAAATTTAAATATAGAACTAAAGAGTGGTGAATATTATAATCTAAAAGATTCTGAAGGCAATAATTTAGGCGATTGGATGGTCTTTTATCTTGATGAAAATCATAGTCGAGGATATAATAAATATATTATGTTAAGACTTACTCATAAGGTTTCGGTGAATGGAAAGGGAGACTTTCTTGCTTATTACTATGGACCGATGGAAAGAACTATTCAAGATTTGATTGCAAGTAAAAAAGCAGATATCTTATATGAAGATAAAGATAAAGATGCTCATATAATTATGCCTAAATTAGATGTAAAGAAAGATGATTATATTATTATAAATGGAATGGAAGATGAACCTTATTTAGTAACTGGATTTGATAAAACTTCTATTCCTGGAGTAATTTATATTTCCCTAAATGAAACTTTGGTTAGAGAAAAACAGAAAATAGATTCTGAAGAAACTAGTCAAATTTGGATTTAGGAGGGTGATAATTTATGGGTGTAAAAAATTGTGAAGAGTTTGGAGCTATACTTCAAGCAATAGCTCAAAGGCTAAATAACAATGATAATTTATGTAAATTATTAACTAATGTAAATGACGCTCCAATAGACCTTCCGCGCGCAGAAGGAACCTTTGGAAAGAATATTAGAATAATTCCAAAAGTTACTGGAAAAGAGGAAGAAAGTATTATTGTTCTTATGTTTAAGCGCGCAAATCATAATACAAAAAATGATGATTTTTCTGACCTTCAATTACTTGTTTATGTTTATACCCCTTTGACTCAATGGAATATTAAAATCAATGATAAACCTAATCTTCGTCCATTCAGTATAATTGGTGAGATTCAGAAAACCCTTTATAAGAAAACTATAAATGGTATTGGAGTTATTACTGGTGGAGATTTTAATTTGGATGCACTCACGTCAGAAATGAGTTGTTACTGCGTAGAGTTTTATATAGATGTATTTACCTAAAGAAAAAATTAGTCTTGGCTATTCTTGTGAATTTGAGGAAGTATGTTTTTTATACCCACCTTTAATTGGAGATATTGTAAAAGTTGGTTATGATAATTTTTTACAATACTATGGTTTGCTCACAATCACACAAGAACAAATTCAAGACAAATTTGTAAAAAATAATATTGATGATGAAATACCAACTCCTCTTCAATATTTATTTATGTTATCTCAATTGCCTGGATATAATAAAATAGTAGAAAAAGCATTTAAATTCTTTTTACATGATACAGTTCTTTTTCTTTCAAACTCGTATGAAATTGTTGTAGGAGATATAAGAGAAAAGCACTTATTATCTGAAGATAATTTTGAAGATTTTCAAAATTGTATCAGAGAATTAGTAGGTGACGAACCTATTGAAAAAATAGAAGAAAATATTGATCCACGACTTGCGCGAATGCGAGCCAAACAACGCTTGCGTGATCAAATAAAAAATAAACAAGCGCAAGAAAAAATTAAATATACTTTTTCTACTTTGATGTTATCTACTTGTTGCCTTGGAGTTGGGGTAACATTTGAAAATATAGAAAAACTTCCTTATGCGACAATGCTGAAATTTCATAAGCTTTGTGCTGATAAGGATAAATATGAAACTGATATAGCTAGTATGATTGCTGGCGCAGATAGCAAACAAATAAACCTAGAATACTGGGTAAAAGACTAAATAGGAGGTTTTAAAATGGCTAGTATTTTTGACCGCTATGGTATTAAGGAAGTAGCTGACGTTACTTTCTACAAAATTGAGAGCGATGGCTCCAGAGGTATGCCCGTTCTCTATCTTGATACGCTAAAGGTTTCTACCGTCGAACAGACTGCAAGTTCCGCTGATGCCCGTGGTGGTAAGGGTAACCCCAAACTTGTTTCTTGGGATTTTGGTAAGGAAATCAATGTTACTCTAACTGATGCACTATTCAGCCCCGCTTCTATGGCACTTATGTTTGGTGATAAAGATGGTGTTGGCACTGAAAATACAGAGAAGATTACTAAAGTTGCTATGACTCGTATTCTTAAAACTGCCGCAGATTCTACCATTGAAATGGATACTGCGAAAGGTCGTGAAACTGTAAAAGTTTTGGCTGGTGGTGAGGGTGCTGCTGCTTATAATACCGGTATCACTAAAGTTACTGATGCTGATGGTGTAGAAGTTCCTGCCGCTGATTTTGGTTCTAAAACTGCTGGAGACAAATTTTTTGTTCATTATGAAGTTACCCCCACATCTAAGAAAGTAATTGATATCAATGCAGATACTTTCCCTGGTACTTATTACATTACTGGTGATACTTTCTGCCGTTCTGATGTTACTGGTGAGGATGACTTCTTCCAGTTTATTATTCCAAAGGCTAAGATGAGTTCTGAGAATACTATTACTCTTGAGGCTGAGGGCGATCCTTCTGTCTTCAATCTGAATCTTACTGTTCTTCGTCCCGAATCTGGCCCAATGATGCAGTTGGTTCAGTATAATCTATAAAAACTAAATAACTTAAAGGAGGGTGGCGGTGCTACCCTCTTTTTGATATAAGGAGAAATTCAAATGGAACAATCTTTTGGAACGAAAGGTTTATACTCCGTAGTTTTAAAAACTACTTATGATATAGAGGATTTAGGAGTTGAAGAAGGAGAAGTTGTTGCTAGTTTTGATGACATTCAAATTGGCGGTCTTGATGAATTGCGTAGAATTGTTACTGCGCGCGGAGGTTATGGAAATCCAGGATGGGTAACTTGGGATATTACAAAAGAATTGAATTTGAATTTTTCCCAAGGAACTTTTTCTAAAAAACAGCTTCAAATTTTACTAAATTCTAAAAATGGGAAAATTGAAAATGAAGAAGGTTTAACAATTACAAAAGAAGAAAAACCTTCTGTGGTAAATGGAAAGATAAATCTAACTGAGCAACCAGTGGGAAAAGTTTTTATTTACTTTGAAGATGGTTCTAAGCAAGTTGATATTTCAAAGCAAAAAGAAATTGAAGTGAATAAAAAAGTTGAATTAGTTAGATATGAATATATTTATTCTAAACCGAGTGAAATTATTTCGGTTGGTGATAGGCTTATAAAAGGGTATCTATCTCTTGAAGGCCGCATGAGATTAAAGGACGATGAGACGGGACATACAATAACTGGAATTATTAAGATTCCAAAACTAAAACTAATGTCTGGCTTATCTATGAGACTGGGAAGGAATTCTATTCCTTTTGTTGCTGATTTTACTGCGGTCGCTTATCCTGTAGGAGGCCGTGGTACTCAAAAGGTTTGCGATTTTTATATTCTTCCTGATGATATAGATAATAATGATATAATGATTGAATCGTTAAGATGAAATTATATTAGTCAGCATTAGTAAAATAATGCTGACTTTTATTTTGGTAGGTGATATAATGGCTGATGTAATAAAAGGTAATTTGGTAATTAATACCAAAATGTCCGTTGAAGATGCTAAAAGGCAACTTGACGATTTGCAAAAACAACTCAATAAATTAAGTATTCCAGAAAATCTTAGTGAAAAACTAAGTTCTAATTTTATTTCTTTAGGAAAAGAATTAGATACTTTACAGAAAAAATTGAATACTTCTTTTAAAACAAAAGGAGATATAAGTAGTTTTTCAAAAACAGCCCAAAATATACAGAATTTATATAATAATCTTGCTAATACTATTGGTAAAGTAAGAGATTTGGGTAGTAAAGCTTTTGCTAATATTGATATGCCTGAAGTTAATATTGCAAAAGAAAAAGTAAAAGCTTTAGAAGAACAAATTAACAAAGTTACTGCAAGTTTCTTTAATATAGGAGAAATAAGAACTAAACTTGATAGTGTTTCTGGTGCAACAGATAAACTAAAAGAAAAAGTTCAACAATTTTATCAAGCCATTGAGAGTGGAGATATCAGCAATATTGAAGATGCTCTTAAAGTGTTGGAAACTGCTCAAAATAGATATCAGAGTCGTTATAATGTAGATCAATCTAAATCTACTCTAAAACCTGGCGAATATGCTTATGTAGAAGTTTACAATAAAGCAAAAGCCGAAGTTGATTCTTATAAACAGTCTATCCAAGCTCTTGAGGCTGCTTTAGCAAGTGCGCGAGCAGAACAAGAAAATAAGTATAACAAAGCTATTGAGCAAGGCGCAAGAAACTTAAAAAATGCCCAATCTTCCGTTAAAGATTATGGCGCCGCGATGCAGGAATCTAATGAAGATGTAAAAGATACTGTTGACAATATGCTCAGAATGGATGAGCAAATTGATAGTGTTGCACGTAGAATTGCGAATTTTACTTCTCTTACTGGTACGATTGAAATCTTAAGACGTACCATGCGCGATGCCTTTAATGATGTAAAAGAACTTGATGCGGCAATGAATTCCATTGCTATTGTTACTGATTTTACAAATCAGCAATTATGGAATCAAGTAGATGCCTATGCAAAACTTGCCCAAGAAATGGGTGTCGACCTTGTTGGTGTTTATGATGTTCAAAAATTGTATTACCAGCAAGGTAGAGACATGACTGATGTAGCAGAGCTGACTGAAAAAACTTTGCAATTTGCCAGAATTGCAGAAATGGATTATGCTGATGCTACTGATGCAATGACAGTTGCTATCAATGCTTTTAAACTTGAAGCAACTGATGCTTCGCGCGTAGTTGATGTTTATTCTAATTTAGCTGCAAAAGCTGCGGTAGACCAAAGTGAACTTGCTAATGCTATGAGTAAGGTTGCTTCTATGGCTTCTAGTGTTGGTATGAGTTTAGAGACCACTTCTGCTTTCTTAACTCAGATTATTGAAACAACAAGAGAAGCCCCTGAAACGGCTGGTACTGCTCTTAAAACAGTTCTTGCTCGTTTTGGTGAAGTAAAGAAGCTAATTAGTACAGGCGAAAATGCTGGCACTACTGATGAAGGAGAAAGTGTTGATGTAAATAAAATTGATACTGCTCTAAAATCAGTTGGTATTAGATTGACTGATACTCAGGGCCAAATGCGTGCGCTTGATGATGTTCTGTTAGATTTAGCTAAAAAGTGGAATTCTCTTGATTCCATGACACAACGTTATTTAGCAACTATGGCCGCCGGTTCAAGACAACAGAGCCGTTTTATTGCTTTAATGGCTGATAGTGAGCGTCTTACAAAATTACTTGGTGAGGCATATAATAGCGCGGGTGCTGGTGAAAAACAGTATGAAAAGACGCTTGAAAGTTTAGAAAGTAAAATAAATAATTTAGAAACTGCTTGGACTCAATTTACAACAAGTATATTAAATAGTGAAATAATAAAAGGTGGAGTAGATTTACTTACTAAGTTACTAAATGGCGTAAATGCTTTGACGGATGCTTTTGGTCCCTTAAGTGGAACTATAAAAGCAGCAGCAGTTGGTTTTGGTTTATGGAAAGTAAATACTGCTTTATTGCCAAAAGTAACCAGTTCTATTAAGAATATTCTGCGTGAAATTCGTGGAGCAGAAACTGGAGCGGAAACCGGGGCTACTGCTAAGGATATAGCATTAGAAACAAAAAAAGGTACTCAGCTAGGCACAATTTTTGCTAAAGCCTATGCCGCTGCTAAGAGTTCTATTGAGAATGCTCATCAGAAAGAACAAGAAGCAAAAGATATTCTAAATGCTCAAGTTCTAGGTACTGAAAAAGCTAAAGCAGAAATGACTAGCAAAAAAATGTATGAACTTGCGGCAACTACTCAAGGAATTGAGGATGCTAAATTACAAGCAACTGCTGAAGGCTTGATTTATGGTGAATGGAAGGCTAAATTTCAAGAAGCCATGGAAGCTTTTGAGTCTCTTTCTTCTGTAAAGAGGATAACTGCCGCATTTGCTTATGGTAAAGCAACTGGTGAAAGTTGGGGTGCTGGTTTTTCTTCAGCATTGGCGGCTTTTAAAACTACAGATTTATTTACTAAAATTCTTTCCCCATTTGGTCCAGTTGTTATAGCAGCAATGACTTCTGCTGTAGTGGCTAGTATACCAGCAATTCTTAGTAATGCAGACAGTATTATATCTAATTATAAAATAAAGAAAAATAACCAAGCTAAAGCAGAGAATGAAGAGCTTATAAATCAATATGAAGCGGAAATTGCTTCTTTAGAAAATCAAGAAAATCTTACCGTTGGAGATAAAAAAAGACTACAGTATCTAAAAGAACAGACAGAAGAACTTAAAAAACAAAATGATTCATTAAATAAACAAAATTTCGGAGAAGAAAAAAAGAAACGCGGGGAAAAAGAATACACTGTTTATGAAAAAGTAGAGTATACTCCTGCCGGAGGTAATGAACGTTCTTCTCATGCCGGAGAAACGAAAACTAAAACTGTTTCCAAGCAATTAGAAGGAGAAGACGCAGCATTAGACTATGCTTCTCAAAAAATAGATGAATATCAAGAAAAACTTGACAATTTAGGTAAGGGAGATTCTCGTTACGAAGGTTATAAAGGTACAATAGAATATTATAAAAATATTGCTCAAGATATCTTTGATTTTTATTCCGATAGTTTCGAAGAAATTACCGATACTTCTGATTATGAAAAATTATTCAAAGCGGCTGATATTTTAGGTAAAGATACTTCAGTATTAGAATTATTTGACTCTGATACTTATGATAAAATTAAAGAGTTAAATGAACAAGGAGCTTTATCAGCAGAGAATTTAGCAGATTTAGCTAAAAAGAGTGATGTATTACGAATCTATCTTGATACAACAGGTAAAACGGTAGAAGATTTTGTAAAAGATTTGAAATCTCTTGAAGCTACTAATCCATTTTCTACTGATAAAATAACTGGTTATAAAAATGCCGCAGAAGAAATCAAAAATATAAAGACCTCTGTAAGTGCTATTACTGATGCGGTTAGTAATCTTTATAAAGATGGATATGTTGATATTGAGAAATTATCTACAATAGTTAATGATGATGCTTTCAATAAACTGCCTTCTTTTGAAAATTTCTTTGATATTTTGAGTAAGGCTGGTAAAGAAGATATTCCTCAAGTCACCTCAGCAATGGAAATTCTCTTACAAGAGTATATGTCCTCTGAAACCGTACTGACTAGTTTAAATGAAACTACTGCCGGTTTATATGAAAATATGCTCAAAAACATGGGGGTCACTAATGCCTCGGAAGTTATTGAGAATAAATTACAGCAAAGAAGAGCAGAAACTGCTGCTCAAACACTTACATTAGCTGAAATAAATAATTTACTTAGTGGAAGTAATAATAATTTAAGTTCTACTCTTGCGAATTTAGCTAATCAATATAATACTACTACACAGTATATCGCGGCTTATTTAATAAAGATGAAAATAGCTTCTGGTGCAAAAGTTAGCACTTCTGCTAGTCGCGCAGAACTTGAGAAGTTAGTAAAGTCTTTAGGTATTGCTTCTGACGCGCTTAGCGCTTATTATAATATTATTGCTATCGCTGATAGTCAGCAAAGAAAGGCAACTTTAATTCGCACTGGAGCGATGGCTGGAACAGAAGCCGAAGCAAGACAATATATGCTCAACGCTAATGCTAACTATGAATCAGCAAAAAAAGTGTTGGCGAAAAAAGCAGATGAGATACTTAATACTACATCTAATATAACAATAGATACATCTAATTTCAATACTACCTCTTCAAAATCTTCTTCTCCTTCTAATACTGAAAAAGAAATTCAAAAACTTTCTGAACTTTATAACGCAAAAAAGAAACTTGCTGCAATAGATGAAAAAATCAATGACCTTGAAGAAAAAGACAATATCCTTCAAGATTATGATTCCATGCTTGCCAATGAGCGTCAACTTATTGCGGCTCAAAAAGAAAAGCAAGATGTTCTTCGTGAGTTAATTAACCAAAATGAAGTTCTTCGTAAGCAAAAACTTGCTGAAGCTACTTCTGCTTGGAAAAATTTCTATAATGTTGATGAAACTACACATGAATTAGAACTAACTAAAACTTATTATGAAGCAATCAAAAAAGGTTCTAAAACTGCTGCGAAGTATAGTGCTGATACATTAAATAATTTCAAAAAATGGGCAGAAGAATATGAAGATATCGTAGAGTTTAGTCGTGAGCAAGAGAATTCAATCAATTCTATCAATTCTAAGCTTCTTGAAACTTGGTATAATTATCGTAGTGATTATGTTGATTTAGTTAATCAACTTGCTGAACTTTATGAACAAGCTCAACAAAAGATTATTGATGACCAAAAAGATGCTTATGATAAGCTGAAAGAGCAAGACGATAATTATCTTGATGAACTTCGTAAAAACATTGATGCTCGACGCAAGGCGCGCGACCGCGAAAATGATGTTGAAGAGATAGTAAAGAAACAAAAGCGCTTAGCTATGCTTATGCGCGATAGTAGTGGTCGTAATGCTGGTGAGATTGCTGATTTACAAAAAGAAATCCAAAATGCGCAACAAGATGTTATTGATGAAGACATTGATAGAGTTATTGACTCTATGGAAGAAGCCAATGATAAACAGCAAGAAAATTGGGATAATGTAATTGATAAATTACAAGAGCAATTAGATCAAGATAAGGAAAACGGTAAGTTTATTAGATTGGCTGAACAGAAATTTGAAGAAGGCCCGGAAGCTGTTATGAAACAGTTTGAGATTTTCTTTAGAACTGGGAATACTCCATATTCTCAAGCAGAAATTGACCAAAAACTGAAAGAAGTCCTTGATAAACTTGATAATGCTTTTGAATATTATAATGGTAATAATCCAGCAGAAAATCCTGGTGGCACTGGTAATAAGAATTATACTCCTATAAAATATTTAGACCCTAATGGTAATGTACAGCAAGGTTATATTTCTTCTGAAGGTAAAACTTATAAAGATAGAGGACTTACTGAAAGAGTCGATGAGGGTAGTATCGTTCCTGATGCGGCAGGCAAACACGCTTGGAAACTAGTCGGAGATAAGGGTGTTGATGTTACCAATCAACTCACTGATGCGCAAAAAAGAATGCTTGGCATTGGTACTGGTGGTCAAGGTACTTCAAGTAGTAATATTAATACAAATACTACTACAAGTCGTGCTAAAGTTGCTAATACTGGTGGAAAGGGTGTAAATCTCAGAAGCGGCCCTGGTCAAAATTATAGAAAAGTTGGTGCTTATTCTGATGGTACTACTGTTACAGTTCTTGATGAATCTAATAGTGCTTGGTGGAAAGTAAAAGTTGGTAATGCTACTGGCTATATGGCTTCTCAATATTTGAAGAAATATTTAAATGGTGGTTTAGTAGATTTTACTGGTCCTGCTTGGGTTGATGGTAGTAAATCTGCTCCTGAAGCTTTCCTTAATGCACAAGATACTCGTAATTTTGCTCAACTGAAAGATATCTTGGCTTCGCTTCTGCGCGCCGACCGTTTCAAAGCAAATGAAGTTACTACTGCGCGTGGAGGAGACTGTACTATTTATGTTACCGTTGACCAGATTGCTTCTGATTATGATGTTGATGAAGCAGTCGCGCGAATCAAGCAAGAAATTATGAGTGGTAGTGCTTATAGAAATATAAATCTTGTGAATCGTCACAGATAAGGAGAATGAAAATGAGAAGTATTGATGAACTTAGACCAATAAGACATAGTGATATGGTTGGTTTTTATTTTGGTGACTATCATACCTCTCAATTTGGACTCGTTAGAGTTAGTAGCGGAAACAGGTACACTGAGTACCTGTTTCCAACACTAAAAACCAATACAGTTGATAATAATAGTATAGATGGAAGTTTATATTTTGGTACAAATAAATCAACTCGTACTTTCCAAATTGATTTGGCTTTTGATGGTGTAACCGAAGATGATTTGAGAGATATAAAGGAATGGCTAACTGGTGTCCATCCACTTATTTTTGATGAAAGACCTTATGTCGCTTATACCTGTACTCTTAATAGCGCGCCGCAGATAAAATTTCTAACTTTTGATGAAGATGGAGATAGAGTTTATAAAGGTGAAATGAGCATTACTTTTATGAGTTATTTACCATATGGTTATACAATAAAGGGGAAGAAATATATTGATGACTTCCTTGATGAAAATTTTGATGAATGGAGTAGTGCTAGTAAATTAGTTTGGAAAGATGGATTAGATGAGTTCAAAGAAGGACAAATAAATTTATATAATGGTGGAGATGTAGAAACAGATTACACACTTACTTTCTATACAACTGCGGCAGGAAAAGCTAAAATTATGTTAGGAAGCAATTCTTATGAATTTACTTTACCTTCTCCTACCAAAACCCATTTAGAAGTAAAAATAAATTCTAAACTACAACTTGCACAATATAGTAATGTAAAAATTGAAGGTAATAAGGTAATAGAAAGTGATAATACTAATACTATATTAATTACTGATTCACTAATTTCCTGTATTCCTACTGGAAAATCTATACTTACATATGAGATAGATAGTTTAGATATTAATGCTCCAAATAGTATTGAATATAGATATCGGTTCTTGTAAAAGGAGTTGATAGAATGAGTGAAGTGATAAAGGAGAAATATGAAATTTCTGTCTGGCGCGATATATATGAATTGCGCGAAGGACAGACTGAACCAACATGGCATGAAGATAAAATTGCTATTATTGGTAGTGACACAAGAAATGACGCTGCGCGTGCATTTAATCCTAAGTTAACTTTAGATGTCTATGGACAAGAAAGTTTTGATTTTGATATTTATAGTCGATATTATAATGAAGATGGTATACTAGAAGAAAATCCCTATTTAGGCTTGCTTTCTAATGAAGTAAAAATAAAGCTTTATTATCGTGAAAAATGGCATGATTTTATTATAAAGAATGCTGAAGAAAGCCATTCTAATAATTTGGTTATAAAATATAGTTGCCAATCTTTAGCTATATATGAACTTGGTAAAAGTGGTTATGACCTATCTTTTACTGAAGAAAATGAAACCAATATCTTTTCTGCTACTGAATTTATGAATAGAACTCTTGAAGGAACTGATTGGACTTTTGATAGAGGTACTGCTAATTTACTTGAAGAGACTTTAGAACCTGCCTGCCAAGCATCAATTGCTTCTGGAAGTATAACTGGTAGTATTATTGATTATGAATTAGTTAATGGAAAGTATGTTGAGAAACTTATCCCAAATCAGACCTTCTCTGCGGATGGTGTGTTTTTGTTTCCTTATAGTGAAACTCAGAAAAATACTGGTCTCGCACGAGGAACTTATGTTACTGATGGGAAGAATATTGAATTTGATACTTGGACTTATAAAGTAACTAATGGTGTTAGATGTGAAGTTGAAGCAAAATGGGCATATAATGCTGGAGTTACTAAATATAAAGTTGGTAAAGTAGTTGGTAATGCTACTCAAGTCTATAATAAATATTTGAAAAGATATGTTTATGTATATGAAAATGCTAATGGTGATAAGTATTATGGTTATGATACTTATACTAGTGCACCATATGCATTTGTATATAGAGTAACTGAAAATTCTGTTGGCGTAGTTTTGATGAATGTTCCTGCTAAGGCCGCAGTATTTGATTTTTTGCTTGATGGAAGAGTAGTTGGTACGCCAAAAGACCACACCAGTGCTTATGAATTTGAAGTATCTGATAATGCACAACATACTTTTAGTATTCAACCATTTGATAGCAATAATAAACCTTTAGATGAAAAAGGAAATGTAGTTGAATCCGGTGGAGTAAAATATAGTGTTCATGGTTCTGCGGGTGGAACAAATTGGACTATTTATGTAAATGATTTGTCTGAACTTGAAGCGTTAGAAAAGTATAATTTTACTACAGTTTATTTCAAAGAAAATGATGAAACTAATATTACTACTTCTCTTCCTGATGGATATGAACAAGTAAATACTTATGAAAAATATCGTACCATGGAAGTAGAAAATTCAAATAGATTCAATATTACTCAAAGTATTGCTGAAACTTTTGAAGTTTGGTGCAGGTATATAGTTGAGCATGATAAAACTGGTCATATTATTAGTAAAAAAGTAACTTTGGCAGATGAATTTGGTCAAGACAATGTAGTTGGTTTTAGATATGGTATTAATTTAACTAAGGTAAATAGAACAGTAACAAGTGAAGAATTGGTTACCAAACTTTATGTTGAAGAGTTAGAAAACTCTGCCGCCACTGATGGTTGGTGTTCTATTACTACTGCTGTATTGAACCCAAGTAGAGAGAATTTTTTGCTTGATTTTACTTATTTTATAGATAATGGTATGATAAGTGAAGAAACTTTACAAAAGGAAATTTTTGGTTCTACTGGATATTATAGTGTATTGAGAAATTTGAATAATCAATATGAGACTTTGATAAATACTAAATTTGGCTATGGTGATAATAGTTTAGTAAATAGAAAATTGACTCTTATATCCGAAATTCAATTAGAACAGTCAAAACTATATGCAGCGCAGGAAACTTTAAATGAAATGGACGCAAAAGGAGAAACAGGTAACCAAGAAAAATATTTAAACATTATTTCTACTACACAAGCAAATATTGAATTGAAAGAAAAAGAGTTAGTGAGTGTAAATAATTCTTTAGAGAAATATGAAAAAGATTTACAAGATATTTTGAAAAAGAAAAAACTTGCTAATGAAAATTTTTATAAGAAATTCTCTCGTTTTATTCAAGAGGGGACTTGGACTGGCGAGAATTATATAGATGCTAATGTTTATTTCTTTGATGCTCAAAAAGTTATTGCGCGTGGAGCACAACCTAAAGTGAACTATAGTTTAGATGTAATTGATGTAAGTTCTTTAGTTGACAATGAAACTGGTTGGAGTTATTCTCCTTATGCTTTCAAAGTTGGTGATATTTCAAGCATTATTGATACTCAGTATTTTGGTTATATAGATAAAGCTAAAACAAAACCAAAAAAAGAAAAAGTAGTTGTTTCTGAAGTTACTTATATGTTAGATAATCCTGAAAAGAATTCATTACAAATTCAGAATTATTCAACTCAATTTCAAGATTTATTCCAAAGATTGAATGCTTCAGTTCAGTCTTTAGAGTTGAATAAGAACACTTATGCTAAATCTGAAAATTTTACTGGCAAAGGCGCGCTAACTTTAGAATCTTTACAAGAGAGTTTTGATAAAAATAAGCAACTAGCATTCTCTAATGTAGATTCAAAAATTACATATGACAACACTGGTATTACATTGTCAACTAATGGAATTGATGATAAAACCGGTGAGACTATAGAAAATAAATATCAGGTCAAACTTGTTGGCGGTGGCATCATACTTTCAAATGACGGTGGACAAACTTGGAAAACTGGTATTTATGGTGGAGAAATAAATACGGCTCTTCTGCGCGCAGGACAAATTGACGCAGAACTGATAAATATAATGATGGGCACTGTTCCTACATTTAAGTGGGATAAAGATGGTCTAGTTGCCTATGGACAGACGACTGATAAAGAAGGAAAAACTGTTGTTGTAAAAACCGGACAAAGGGTTGTGTTTGATGGTAAAGGTATTAGAGGGTATTATGAAAAAGGGGAAAATGATACTTATAATACACCTAATTTTTCACTTACACATGATGGATTGACAATAGATAATCCTTATGATCATACTATGGATAGAGTTCCTGTTATTTCTGTAAATGGTAAAGCTAATCCAGATAATGAAGGACATTCACATAAATTTATTGTTTATAACGATGGTTCTCTTGAAGCATATAATGGCACTTTTACTGGTACGATAAATGGTGTTGATGGTATTTTTAGTGGAACTGTTACTGCGGCAGAGTTTAAAGGAATGAATCGTGGTAAATTGATTGGCCCAGAATTGATGGTTGGCTTAAAGAGTGGCGCTTCGAGTGTGTCTGAAAATGGAGAAGATTATAATTTCTGGGTTGATAGTAATGGTAATGTAAAAATTACTGGCGGTAGTATTTCTTTTAAGGCTTTTGATGATGATGCTAAAAACACTATAAATGGTAAAGTGGATAATACTACTTTTGAGACTGCTATAGATAATATAAATACTACTATAAATGGTTTACCACGAATACCTGATTATATTAAAGAAACTTATATTGATGCTACTAAAATTGAATCTCCAACTATTATTGGTAATAATATTAAAGTTCATGGTAGTTTCCAAACTTTAGCTACTACAGAAGAATTTTCAATTGCTACCGGTTATATGGGATATGCCCAAGGTTCTATGTCTGATGCTAATGGTAATGTAACTCTTACACAGGGTGTAGGTATTAGTACAAGTAGTGGCACGATTACAGATACTACCACTTTTCCCTATGTTATTGTAACTACCGCAGGCGCGCGAATGAGTGCCGGTGGTGGAGGGCTGCTTGTATCAAATGGGTATGCTTACTTCAAAGAGAATAATGGAAATTGGCAGAGGATTGGTAGCGGAAAGGCGGTGTTTGGATAATGGCTGTTTCTTTTTCAATTAGTAATATTACCTCATCATCCTTTAGAGTTAATATTGATGGTACGAATTCATCAACGTACCGATATATTCGAATCTTTGCTAAAGAAACATTATCTGGACAAACGGTCCATGATAATAAATGGATCGATAGTCGAGGGTCAAATCTTTCAGATAACATCACTGGTTTATCTGCGAATACATCCTATACCGTAAATGTTTCATATAATTCTACTAATAGCGCGACTGGATCGACGTGGGTTGGGGGGCAAACAGTTACAACTGGTAGTAGTGGCGGCGGGGGAGGAAGCGAAACAGTAACTTATTGGTATTATTTTCGATATCAATTAAGTGATGGAACTTATATATCTTCTTCTGCTCCTTTTTCTAAATCTACTAGTGCTGGACGTATTGTTATACCTGTTTCTGAGTCTAGCGCACCGAGTGGATATAGTAAAAGTGGTATATATGGAGTTTATAGTGGCGACGCTTCTTATAATTCAAGTGATAGAAAATGGACTGTTTATGATACAGGTTATCCTGGTGCAGCATTGTCTGTAACTTGTTATGAGACTTCTGTTACTTATTATTATTATTTTCGTTATGAACTTAGTGACGGTACTTATATACGTTCTTCTGCCCAATTTTCAAAAACGAGCGGAGCTGGCAGAATTAAAGTCCCCCATTCTGAGGCTTCCGCACCTACTGGTTATAAAATTACTGGTAAGTATGGAGTATTTAATAATTCTGGAGCTATTTATAATAGTAGTACAGGTAGGTGGACAGTTAGCACTACTTCCGCTCCTGGGGCAGGTTTGATAGTTTATTGTAGACCAATAACTTATACAGCAAATATTATTTATTATGCCAATGGAGCCGGAGGAAATTCCTCTCATACTCAAACGGTATCTGGGACATCAGCTACACTTTCTTTTACGGCATTAGTTCCACTAAAATGTGGTTTTACTGCCCCAACAGGAAAAACTTTTGGTGGATGGGGAATTTCTTCAAGCTCTATAAGTGCCTCTTATAATGCTGGTACTTCATATAATATAAATGCTAATAGTTATTTAAAATTATATGCTATTTGGGGATATACTTATGAAGCAAAATGGTATGATTTGAAAGCTCAAAGTACTCCTATTCGTTCAGATAGCTATAAGACTGCTAGATCTACTTGGTCTTTTACTGCTCCTTCTCGTTCTATGACAGGTTATGATTTTGTAGGATGGTATGATGGCTATAGCGGGAATAATGGTACAGGAACCTTATTGGTAAGCGCTGGTGAAGATATAAATTTACCCTATAAAAACTCTCGTTCTTGGTATTTATATGCGCGATGGTTAGTTCATACTTATATTATTTCTTTCTATGCCAATGGCGGTTTTGGCACAATGAATTCAATAACTAATTGTACATATGGAACCAGCTATACTCTTCCTAAAAATCAATTTACTCGTAATTATACAATAACTCTTGACTATAATTACGACAATAAAAAAGTTACTAAAAATGCTGAATGCCCGTTCTTATATTGGTCTTATAATAATAAAACTTATAAAGACCAAGCCACAGTAAAAAATTTAGCGGATAGTGGTACTGCTACACTTTATGCTCAATGGGGCAATTATAGTGTAGAACTTCCAACTTTGATTCGTTCTGGGTATGTATTCCTTGGTTGGTTTACTTCTGCAACTGGTGGTTCACAGGTAAATTCGCCTATTACTGGAATGTCAGATAGAACTTTTTACGCCCATTGGAAAGAAGACGTAATTTCTCCTATAATTAGCAATGTATCTCATACAGATACAACTATTACAATTTCCCTAAATCGTAATAATGCTACTACTGGTTCTTGGATTATCGAAGCATCTCTTTCTAATTTTGGCACAGTTGTATATACTAAAACAATTACAAGCACTACTCAAACCACAATAACCTTAACCGACCTTACGCCAGAAACAACTTACTATATTCGCGCGCGGCACGTAAATGGTGGTATCTCAGCAAGTTCAAATGTTATCTCTGCTACAACACGAACTTCAACTTTCCAGTGGACTTCTAATGATAGTGTTTATGTTATTAAAAGTGCAGTATTCACAGATGCCATTACTGCGGCAAAATGGAATGAACTAATCAAAAAAGTAAATTGGTGTCGTGGAAGAAAAGGTTGGCCAACTGCTTCTTTGAATAGTGCTGTTTCAGGACAACCAATATTAGCTACTAATTTTACTGCTATGCGAAATGCTATTGCAGATATGCATCCAGTTACTCCTGCGCGCAGCGCGGGTGATGAAATTTTAGCAACTTATTTTGCAAATTCAGATACAAGTCTAAAATCAGCAATAAATGCTGTTATTACTACTTTATGAGGTGAATAAAAATGGCAAAAGAAACTTATGCTACCATTTATTTTGATAAGGATATGACTACAGAAAAAAGTTTTGGATTTGATTCTTTCAATGAAAATCTTCTTGGAAATACCATGTCTATTTCAATTAGATATAGTGAAGATGAAAGAAGTGGTATCCCTGACTTTTCAGAATTCAAAAATTTAGCATTTTCAAAAATTGATATTCTTGATAGAGAAAATAATAAGATTCCTTATTTTGGTTCTTATACTCATATTGATGATATCAATATCAATTATTATGGCCCAGATAATGTTTATAGTGTAAATATGTCTTTGGTGTAATTATAAAAGGAGTGAAAGGAGTATGACAATAAAAGAAATCAATAAAGTAAGTAACTTTTTGACTAAATATCTTGATAAAGAACTCCCCGCGCGCTTGTCATTTTCTATTGCTAAATTTTGTTTGAGTGCAGAAGATAATCAAAAATTATTTGCTGAAAAGAATTTACTTTTAGCCAAAAAATATGGAGAACAAAATGAAGATGGGAATTATATCATTCCACAAGATAAAATTCCCGAATTTACAAAAGAATACAATGACCTTGAGAATATTGATATTCCAGAAGTAAGTCTTTCTCTTAGCTTTGAAGATTTAGAGAAGTTAGAGCTTACTCCGCGTGAATTTGCTATTCTTATGCCATATATTATAGGAGCAGTAGACTAAAGTCTACTGCTCTTTATATTTTCTATACATGAATAAAAAATTCATAAATAAAATTCAAAGTTGGACGTAAACTCAAGTTTTTATCATAGTTTGTGAATAAAAATTCCTCTTATATATAGAAGGGAAAAAGGAGGTAATAAAATGGGACCACAAAATATTACATACCCTGGTGCTCCTAAACCGATGAATCAAGGAGCCTTTCAACCACAGCAATATTTCCCTATGCCGCAAGGTAATGTTTATACTATTGAACAACCTGAAGAAGTGAATAGTGTGCCTTGTGGAACTGGTGTTTCAGTAGCACTTTGTTTGAATAAAGGATTGATGTATATAAAATCAATTCAAGGTGGCTCTCCACTATTTTGGGTTTATAAAATTAGTCCGGCAATGGAAACACCACCAACCCCGCCAATTGAGAAAAAGGAAATTCAAGCGGATCGAGTCGCAAGGCTTGAAGAGAAAATTGACAAGCTCTTAAAGGAGGTAAATTCGAATGGCGAATCAAAGTCCCAACCTACTAAATTGGTTATTGACTAATGGTACTATGTCAAATATGAATGTACCAACAGCTCAGCAGCCAATAAATCACGCACAATTTCAGCAATTTATACCAAAAATTACTGACGAAAATCTAAAACAGTTGGTAAACCAAGCCCGCCAGCAAGGTATTAGTGAAGAACAAATAAAACAGGGTTTGGAATTTGTGATGAATATGAGATAGCAATAATTCTCCGGCGCGCAGAGAAAAGTTGATTATCTTATAATATATTTTTTGGAGGAAAGAGAAAATGGATGGTAATATGTCTCCCGCCGATATTATGGCACTAACTAATGGTAATGAAAATAACGCTATGTGGTCAAATCCTTGACAAATGTATTATTTTTGTATAATTTAGTCCACACTTCTCTACTTATAGGTAGAGGTGATGAGGATGACAGGAATTTATAAAATAACTTGCACTGTCACAAATGAGTGTTATATCGGGCAAAGTACTTCTATTTCAAGAAGATGGTGTACTCATAAAAGAGAATTAAGACAGGGAGTACATTATAATAAACACTTACAAAGAGCATATGACTTATATGGAAAAGAAAATTTTACTTATGAAATTTTAGAATTATGCTCAAAAGATAAGTTGAATGAACGAGAAAAATTTTATATAAAATTATTTGATAGTCATAATAATGGTTTTAATCAAGATGATGGCGGATGCGATATAAATGGAGAAAAAAATCCTATGTATGGTGTTAAAGGAAAAGATGCTCCACGCTTTATTGATTATATTTTGCAAATTGATAAACAAGGTAATATAGTTGGTAAACATGAAAGTTCTATCGCGGCCGCGCAAGCAGTCAATGGAAGTTCAAGCCATATACTTTGTTGTATAAAGACTTGGAAAGGTGAAAGTAACCATCAGAATGGTTATGAAGTACACCGTTATTATCATAAAGATTATCAATGGATTTATGAAAAAGATTATAATCTATTAAAAGATTATTGGGATTTTTCTACTGTTCGTTCAAAATATAAACCGTTTATAACTACTCAAAATTATATAGAATATACAAAGGGACTCTAAGTAGCGATACTTAGATGGTATCTTGTGAACTGCTGGGAATTCCATTATGGACAATCAGCAGCCAAGCCGCGAAAGCGGAAGGTTCAACGACTATCCTGATGCTATATAACCACGTTAAATAAATATATAGCTAAGCCGTGAGATACGGCAATAGGAGTACGGCCCAAGAGGGTGGGTGAAATTCCCTTAAATGGAAGCGCAAGACAACTCTCGTAGTTGGAGATATAGTCTGTTCTTTATAGTAATATAAAGAGAATAACGGAATCGGTTATTCGTAACGTAAAGTTTGTATACCTAATCTGGATTTGGGCGCTCCGTATGTTTGGTAATGGTTTTGGTAATGACACTGCGACTCAGGGTGCTCTTACTCGTGCAGACCTTTTTGAAGGCTTCAATAATCAGGGCGTAAATAATAAACTAAATGATATGGCAACTGGGCTTTGCAATAGCTTTGCCGCTGTTAATAGTAACCTTTGCCAGGGCTTTGGTGGAGTAAATAGTAACCTTAATCAGGGTATTAATTCTATCAATGCCAATATCGCTGAAAATCGTTATGCTCAGGGTCAATGCTGCTGCGAACTAAAGAAAGAAATCTCTGCTTTGTCTGCGGAAAATTATCGCAATACCTGTGATATTACAACCGCTATCCATAGCGAAGGCGAAGCCACTCGTGCTCTAATCACGGAAAATGCTATTCAAGCTCTTCGTGACAAACTTGCTGATAAAGACCGTGATATTCTTTATGCTAATCTTCAGCTTTCTCAGAAAGAACAGAATGAGACTCTAATTGATGTTCTGCGTCCTGTCTCTCGTCCCGCATATATTACCTGTTCTCCTTATACTAGTGCTAACAGCTATTGCGCGAACGGTTACGGTGGTGGATGTGGTGCCTAAGCCTTAGGGCTTAGGTATCGCTCCGATAGGGAGGTTTAAGCTATGTTGGAAGTTTTTACAAATACAAGTCAGACATTAGCGCAAGGCAACGCAATCAAATTTGATACTACTAAATTTTCTGATTGTAGAATGAGTTTGAATAGTGCTGGTACTTCTATTACTATTCGTACTCCTGGCCGTTATCTAGTTAGTTTTGATGGCGTTGGTGGAAGCGGAACCGCAAGTACTGCTTTTACTATTCAAATGTATGTAAATGGAGTTGCTCAACCCTGTGCCCAAACTACTAATACCGTGGCAGCAGGTAATGATAAAGCTCCATTAGGTTTTACTACTCTAATTCAAGTGAATAGTTCATGCTGCTCAGTAAATAACAATCAAGTTTTAACTTTTGTTGCTTCTGAAACTGTTAGTGGTACAATTATACACGCTAATGTAAGTATTATTAGATTGTAAGTCATGGAGGTGTCTTTATGATAGATACTTCTTGTTGGACTATACAAATTATGTATACTAAAGTTATTACTATGCAAGCAAAAAATTTGATGAACCACGCAAATCTTGTATGTGCTTTTTCTTTTTTGAATTTGCGCGGATATAAAGAATGGCAAGAGCATCAACTTTATGGAGAATTAGAAGAAAATCTTTCATTGAAAAAGTATATGATAAATCATCAGCATAAACTTTTCAAAGAAGAAAATAATTTTGATAATGAATTGATACCAAAAGACCTTTATAAAATGGACAAGATGTGTGTTTCAAGGGGAGATAAACAGTGTTTAGTACATTGTTTGTTTGAAAAATGGAAAGAGTGGGAAGAAGAAGCAAAAGAGCTTTATGCTGCTTGTGTAGAATGGTGTATAGATTCTCAATTAGCAGATAGTGAAAAGTTCAGAGAACTTATGAGAGGCACTGATACTGAATTAAAAGAATTAGAAAATCATTTAACAAAATTAAAAGACATTGATTATAATTTATTAGAAATTATAATGATGCAAGATGATATTTATGATAAATATCATTGGAAGGGGAAAGAGGATAAAGAAGAAGAGGACACTTAATAGTGTCCTCTTTTTTATACCCAATTTATCAAAACTGAATTTTTCATAGTCACATTCGCAGCATAACGGCCAATACAAATAGCATCTGCTTCATCATTAGAAACAGTAATATCATACCATTCTTTTACTTGTATTTGAGCATTACGTTTTTTGTCAGTTCGTGTTTTTCCTTTAATTTTACAATATTCACGCCAAGTACTAACATGGACAACTTCACAAGGAATATTACGTTCAAAACAAAGGTTGATTAAAACTCCTTGAAGATGTGCTAAAACCTTATAGGTAGTTACTCCCATAACTTTGTCACTATCTTCTTCTTTACCTTTTATTTGGAGTTGAATATCTTCAAGTTGAATTCTATCTGGTTTCCAATTAGAAATCATGTTATCAACCCAATTCTTTACTTCTGCTATGCGCGCGGCTTCATCTGAAGCATTGGTTTTATATATACCATATTTGATAAGATTTTGTCCATCGAAAATTGAGTAACCAGTAAGATTAGTTGCTTGGTCAAGAGCTAAAACACGGGTTTCTTTGGTTTTACGACGGTATCCATTCTTTAGGTCTTTATATGGATTCAATTTACATAATGGGCATTCTTGTTTCGAGCGAAAACGCTTTAGACTAGTATAAACTTTATGTCCCTCTGGACACTGAAATTCCATTTCAGTGTCCAGGTTTTTATATTCTTCTGTTATTAATTTCCATCCTAAATTAGATACTTCTTGATTAACAGACTCTATAGTGTTTTTCATTTACTTTACTCCTGTGGAGCCAAAGCCACCATTACGGTCTTCTCCAATCTTTGAAATATCAGAAGTCTTGATAAAAAGCGCTGTAGGAACTGCTTGAAGAACTAATTGAGCAATACGGTCTCCTTTAGAAATGGTATAAGAAGGACCATAGAGGCAAGTTTCTGCGCGACCATCACCGAAATCTTGAATGGTAGGCGCGCAGTTATGAAGAATGATACCAACTTCATCACGATACCCGCTATCAATAGTACCTGGTGCATTAGCTACGCGTAAATGGGTTCTTAAACTAAAACCACTACGAGGGCGAACTTGAAGTTCATATCCCTCTGGAATAGCAACTTTAAAACCAAGAGGGATTAGTTTGGTTTCACCTGGTGCGATAGTTACGTCAATAGTAGAATATACATCCATGCCTGCGTCACCTTTGTGGGCATAAGTTGGAATCTTTGCTTCGGGATTACAAATTTCAATAGGAATTTGAATTGCGCGCTTATCAACATCAAAGGAATCAATGATTGCATTATAGCAAATAGAAAAGAATTGCTTCATAAAATCTCGTTTAGTCTCTGAGAAATCTGACATTTCTGTATCAACGAGACTATCTATTTTTTTGAGTTCTTCTATATATTGTTCTTTAGAAAAATTATTTTGTTTTACTAAAGTCGCATAAAGTTGCTTATTTTCTTGTCTACTGACTCCTTCTCTCATTGCATCAAGAACAGAGCCTTTTACTTTATCAAAGTCTTCGTCTTCCATTACAAGTAAAGTTCCTATAAGTTCGAGACTCTCTTTACTGAACATTTGTTCAGCATTCTCCATAAAATCCATTGTTATTCCTCCTTAATCTCTTTATTCATATAAGCTTCAACCAATTCTCTAAAAAATGGAAGTTCTTCAAGTAGTTGTTTACAAAATTCTCTCCACTCTGGAAGTCTGTGGTCATGACGTTGATTATAAATATTTAGTAAACAACGATAATTTGTTGTCATACGTGCAGTAAGCTGGAAGCCAGATGGAAGATTATAAAGAATTTTTAGGTAAAGATTTTTCTTGAACTCTATTGTTTCTTCATCTTGTGCAGTTAGACTATTATATAAGTCAATATACTCTTGAACAATAGTAATTATGCGTTCATCAACATACTCATTACATTGCTTACATAGACCAAATTTGGTGATACAGTGCATAGTAGACTGGCTACTTACGAAATTAAGAAATCTATATCTCTCTGCTTCTACCCACGCTTTATTACTAAAAGTCAAATCAAAATTTACTATGATACCAGTTAAAAATTGAGCATGAGCGGCATTGAATCTTGATGCTTTTGTTAATCTCTGCGCGCGGTCCCAATCTTTAGTAAAGTCTGGAGCTTCATTCAAATCAGCTCTCATCGAATATCCTGCGGCGCGCATAGATTCTTCTAAATCATATACTTTTATATTACTAATTGGTTTCATACTTCACTCCATTGTACAAATTTGTCCAGTCGCGCGAGTGCGTTGAACGTCAATAATTCTTTGATTAGGACTACCACGCATCTTAAGAGTAATATCACGCTTCTCTTGAATAAATGGACCATCTATCAAACAGTAAGTCATAGATAATATTGAATTCAAATGACTATTATTACGCACACAGAGTTCTTCATAAGTATAACCAGTCCAAATATAAATTTTAGTATCTGGTTGAGCTTTTAGAACTTCTTTACAGACAAGTTCAGTAAGGAATAAATTTTCATCACAGAGAGGTTCACCACCAAGAATTGATAGGTTACGATGAACATTATTTTTGGTCAGCGCGCATAGTAAATCATTAAGTGTGTCATTTGTAAATTCTTTTCCACCGTTAGGATTCCATGTTTCTGGGTTATGGCATCCTGGGCAATGATGAGGCTATGGGCACCCCTGAACCCAGAAAGAAACACAAATCCCTTCTCCATTTGTGATATCATTTCTTTTTATTTCAGCGTAGCGCACAAGGCATCACCTCCCTTAATTAAGAAAATAGAAGTTTCTGGTATTAAATCTTCTATAGTTATTTTATCTCGATGATTATAAGGTATTCTAATTAGAGGTATTTTATTTTGGAAACAATAATTATTTTTTATTATATCTCTTTTGCGTAAATCATTAAATTCTTCTTCTGTTGTATTCCAAGTTGTTTGAGAAGTAAAATGTTGTTTCCCATCAAATTCAATAAAATAAGGATTATCATTGTCAATATAAAAATCAAAACGTAATTTTCTTTCTAAATTTTTTGGATGGTACTCTCTAATAAATTTTATATTATTGCCTGATAGAATATTAGCAATATTTTCTTCTCCTATAGAGTATTTTATACAACCGCAACTTCGTATATTACCTTTCTTTAAATGTTTTCCTAATATTGACTTTTGATTTCCACATTCGCATTGGCATATCCATCTTGGGCCGTTATTATTATTGTCCCAGTCTCTTTGTAATACTGTTAATTTTCCAAAAATTTTTCTAGTTAAATCTTCGCCTGTTACTATTTGATGTTTGACTGTATTTCCACAAAAAGTACTGTTCCCTTTGTTCAAATGGCCTTTATAAATACTTTTTATAATTCCACAACTGCATTGGCACAAAACGGTTCCTGGTTTATCTCCTTGCTCTGAAATAACTGTCCATTCTCCAAATTTTTTATTCAAATACTCTTTTTTATTTCTACAACCGCAACTAGTTGAACGTCCTCTTCGTAATTCTGTTCCACTAATACTTTTTATAGTACCACAAATACATTGACAAATCCAATGCTTGTCTGGTTTTTTGTTTTCTTTATCAAGATATAGGACTTTCCAAGAGCCGTATTCTTTACCAGTCTCATCTATAAAAGCTCCCATGTTACTCTCCTAAATGAACAACCCTTTCTTTAATTTCTTGAGTTCTACCATAATTCCAGAAATGACTACCAACATAGCCACAAGTACGTCTTGCTACATTCATTTTTGATTGATCTTTATTGCCACAATTAGGACAATACCAATTCATATTTTCATCAATCAAAATCTCTCCATCATAACCGCATACTTGGCAATAATCAGATTTAGTATTCAACTCTGCATACATAATATGATTATAAATGAATTGAATTACTTGAAGAACTGCTGGAATGTTCTCAGTTAGATTAGCACATTCAATATAACTGATTGCACCACCTGGGCTGAGTTTTTGAAATTTGGCTTCAATTTCAAGTTTATCAAAAGCATCTATATGTTCAAAAACAGGAATATGATAACTATTAGTTATATAGTTTCTATCTTTTCCATCAAGTTTAATAAATACATCATTCCCAAATCTCTTTTTTAGACACTTGGCAAATTTGTAAGTAGTTGATTCAATAGGAGAACCATAAACAGAGTAATCAATATCCTCTTCTTGCTTCCATTGCGCACATTTATCATTCAAAAATTTCATAACTTGAAGTCCAAATTCTTCCCCTTGCGCGCCATCAGAGTGAGAATGTCCAGTCATATATTTTACACATTCATACAACCCCGCATATCCAAGACTTGCAGTACTATAACCATGATGAATTAGTTCTGTAAGTTTTTCTCCTTTGTCCAAACGAGCAAAAGCACCATGTTGCCAAAGAATAGGAGCAACATCAGAAGTAATTTCTTCAAGTCGGTTGATTCGTGCACGAAGTCCTTTGTGACAAAGTTCGCAACGCTCTTCCATTAGTTGCCAGAATTTATCAAAGTCACCTTTGCTTGAAAGTGCGGCATCAATAAGGTTGATCGTAGTTACACCCATATTGAAACGACCGTAATATTTGCTAACGCCTTGTTTATAATTCAAAGCTTTAGCATAATTTTCAGTACATCTATCAGGAGTAAGAAAGCTCCTACAACCCATGCACCCATAAACATCATGGGTATTATTGGCGGCAGAAATTTTATATTCACGCATTTTCTTAGCGGAAATATAGTCAGGAACCATTCTACGTGCAGTGCATTCCGCAGCAAGAACTGTTAAATACCAATATTCAGAATTTTCATATACATTATTTTCATCAAGTACATATAAAAGTTTAGGGAAGGCAGGAGTAATCCAAACTCCTTTTTCATTTTTCATACCTTGAATACGCTGTAATAAAAATTCTTTGATGAGCATAGCAGTCTCTTTTTCATATTCTGGATTTTCTGAAATATACATACACACAGATAAAAAAGGTGCTTGCCCATTCGTTGTGCTCATGGAATTAACTTGATAATTAAAAGTTTGAACAGCATCTTTAATTTCTTTTACTAAATCAAGAGAAGCAAAAGTTTCTGCTTTTTCTTTTTCAAAGCCCCAATTAGTATATTTGTTCACATAATATTCATAACTTTTTCTAACAAGAGGGGCGAGGTGTGTTAAAGAGATTGTTGAGCCACCATATTGAGAACTTGCTACGGCTGTCACAATTTGTGTTGCAACAGTTGTTCCAGTTAGAAGTCTCTTTTGTGGGTCAATTTTTACACCATTGATTACTGTTCCATTGTACAACATATCCTCAAGATTAATTAAGCAACAATTATTAAGGGCTTTTTGCGCCATATAATCCATATCATGTTGATGTATAATTCCTGCATCATGGGCCTCACAAACTTCTTTAGGAAGCAAAAATCTTCTTGCAATATCAGTACTTGCAATACCCGCCATATAATCTCGCTGAGTAGTTACCACTTTCGCATCTTTATTGGAATTTTCTTTATTCCAATAATCGCTTCGCCCTGATAAAAATTCAATGAAAGTTTCATCAGTGGTATTTCCCCGCATACGAGTTCTATCATTTCTATAACTAATATAAGCTCTTGCTACATCTTTCCTTTTAGAAGCCATAAGACCATTTTCTACATAATCCTGTACATCTTCAACAGTAAGAGTATCATCTTCTAATTCTTCAATATATTTAGAAATATTATTAGCCTTTTCCTCAGCATAAGAACTAACTTCCCCATCTACTGCGAAAAAGGCTTTTCTAATGGCAGAACGCACCTTCTCGCTATCAAAAGCTACCTCTCTACCATCACGTTTTATAACGGTTTTCATTTCATTCCTCCAGTATGTAAGTAGTTCGGATAGAATCAACTTTATTTACTTTTAATTTTGTCACAATATTGACATTGACCATTTATGAAATGATGTTGACATTGACGGCGAAGTCCCTCAATTTCAAATTCATATTCACGCATCTTAGGATTTAATATAAATGTACATGGGTCAAGTTCTTCTTCAATTTTTTTATAAAGACAATCAATTCTTTTTCTAATTTCATCATTTGTCATAAGGCCATCCGCCTCCCTTTTTTAATAATTCTTTTACATCAATTTTTGAATAGGTCTCTAAATCTTTGATTTGATTAAATAGTTCTCTAACTAATTTACGTCTAGATTCTTCTCCTTTTTTATTTCCTTTATACATAATAAAGTCATAAAAAGTGGTAAATTTGGTAGTTTTTGAATTATTCCATTTTATTAGTAAATCAAAGAAGCTATCCAAATTGGGATTTATACAAATACCCTTATTATAAAGTAAAAATTGCTTACTATGAAGTCTACTAAAAAAATATCTGTATCGAGTTTGTAAAAATAAATCTACAATTTCGCGCGCTGTATAAATTGCTTTATTATTAACACAAAAAGTTGTTATAGACGATGCACAAGAATGAGAATTTAAAATATAATTTTCAAATTCTTCATTGCTTATTTGAAAATCTACTCTGAAATGAGTAAAATCATCATCAATAGGTATTGAAGAAAAGAAATTTAAAGCATCATAATCAGGAATAAATTGTGGGAAGCGCGCAGCAAAAGTTGCTTGAAAAATTTTACTATCAAACTTAGTACATTGTAAAATACGTTCTTGCCAATTTGGAGTAGAGAATATATTATAATCATGGAAAAATACTATTTTTTTATTAAAATCAAATACAGTATCTTCATTTGTATTTACTAATACATTATGAGAATTATAAATCTTTTGCTGACGACGTCTTACGTCTATTCTATTATCTGTTGGTATTGGATAAATAGAACTATCTGCTGTGCATTTTTCTACTTCTAATGGTAGAGGTTCCCATATACCGCCATCTATACGTCGGCCACTAAGTTCAGCATTAGGATGAGTGACGATTACTTTTTCCAATTCTCCTAAACAATCTTGATTATAATAAATTTTTTGATAAAAGTCTGCTCGTTTAAGGTCAGATAAAAATTTAACTATATCTTTGTGTTTTTTATGATAAGCTGCGTATTTCATAAGAGTGTAGTTTGGAGGTATCTTATCTTGATACCTCGCAAAATCTACATCATACAAACCAATTATCATACTGGGACCTCCGCACGTTCTTCTTTGATTACTGCGGTTCCATCATCATTGACATCTAGAATTTGGACAATACGATGTCCCGGAGTATTTTTATACATCTTAGCAATAAAACTATCGTCTTGACGAATACCAGTAATAATAAGTTTGTTGCCACGAGAAAACATACTTTTTTCAATAACTTTCTTTTTACCAGTAGTGGGGTCTTTCATAGAAATTTGTCGGTCATATTCACTAAATACACCATAAATTTTTACTGTAACTACTCCACTTTTTGTTAAAAGTTCTACTGTTTTCTTTTGTTTATTTTTATCAAGAACAGTACCGGCAATCTTGACTAATTTAAACATTGGGATAGTTTTTCCTTCGCGTGTAGTAAAAACTCGTTCAATTTCTGGCTCTGGTCCAAGACTTTGAAAATCAACAATGCCATAATAACGGTCTTTTAGTTTGGCAAGTTCATGTTCATGAGAATAGAAACTAACGCTATCCATTTCCCATTTACTAATTGAACCTTTACAATATTTATCCCAAACTTCTTGAACAAGTTGTTCATTCAAAGTATCAAGTAACGTTTCATTATTTTTTTTGATATAAGAACGAACATTATCCATATATTTCTGATAAATATTATCCCATGTTTTTTGTCCAATTATCGCAGTCGCGCCATCGGAGGAATAATTGAGCAAATCGGTATCAAAATGAGATTGATAAAATTCAAGAGGATAATCAATCAATTTGAAATTTGTTTCATCTTTACAATATTTTTTCAAATATTTATTGAAATTATATACCTTGATTTCAAATTCAAATTCACGTGGAATAAGATTATGGTTTATTAGCATTTGCATATTTTGAAGAGTAATACGTTTTTTCTTATCTGCAATACTATCAACATACTCAGACATAACAGTTACACGGTCTTCACAAATCGAATCAAATGCGCCACTTTTGATAAGATTTACTACTTGAGGTTTAGTTAGTTTGTTCTTAGAGAGAAAGTCTGATAAATCAGAATAAGGACGATTAGCCATAATTTGTTTTACAAGGTCTTCACCAATACGAGTAATACCACTAAGGCCATAGCGGATAGTATTAGTCTCAACATCAGGAGAAAAAGTATAAGTTGAGCGATTGATATCCGGTGGTGTAATATCTACACCCTCTTGACGAATTTTACCAATGGCCGTTGCTATTTTACCATAATTGGTTGTTTTGGCTTTCTTTTTCTTTTTCCCATTTTTTAAGACTTTTACTTCTACTGGATAACCATCACAATCTTCATCTTCGTCATAAGAATCTTCTACATCAGATTCATCATCTTCTGTAAAATCTTCCATTTCATTATAATACTCTTCATCCAGACAATTATAAACATTATCATCTTCCTCAGTTTCTTCAACTTCGTTACCACCTGCATCATTTATAAGACAAGCACAATTCCAAAAAATGATAGGATAATTGTGAGCAAGATTCATTTCTTGCAAGGCAACAAGACTATAAGCCAAGGTATGTGCACGGCAAAAGCTATCACGTTAATCCATTATTTCTAATGGCGTAGACTATATTTTAACCCGTATATAAAATACGTCAATATCTGTTTCGAACCGCGTATCAATAGCGGCCCTACTCTCGGCTTGACCCGAGATAGTCGTTACAGGCTTGAACGCAATGGATAATGTAATGAATTATCTTTATATGACTCGCCGTTATTTATACGACGGACTGTTATAGCAGAAACATTAGTTTTAGCAATGATTTCCTCATTACTTGCGCCATCCAACAACATTTTTTGAATTTCAATGGCTCTTTGTTTTCCAGAAGATACTTTCCTGAGAGGATAATCTGTTTTATCATCTTTCCATAAAGAACCAGAATTTATTTTCTTTATTGTTGAATAACTAATTCCTAATTGTTTTGCTAATTCTTTCATTGGAATAGAAGAATTTATGAGTAAATCTTTTATATAAAATATTTCATCTTTATCTTTATAATACTTACATAAAGGATACATTTCATTATCTTCTCGATAATATACCCCATGATTAATGGCACTAATATGTGATATACTTATTCCATATTTTTGTTTTATTTCATCAAAAGATACTTTATTCTTTATAGCAGTTTTTATTTCTTGGATATTTTCTTCATATAAAGAAGATATTGGAATTTCTTCACCGCCTCTTGTAAGATTATAACCACCTTGATTATCGCCAACAAAAGTTTTTAGTTGTTCTATCCAAAATTGTTCTGCTTTATTTATATCTTCTGTATCTTCTAATTCTTGTAATATGGAGAATATGAAATTTTCTTCTCCATACTCTCTTAATTTTCTATGGAATAAATAATTATATTCTTTACTTAGCGGATTATTAGCATTGCTTCTGTGTTCTCTTTTTCTCCGTTCTAAGTTATTGGTCTTACCAACATATTTATGACCATTTATTTTATTTGTATAACAGTAAATATAATTCATTTTTTATCCTCCTGATTCATTCCCACGGAATTATCTTTCTTACATATATAAGTGAAGATTTTCCCGTTAGCCTCTACAAATTTGAGACCCCGATGATGAATCGGAAAAGATATTTGATAGGGCAAGTTTTTCGTTCACCCTCTTTGGACTCTAAGAAGTACGTCCCATACATAATGAACTAATTTCATTTCGCAACCTTTTTCTTCGGCATTTTTGAAATATTCTTGTTCACATTCCTCAAATAACTTACCTTGTTTTTTTGCAATTGCTTTACGACATTTATCAGCAAATGAAAGGTCATTACCACCAAGTCTTGGTTCTTGGAGAAGCTGCATTAGTCCTTCTTGTGATTCACAAATACCAGAATTAATAGCTGGACTTTTACTTAACCATTCAATTTGCTCTTCCGTTAGTCCATAATCGCGCATTTCATCATACCATTCATTTATATTATTACGGTAACGTGCCCACATATCAAGAGGTTGCTCTGCTCCTTTTTCTGGAGCCATAAGACGAATAACAGAGTTAAGAACCGCAAGCTCATCAACTGAATGTGGTTTCGCAAGAGCAATACCGCTAATGCCTGACTGTTTTTCCATTTGAAATAGAGAAAGAATTTTATGCTTCAAAACCATTTCCCACATATCAGGATTAGTTCTGTCAAGTTTATAAAGACCAATAGCATTTTCATAAGTTTCGCGTAATGTTGCTTTTCTCTCTACTAAACCAGCATCACAAAGTAAGTCAAGGCAGTTATGAATTTTATCCATAGCTTCAACAGAAAGAGCATCAATTTTAATCAAAGATACCTTTTCAGCATCATGTAATTCAAATTGAGTACAAATAGTCCCATCTGGTGCGCGCATAAGTGCTGTTGAGTTTGTAAAAGGTTCATCAACAAAAATAACACCACCAGCATGAAGACCAGAGCCACAAATAAGCCCTTCAATATTTTGTGCAACCTGCCAGAGTTCTGGATAATTATTCGTCATTTCATTGACAAATTGTTTTATTGGTGGCCAATTATTTTCTTCATCACCATAAAAACATTGAGATAAACTTCTCAATTGCCCGCGGTCTGCGGGGATAAGAGAAGCGATATATTGTGCAATATCAACATCAATTCCTAATCCACGCGCGGCAGTAAGAATTGCCGACTTTGATTTTTCTGTTCTAAAGGTTGCAACATTTGCTACATAATCTTCACCATAAACTTTACGAAGATGCTGAAGAACTTGTGCACGACGTCCACCTTCAATATCTGTATCAATATCAAGAACAGATTCACGTTTTGGATTAAGAAAACGCCAAGGATATGTTTTGGTTGTTTCTCTTAATGTATCCATCTGAATAACATCAAGACAATACAACAAAAGAAAACCACCACCAGAACCACGCGCAGGACCAACGATTGTGCCTGCATTCCAAAATTCATCAATATTACGCTGAAGATTTAGATAGTAAGCACTCCATCTTGCCTTATTTACTTCAGAGGATTCCCAAGTTCTTTGGAGATTATCTTCCAAATCTTCGAATGCTTCTTCATTTTGTAAATCTGGATGAAGTTTGATACCATCAAGAATTGCATCAACAAGATAACGGTCACTTTTATATTTTGAATTGTAAAATTTTTCAAGAGTTGGCATCAACTTGAATGCTTCTTGATAATCATAAGTTTCTCCAAGTAAAGGACGCCAAAGTAACTCTGGAATACGAAGAGGACGACGTAAACTAAATTCTTCACATTTATCAATAATTTCATTGATTGAATTATAAGCATTATCAAGTTCTTTTCTTGAAAGTGATAAATGATTTTCTAGTTCTTCTGTTCCCATCATATAAGTAGTCATATAAAAGGCATCTACTTCACGGTCACCATCCTGAGCATTAAGATAAGCTTTATGAATTAAACGGTCTTCCTTTTTAAGATAATGACTATCAGTTGTGATGATATATTTAAAGCCTTGCTCTTTTGCAAAGTTAATTAAAAGTCTGTTTGCTAAAGTTTGTTCATTTGTTGCACTTGGCTGTAATTCTATATAAAAATTATCTTTACCAAAAATATTACCTATTTGAGTTGCCCAATTTACAATTTTATTATATAATTCAATATTTTTAGTTTGCTCGTATTTTAATAATTGCTTTGGTAAACAACCACCTAAACAAGCGCTTGAAGCAATAACATGGCCTGGATTAGCTCCAATAATATCAATAAGGTCTTGATAATAAGTAGGAACACGTCTCATTCCTCGTCCCATATAAGAACGCTTCCAAGCACGAGTAGAAATTTCCATAAGTTGTTTTGCGCCTTCGCGGTCACGTGCTAGAAGAATAAAATGGTAATAGCTATCAAAATCTTTGTTAAAATTTTCTGCGTTTAGTCCATTTCTACAAAGATAAATCTCATTACCACGAATGACTTTGAAGTCTGGATGTGTCTTATGAATTTTATCAGCATATTCTTCAACTTTTACCCAAGATGAAATGCATTCATGGTCAGTAATTGCTACTGCACGATGGCCAAGTTGAATAGCATAATCAATTAGATTATTTTCTTTAATGATACAATCACGGAGACGAATATTTGAGTATTGTGTATGATTATGAAGACTACCTGGGTATGTTAAGTTTTGAGTATTCAAAGATTAGCCCCCTTTTATTTTCTATAATAATTATAGCACAAAATCATCAAAAAGTCAAATTACTTATTAAAATCCATAAGTATCATCTAATACTTCATAATCTTCAATAAAAATTTGTGGAGTTAGATTACCCATCCATTCATTAACATTTGGTTTACCAATAACATTTAATTTTATCTGTTCATATTTTTCTAAGTCTTCAATCAATTCTTTTGCATGAAATTTCATATAAGCAATTCCATTTTTAGTGATTTTTACAGTATTTTTATCTTTTCCTAGAATTTGAACATCTTGTTTAGTAATATTTAAATCACCAATATAAATTAATGGCTCTTGATTACCTTGACCCCAAACATTTTCATATCTGTGTAAATCAAAAATAATATCTTTAATATCTGATTCTGCGGCATAACGAACAAAATTTACATCGTAAACACCTTCACCAAAATCAATATTTTCTAACTCTTCATCTGTATACTCCAGAAAATCTTGTAATTTTGATTCCTTCAAACATAAACCATGAGCACCTTCATGGCCAAGTGCCCATTCAAAATAACCCGTATCCAAAAAGAAGGTTTTCAAATTAGGAATTTTCGAATTAGCAACATTTCGAGCACTTCCTTTTATTTCACCCTGTTTATTACAACGAGCTACAATAGTTGGCTTTTTATATTTAGCCGCGCATTTCATGGCAACTAATCCATTTAGTTCTGATGGAAAATTATCTTCATCTGTTAGCTCAATAAATAATATCTTATGACTAAGTAAATCATTCTCAATAATTTTTTGGTCAATTTGAGCAGTAATTTGGTCAAGTAGTCTTCCTTGGCGCGCCTTAGCATTAGTACATTCTCTTATACTTTCTAAAGATGCAAACTCTTCCGTTCCTGCGGCTCCGCGCTTATGACTTGGAATCATTTTTCTACCATCAACAAATGCCCAAAATAAACGTTCTTTTTCTTCTTGGGTTCCAACTCGAATCATTGCATTAATGAGAGGGACTATATAGAAAGCGACTGTCATTGGATTTACTTTACCATTCATTGAATATGCTTGACGGTCAATAATATCAAGAAAAAATTTATTGCGAATATTAGATAGACCTTTTGTAACGATATATCTATTTTCTAATTCTTTCATATCCATCATATCACCTATTTCTGCGAGTGCAGCGAGGTCGAGATAATTATTAGCATAGTAATATCCATACTTACAATCATAATAGTTTAGAAATTGATAAACCATTCCTCCGCCGCAAAGGTCTTTATTTTTATAGTCGCGCGAAGCCTGATTGTTTATAATTACACAATATTTAGATACTTCTGTTTCAAGAATATGATGGTCAATAACTAGTGTTTTTATTCCATTTTCACCAAGTCGTTCGATGTATTCAAAATCATTGCTACCAGCATCGGCAATAAGACAGAGTCCATAATTTGTTTCAGAGTCAAGAATTTCGTCAATCTTATCAGATAGGCCATGTTGTTTACCACTGTGAAAAAGGACATCTATGTGCGCCTCCGGTGAAATTTGTTTGATGTATTGATAAAGCATACTACATGAACAGTATCCATCGGTATCGCAATCAGTAATTGTAATAATATTTACTTTTGCTTCTTCTACTGCCCAATGAAGTAGACTTACTGCTTCATTTATATTGTCTAAATCAGAAGAATCTTGGAGACAAAAACTATCTGGTTGAAGGAAATGTTCAATATTTGTCACTCCTCGCGCGCGAAGTAAATTTTCTCCATAGTCCTTTCTAAAATTTTCATTTACTAAATTATAATTCATTAGGTTACTATCACTCTCTTTTTAAATAATTCTTCAAATACTTCCTTTCCTCTATCAACTGGGCTATCTTTTAAACCTAATAGTCCTTCTCTATCATATATAAAAGAGAAATTATAGTATTGTTTATATTTGTTACAAATAGAATATAATTTATTAAAATACTCCTCACCCTTACTAGATGCTGGAAAATCATATTCTTTATCAAAAGCTATAATTACTTCTGCAGCTTTAGTATATTTCAATAAAAGGTCAAGTTGAGTTTTGTGTAAATTGCTACCACAAACAGCAACACAATTATTATTACGATAAAAATCGTTATATTTAAGACAAGATTTTTCTCCTTCAACCACAATAACTCGTTTCGTTTTATCTATTGCTTCACGTGCAAGATTAAGACCATATAAGTTTAGGCCAAGAGGATGAGAATACCATTTATTCTCAAGTTTTATAGGCATATACTTACCAAATTCTTCTATTTCTTCTTTGTTAAGTGCGCGACCGCGTATTCCAACAAGTTCTCCATTTATATCATAATGGGGAATGATAATTTTATTTTGTGATATTGAATATTTTATATCGTATTTAGCCATAGATTCTTCACTGATACCTTCGAGTAACCACTCGGTAGGTAAATCATCAGAAAAAATAGAGAGAATGTTTTTTGGATAAGTAGGAAGTTGGATATTTTTATTTTTACGCACATATTTTTCTTTTTGAGATTTATATTTAGGAGTATTGAACCTTGATAATGTAGAAACATTAGTTAGATTAGATAAAAGACAATATACATCTTTATACCAATCATAAGGAATATTGCGAGTTTCATAGTAGTGTTTGAGAAAATTGAATGGAGATAATGTCCCATCCTCGCTATAACATACAAATAAATGGCTATCATAGTAATAATATAATTTCATACTTCCATCTTCTACATTATGACAAATGGTATTGGTAATAAGATATGAATCTTTTTTTATTACTTCTTGTGCGCCAAGTTTATAAAGCAATGATTCCACAAGTTCTGGAGTTAGAGCATCTGTTATTTCTTGATAAAGTAAACTCATAACAGTCCTCCAAATAATTCGCCGTTTTTATTATTTTCTTCTACTACTTTTTCCCAATAATAAGGAGATTGTTTATCCATTTCTTCTTCACTGTCTTCTATTTCTGTGCTTTCATCATGCGCACTGTCCAAATTACTGTCTTGCTGTATGCTAAAAGTTTGCTCTGCGCGCGGAGGGATAGAATGGCTAGAATTTAGATGACGAACAAAATCATCATATTGACCGTAATTATCATCAAAATTGACTTCCATAATAGGAACTTCAATTTCTTTGATATTTGAATCTGTAACAAATACATCACTCCTACGACAAGTTCCTAGATCAACATTAGACCAAATTTTTAGATTAGTCCATTTACCTCGACGAACTTTATAGACATCATAGACTTGAGTAGGCATACCATACTTTGCTACATAAGGAGCAATTTGGTCTCGTTGGTCATCTGGAACTAAACCACCAATCATTGCGATATCTGCTTTATCAACAATACTTTTAGAACCTCTTATTGAGTTTTGATTCTTGATACCTTTTTCATTTGTATCTTGACTACTATTTAACTGAGTTGCACTCATCATAAAAACATCTTGTTCTACTGCTAAATCTTTTAAAGCTGTAGAAAGCATAAGTAAAGCAACATCTTCACGAATTTTCAAATCTCTAAATTCATTTAGCAATGCTGGATTAGAAAAAATATAGTCAAAAAATACATTTTTAATATCGTTTATAATACAATTCTGTCTGACTACTGATTTTACAATTTCTACTGATGGCATTGGAATTTGAACAATCATTAAATTATTTTTATATTTTTTAATCACTTCTTTTGCTTCTTCAATAATTGTTTGTTGTTCTTTGGTAAAATGTCCATAAAGAATAACATCTTCATTAATGCCAGTTAAATAAGCAACAATCATAGTTTGAATTTCTTCTTTAGTTTGCTCAGTAGCAATAAATAAAGTTTTTTCAGAATTTCCTGTTATTTTCCATTCCATAGTTTCCCAACTATATCTCATTGGAAAAGCAAGATAACAAGCTTCACCAAGTAATAGCCTTGTCTTGCCTCCTCCACTTGGGAAGCTAACAATATAATATTTTCCCTTTCGCGCGCCACGAGTAACTGTATTGAAATACTTACCTTGAAATCGCGCTCCCGCATCAGGAGAATTTTTCAATTTTTCTAATAGTTCATCAATACCAACAGAAACGTCAGTAGTAATTGACGCATCTCCTTCAACATATTCTCCCTCAACCTTATAAATTCTTCTCTTTAGTCCATCAAAAATATCTTTTGGTTTCAAAGTCTCGAATTTCTGATTGATTTCAAATTGTTTTGGATTTAATTCATTTTCTTCATAGAATTCCGAAATATCAAAACCACTTTTTTTCAAATCTTTCAAGCAATTGAATTTCTTTATTCTATTATAATAATACTCAAAATTCTCCGGTGTGCTCATGTCAAGAGCATCTTGTAAATAGCTAATACCATTATTTTGTTGGAACAATAAATATTGGTCTTTATGCTCCATCAAATAATTATCTATATCAATCTCACTCAAGGTTTGAGCGCCATTGTTATAAGAATTTAGTATTGCTATAAAAATATATCTTTCAAATCTACTCTCAAAATCATTTGGTTGTAGATTATATTTATCCTTTTCACTCAATAAACTTGGCTTCTTCATAAGTGAGCCAATGACTTGTAAAACTGCATTTTTATCAGAGAGCAATTATTTCACCACTCTTCAATATTATAAATTTCCTTTTTTCTTTCTTTCTCCATACGAGGAACGATAAGCATAGTTTCTTTTGGTTTTTCTTTACTAATAGAAGCTTCTATTTCTTTCTGCTTTTTATCAAGCATCTCATAATATTTCATTGCATTATCATAAATAAAAGGAAGAATACCTATGCCACCCTTAGATTTAGAATAATCTCCATGTTGAACTTCATAGAAATATTTGAAAGCCTTATACATATTTTGTAAAGTCCAGCCCTCATTTTCATGCTTATTTAACATTTTAGTAAGTTGGTCTTTTACTTTTTGAAAATCCATTTCTTTATGAAATTTTTCTTTGATATATCTATACATAGCATCAGCACAAAGATGGATTTGTTCTTCGCGCGCAGAAGCGTCTTTTAGAGGAGATTTTGCCATAACTTTATTACGGTCTTTTTTCTCTTCATAACATTTTACATGATAATACCATTTTTTTGGATACTGTACATAATCATATCCATCAATGCCACCTTTAGGGATAAGTTTGCCACACCAGCGACATTTCCAATAACCATTTTTATAATTTTTATTATCTAATTTCTCTGTCATAAGAACACCTTTCCATATAGACCAAATGGGTGAGAGATTACTCCCTCACCCTAATTATATCAAAGCTCTTTCATTCCAGAGATAACAAGCTCAAATAGGTCTTGCTGAGAAGAAGTAATTTCAGAAAGCTTAATGGGACGGTCAAAAATCTTTTCGGCAATTGCCATAATTCTTGCCGCATTATTTGGGTCTTTATCAATTAACTCCTTCCAAAGTTTCTCTGCTTCTGCTCGAACTTCTTCAAAAGAACGAACAGGCTCTTCAACTTTTTTGTCATTGTTATCTACTACAGTGGCTCCATGTTTTGCTTCCTCTTCAATAGCATTAGCAAGTGCTTCAGTAAGTTCCTGATATCCAAATGGGATACGTGCAGGAAGATACTTGAATCGGCTACCTGCCTGTACCGAAGGCGTAGAACGAGTATATAGATAACGATGAGCTTCACCATTTTCATCAAACTGAATACCAATATAACCAATAATATCAACTAATTGGTTAATAATGGCCGCACCACGTTTAGGAAGAGCTGGACCAATAATAGTTACATCTTCACCCTTATCATTTTTAATAACTTTTTCCTCGCTATGGGCAATAATAATCAAACCATAACCCATAAGAGTAATCTGACGAAGAGCATCTTCAAATTCACGCTTACAAGCAGTAAAACCTTGACCCCAAGGGATATCATTGATTTTACTTACATTGTTCTGTGTGCAAATAAATTTTTCACAAAGTTCCCATGCAATGCCAACTGTATCAATGGTAACCGTGTGATACATTTCTTTGGCCTTAACACTTGCTAACTGCTTTAGAACAGTTTTGAATTCAGACCATTTAGTAATATCTTGAGCATGGATACCTGCAATACCATTATAACCTCTCTCAAAAGCAAGAAGAAGATTATTAGGAGCCTGAGCAGCAAAAGAAGTCTTTCCTGCCTTTGGCTGGCTATATAAGCAGATATACTTTCCTCTAAGGTCACGGCTGATAGTAGTAGGCGCAATATTTAAAATATCAATTACTGCCATTACTACTTACCTCCCTTAGAAGCCAAAATCAGGCTTGGAAGGAGCACTAACTACGGGCTTCTTAGTCTCCTCAATACGCACTTTACGTGCAGCAAGAGCAGACTGGATATCTTTGATATCATATGCAGCATCGCCCTCAAGGCAACCAGCAGAACCAGATTCAATAATTAGTTCATGAACTGAAACCGTTTTAGCAGTCTTAATAGGTTCACCAAAACCAACCTCTTCTACAGTATACTCAGTTTTAGAAGAGAAATTTACCTTACCCTGAATACGAACGGTATCACCATCGTTCCAATACTGTTCAATATGATTCTTAGCATTCTCACTAGCAACAATAAACTTCACCAGGTCTGCGCGGCCACCATACTGAATAAGCACACCATTAACACAAAGACGACCAGTGGGAGTACCTTCCTTATCAATTTCATCAGCCTTATTACCCACAACAATAGTAGAAGTAAAAGTAGCCTCTGGCTTACACTCATTCTTAGGAATCTTATTGATAAAACTTGCCTCAATACGAGAAGTATCGACTAGGTCACCGTTCTTAGCATAGAAGACATTTTCCTTTAAAGCACCGCTGGTAATACGCACACGGTCTGCCTCATCAATATTACCACAAGCTGCAATAGACTTAAAGTTCTCCATAACATCTTTGACAGAGTTATAAGCTGGATTTTCAGTACCAGCATTGGTGTAACGGGTTACGAAAGTGCTAATAGGAACTTCCATTTCAGTCATTGTACCATTAACTTCCTGATCAACACGAATTTTAATAGTACCACGAATACATTCCTTAGTCTGACCATTCTTGGTAATTGTTGCGTTATTTAGGTCTACCTCTGAGAGAATACCACAAATTGTAACTTTGTTCTCACTAATATTCATATAAAATTTACCTCTTAATAATTTATTTTATTCATTTTATTCATTCATTTCAAATAAAAAAATATGGGAAGAACCAATCAATTTAATATGTGTTCTTCCCATATATATTACTTATTCAGTTTATTGTTTTCTAAAATTACTTCTCTTCAGCGGCATCAGGATTGAAAGCCATACCATCCTCGGTAAGAGAAATGTACTTAACAACGACATCCTTGTCATCAGCACCCTTGATGTGCTCCTCAGTACGAACAGCATAGCCCTTCTTGCAGAGGCCAGTAACAGAACCAACAACAGTGGGGCCAGAAACACCAAGAGCATCAGCAATGTCCTTATTAGTTAGCTTGGAACCATAATTGTCCTTTAAGAAATCGAAAACACGGCGACTATTGATTGTCATAACAAAATTCTCCTTTTAATAAATAAAATATATTTTTAATGGCACAAGCCACTAAATTCAATAAAATAATTTCTTTCCCTCTCACTTTCTGTAATTAGTATACTAAAAATTTGAGAAAAAGTCAAATTTCTTTCCAGTGAAATTTATAAGTTTTGCACTTATTTCTTTCTCATTCACTGTATAAATATTATACCAAATATTTTCTGAAAAGTCAAATTTTCACTTTACTCTTCAAGAAAAAATATAACATTTATAGAAAGCAATCAATTCATTTCTGTCTCTCTCACTTTCTATAAATATTATACTCTAAATTTTCTCAAAAGTCAAAATTTCATTCTAACTTTTATAATGAGAAAATTGAAGTTGCTTTTTCTTTTGCTTTTAGTTTCAAAGCCTTTACACCCAAGCTCCCCTTTGACGTCAAAGCTACTTCGCGCGTAGAAAATCTAATCGCCGCAGAACCAGTAGTTGTTACTACATCCATTACATCATTTGCTGGTAAAAAACCAACAAGTTTTTCTCCGTCAGTAACTTTATGGAGTTTGGTTCCTTTTACATTACGATTAGTCTTGGGAAGTTCATCCAATGAAGTTCTACTAATCATGCCATCTGAAGTCAGTGATACGATTTCGTGCGCAGAACTATCAATAACCTGAGCGTCAATAACTTCATCACCATCATTGAGTTTTGCTCCTTGTACACCCATAGCAATTTTACCAACAGGGGTAATATCAGATGTACTAAATCGCATAAACTGACCACGCGTAGTAAGAAGTCCAATATCTTCATCATTTAGGAAAAGAATTTTACAAAGATTATCACCCTCGCGCAGTTTGATAGCAGAAGAGCCACGGCCTGTTTTGGTTTTATATTCAGTAATTGCTGTCTTTTTTACAAGTCCATTCTTTGTAATGAAAACAATAAATTTACTTGCACTGGCTTTATCAAAGGAAGTGATATTTGTGATATACTCACCATCTGCTAACTTCAAAATTTCGCTCACATTGATAAAAGCATTCAAAGGAAGGTCAGATAGAGGATAAGAATAACTCTTACCAAGATTAGAAAAAGCCATGAGAGTTCCAAGATTAGTATCTGCGACACTTTCAATGACACATTCACCATTTTGAAGTTTTATTTTACTTCCAGTTCCACCACGGCGCTGAGTAATTAGAGTGGACTGTTCGTTAGTATAAATGTTGCCATAATTAGTCAGATTTACAATAAGAGACTTTTGTTCAATAACTTCACCCTCTTCATTAGACTGTAAATCCATAATTTGTGTTCTGCGCGCGTCTCCAAATTTGGTTACGACTTCACGAAGTCCATTTTCAATTTCTTTTTTGAGAAGAGTTTCATCATTTAGAATAGACTCAATGTGCGTGGCCTCTTTTTCAAGGTCGGCTTTTTCATTTTCAAGTTTGTTGATTTCAAGACGAGCAAGACGCGATAGCTTGATATCAAGAATTGCCTTGGCTTGTGCTTCATCAATAGAGAGTAAAGATTGAAGAGCCACATTCGCTGCGCGCGTATCAAAAGATTGTTTGATAGTGCGGACAACTTCATCAATCATATTGATTGCCTTGAGTAGACCATCAATAATATGAAGCCGCGCGCGAATTTTATTGAGATCAAATTCAAAACCACGGATATATACTGCGCGCTCATGGTCAAGATGAGATTGAAGAAGTTCCTTCCATGTAAAAACTTTTGGATAGCGACCATTTTCAAGCATGGTCATATTGATAGTATAATGACTCTGTAGAGAAGTATTCTTATATAAATACTTCAATACTTTTTCTGGTGTTGCATGTTTAGTAAGATAAATTTTCAAATTACTTCTATAACCACTATTACCAGTCAAATCATTGAAACGCTCAATACCTGGATTTTCTTCACTCTCCAGAATTTTTTCAAGTTGTTCACAAATTGTATTTGTATATACTCCAAAAGGAACTTCACTAACAATAAAACAACGCTCTTTTTGATTATATTCAAGAAGACTGCGAAGTTTACAAGCGAATCCTCTTCCATTGAGAAGTGATTCTTTTGTCTCTTTTGGATTGAGAATAATTGCTCCGGTAGCAAAATCAGGAAGAATAACAATATCTTCTGCTGGAGTATCTGGTTCCCAAAGCAACTTGATAAGAACTTCATTGAGTTCTCTAATATTGAATTGAGGAACAGAACTTGCCATACCAACAGCAATACCGCTACTACCATTTACAAGATTATAAAAACCCTTACTTGGTAAGACAGACGGATATTGAAGATTATCAGCGTAATTATCATGCCATTCCTCAATGGTATTTTTCTGAATATCGGCAAATAAATAATTACAAGTTTCTGCTAATCTTGTAGATGTATAACGCTCTGCCGACCAACTACCAGAACTCATAAGTGTGCCTGAATTACCTTTTACTTCAGTAATAGGATATCTCATACTAAAGTTTTGTGCTGCGCGCATCATAATACCGACGCAAGAACTATCACCATGAATATAAAAATCTTTCATAGCATCCCCCATAGGGGCATTAGTTTTTTCATAAGGTTTTTCATGGACATATTTATTACGCCACATGGAATAAAAGATTTGTCTAGCAGATGGTTTCAATAAATCACGAGAATCTACAAGTGCGCGAGACTGAAGAACTGCTCCACTATATTGAATAAAAGAATCTTTGATAATAGGAGTAAGATTTACTTCCAAAGAAATTCCTCCTTTTACATTTTATATAATTATTATAACAAAAATAGAGAGGAAAGTCAAATTTCCTCTCTACTCTTTATTCTCTAATTAGTGAGAAATCAACATTTTTGAAAATAAAATCTGTTCGAGGTTCAACATCTTTGCCCATAAGACTATAAAGCAAATCAAAACTAAGCTGGTCTGGTTTGAACACATCAAGTCTTTGATATTCTGGAGTGAACATGGATTCATGGGCCTCTATTGCTTCGAGTGAACCAAGTCCCTTCGCGCGATGAACTTCACCTTTGATTTTACCCTGCTTACGCGCAGCATCAAATTCTTCATCATTGAAATAATAAGAACGATTTTTACCTTGCTCGACAATAAAAAGTGGAGAACGAAGCCAACAAAGGCGACCTTCCTCGATAAACTGAGGGGCAAGTTTTAGTAAACAAGCCATAACAAGAAGCCCGATATGATAACCCACTTTACCCAATATTTCTATTGGAGTAGACTATATGTTACTCATTATAAAATGAGGATGCTCTTTCCCACCTACGTATCAATAGTAGGGGTACTCCCCTTCCGGGGGATAGTCGTTACAGGCTTCATTTACTAACCCAAGCCTTTTGTTTTTTGCTATATACTGGAAGGTTTTTATAGGTGCGACCCCACAGTATTTGTTGTATTGTATTATAATTACATCTATCTTTATAATCATTATAAATACTTTTCGCATCTTCTGAGACGTATCTTTGACGCATTTCTAGAACTTCTTTATCAGTAAATTTAGCATTGGTAGATTTTTCACCATCTGTGGCATGATATTTATAAAAGTTTTTATTTTCTTCTGTATAAACTTCCATTTTTATATCTTGCCAAGTGGAGCCATCCCAAATACTAGCAAATCCATCAAAGCTAATTTTATCTTTGAATAATTCATAAACTTCTCGTCTACGAAAATGCTCATCATAACAATTTCTTATATAAGCGACGTCTTCATTTGAAAGTTTTGTTCTGCCATTATTTTCACCACGGCCATTTTTCCCTCCGGGATGACAGTTGTAGCCAAAACCTTTATATGTGTCATAATAAGCAATCCAATAAATTTCTCTTTCATCTAGATTTTCAAGAGAACACTCTTCGATTATTTCAAAATCGAAAGATTCAATTCCATATTTATGAATTGCTATATCTATCGCTAAATCTGTTTTTGTTTTATGTTCAGAAAATCTTCTATCTATATTATTTGATTGCCCAATATAAGATTTTCCATTTTGTTTCTTTGTAATTTTATATATGCCTATCATTGCGGCACCTCCCACAATTTTAGGCTTTGGGTTAGCAAATGATTCCCACGGGATCTGCGTGTCCTTTTTGAAAAAAGGATTTAGCTTCTCTTACCACCATAACCTTACGGTTTAGTTGCCCGTTAGCCTCTATTTATAAGTAGAATATGTAAACCCTAATTATAAAAATTTGAGACCCGATTGATAATCGAAAAGCATCTACAGACAGTTTTACTTATCTGAATCCGCATCTGTACAAATTCCAAGACGTCCATATCTAAGTTTCTTACTGTCGTATTTTCCAGGAACAATATTCATCGCGCTGAGAAGAAGTTTGATTTCTTCATTCTGAAAAATCTTTTCATCATCATTAGAAAGGCAGTTGATAATTTTACCTTTGACACACATTAGACCAGTTTTATCGGTATTACGCGCCTGTGCCATACCATTGAGTGCACTGTCTCCCTCACAGACAAGAAGAATAGCATCTTGTCCAAGGAATTCTGCATCCTTGAGTTTATCTGATGCGAATACTTTACGCTTCTGATTTTTTTCAATATCTTTCTGCGCATTCAAGACCTGAACTCGCGCGCGTTCTGCGGCGGCTTCTGCTTTAGCAATTTTAGTGAGAATTTCAATAACTTTATCAAAATCCCCTCTGCGGCGCGCGTAAAAATCTTTTAGGCAACTTGAAATCGCAGTAGCAGTTGCTGTTCCTGCTTCTTTATTAGCCAAAGCAGTTTTTGCTTGGTTAGAAAATTGGCCAACATGGACTTTGACGGAAACAAAACCCTCAAGACAATCTCGGATTTGTTCTCCAATGAATTTTGTTTTTGCGAGATTATTGAAAGTTCTTGTTAGAGAGGTTTTGAAAGAACTAATAAAAGCTCCACCATCAGGCATATAAAGACCATTTGCATAACCCTTGATACTACCTTTTTTAGTTACCCATTGTAGAGCAAGTTCTACTTTGCAATCTTCATCTTCATAAAAATAACTAAAAGGTTTGCCGATAGCATTTTCACTTTTTAGACCATCAATAAGTCCATTTTCAGAGAAGAAAATTTGTTCTTTTCCATCAATAATAAGAATAATTTTTAGCCCTTTAGTAAAATAAGACATTTCACGAAGCATATTTTTTAGAGATTCTTCATCAATAAAAATATCTCCGTAAACGGCTTCATCTGGAACATAAGTAATAATAGTTCCAGTTTTAGAATCCTTTGCTTTTGAAATTTTTACATCTGAAGTTGGAGTGGCACCTTCTTCATTGCTTTCAAATCGTTGAAAATAAATATTTCCATCTCTATGGACTTCTACTTCAAGCCACTTTGCTGTATGACAAACTACTTTATTACCCTCACCATTGATACCAACCGAACTAACATAAGACCCTTCCTTATGTTTTGCTCCTGAGTGCGGAAGTAGAAAAGCTGCGGTAAGAGAGTTCACTCCATCATTACGAACCGCGCAAGGAATTCCACGCATATTATCAGATACACGAATTTTTCGTTCTTTTGTAAAAAGTTCAATTTTTAGAAAAGGATTTTCTGGTTTATATACTTCAAATTCATCCTGAACATTGACAATAAGTTCACGCAAACCAAGATTGATTGCTTCTTGACGGTCTGCGCTAAGATACATTCCAATTTTTTCTCTAAATGCTCGACCTGGAGATAAAGTTGTCAAGTCATTAGCGCCGTATGTCATTTAGTATTTCCTCCAATCTTTCTTCAATATCTTCTTCATAAGTGATATAATATAATTTTATATTATTATTATCACAATATTCTTTTTTTATTATATCAGATTTTTGTCTTTCTTCAAATTTTTCTTTATTATTCCAACCTGAATTATGATATTTGAAATGAATATCTCCTTGATATTCTATTAGACAAAGTAATTCATTTTTATTATTGAAAATAGCAAAATCATATCTATATTTCCCACCTTTTTCCGTAGAAAAATTTGGAAAAGAATATTCGGCTTTATAATTGATATTATGACTATTTAGATATCTGTTTATTGTCATATTTCCAACAGAAGAAATACAACCACAAGAATTGGTGTCTCCGCATTTCAAATATTGATGTTGAACTTCACAAATATTACCACAATCACATTGGCATAACCAGACTCTTCTTCTTTTTCCATTATCTTTAGTTATCCATCTTGAAAATGATAAAACAGTTAGACGACCAAATCTTTGTCCAGTCAAGTCTCCTCCACCACGTTTCATGTTACTTTCTGCGGCTCGTTCTTTTTGATAACAGCCACAAGATTTAGTGTTACCACTTCGTAATTTTTTCCCACTTACTATTACTTCATTTCCACATTTACATCTACATTTCCATGTTGCTCGATTGTCTTTATCATTTGGAGCGCGTGCTATTACTGTGAGATAACCATAAGTATTACCTATTTCATTTTTTAGAGCCATTTATCTCACCTCCTTATTTATAAGTAAAACTGGACTAAACGGAATATAATAAATTCATACCATTATATTCCATTAGTGAAAGCCCACCTCCACTTTTGTATTATCTTTTTTCTGTTCTAAAACTACAGAATCATTTCCATCATTCAATTTTATATAAAATTCTGAGGTAATTTCTTTGGCAAGTTGTTGAAGTTGCCCAACCTTTTCAAAATCCATAATTGCCTCCTTTTCATTTTTATATTTATATTATACTATAAAATAAAAGAAAAGTCAAATTCTAAAAGAATCTGACTTCTCAATTATCATTCTGAAGATTTTTCTCCCCATGCTTCATATATCTCTTCTTTCGTAAAAGCCCATCCTTTACCATAAGTATCTGCTGTATATTTATTATAGTCTGGGCCAGGCCAACCCCAAACATAGAAGAAACCAGTCTGGTCTTTGAACCAATCAAGACAATCTGTATTGATTGTAAAAATTTGCTTATCAAGAGAATCAGGAATCTTATTTGGGCTATACAAAAGGCTATAGATACAGTCATGCTTCATTACTTCGATATAGAAATTTTTTGTTTTGTCTAACATATTCTCACCACTTCATCATTGCTGGTTTCTTTTTTGGTTTATTTGTTACCCAAATCAACTTATCAATCGCACGAGTGGCTGCGACATAACTTACGCAACGTTCATCTGTATTATAGAATCGTGCGCCAATGACTACTACATTCTTACGTTCAAGACCTTTACTGGTATGAATAGTCAATACTTTGACTGTATCTCGTGCCATAGCCTCAGCAAATTCTTGAGCATCAAGTTCCGCGCGTTTGAAAGAATCACATGGAATACCTGCTTTTTCGAGAATGGATTTGATAGAAGAAAGTTCATTATTAGTGCGGCAAAGAACAAACCAGTCATTATAATGACCATCATTCTTGATTGCTTCGGCGATTTGAGAATTAGTGAATTCACCCTCAATTACTTGACCTTCAGTTCCGCGCATAGGGATAGAATAATCAACGTATTGTTTACCATTTTTCTTGATGATATCTTTAGCAAAAGAAAGAATTCTACTACCATTGCGATAGTTTTTATTTAGGTCATATGTCATTACATCCCAATCTTGAGTTAGTTCAAGAAGTCTTGCGGGATTGGCCCCACGGAAACCGTATAATTCTTGGCGTGGGTCAAAGAATATCATATAATTCTTAGGCTGGATCATATCTAACATAAAATATAATTCATTTTCTGTTGAATCCTGTCCTTCATCCAAAAGCAAATAGTCAACTTCTTTTATTGCCCATGGACGCTCTTTTATAATTTCAAAGAATTCATCAAAGTTTTCTTCTTGAATTAGTTTAGAAGTATCATAACCAGACATAAGTAATAGACGATTACAATAAGCATGAACAGTTCCAATAAATAAGGATGGATAGTCTCCAATTCTTTTTCTCATTTCAATCGCGGCAGCATTAGTAAAAGTAATACATACTACTTTTGATGGATCAGCACCATGTTCAAGGATATATTTTAGTCGTGCTGTAAGGCAGTGAGTTTTTCCTACAGCGACAGAGGACATTACTAATACTTTTGATTCTTGTGTTTCTACTATTACTTTCTGCAAATCATTTAGTTCCATAATTCAACTCCTATCTTCTCTTTCCACTATTTATTTTATTATATTTCAATTTTCTCAAAAATTCAAATTTTAGCCGCTTGCCTTCATGTTGAATCCATATTTATCCGCTCCATAGAATTCAATCCAGAATTTTTCGCGCGCGGATAGGTTTTCCTTTTCTACTCTTTCAATTACTTCAAAAGTAAAATTATCAATTCCTTGTTTCTCCATTGCGTCATGAATTGCTGCCCATGAAATAGTTCCAGTATGAAAAGCAGATTTACAATGCTGTTGCCAACGAGATTTGATATCGGTTGATTTGCCAATATAAATACGTTCGTCTGGCCCAGTAATTTTGTAAATACCACTAAAAGATTCATTATTTAGCACACGCTTCTCCATTTCTTTCACTGGTCGCGCAATATAAAGGTCATAAATAAGTTTATATAATGAGGTAGTATCATTTAGACGAGGCATGATAGACAATAATATTTGAATATCTTCTTTTGCGCCATCTGATAATTGGATTTTATAAAATTGACTTTGCTCTTCAACCGCACGCTTGCGAAGAATTGCTTCATTTATAAGTCTTTGTTTTTCTTTGAAGTCATTTACTTCGGATTGTAGACTTTCCTTCTGCGCGCATAATGAAAGAATATCATCATTTATAACTGCTTTTATTTCTTCTCCATACTCATTGATATTCTTTGCCATTTGGTCTTTAGAAGCCTGGACTTTCTCTTCCTCCGCGCGCAGAGTAGATTGAAGTTTTGTAATTGCTTCAACTTTATGGTGCTGAAGTTGTTCATCTACTAAAGCAATACGATGATTTTTATAATCATTTAGTCTAATTTCATATGCGTTTTTCAAATTCTCAGTATGTTGGTATAGAATATCTTGTTGCTTCAAAGCATCAAGTCTTGCTTCATCTATTTGATTTCTAATTGTATTTAGAGAACGCTCTTGCGCGGCAATAGAACTATTATAATTTTGTTGTAATTGCTTTATTTCTATGTCATACTTTTCTTTTTCTAATCTATATTCTTCTTGTATTCTTCTTCTTTCTTCTACATATTCACTAAAGTCTCTTTCAGTTAACTTTAGATATTTATTCTTCAAATATTTTGATAATAAAATTATTGCTATTATTGCTACTAATATAATTATACCATATATCATAACCACTCCTCCATAGTTATTTTATCCCTATAATTATATTATAGCATAAAAAGAAGAGAGTGTCAAATTCTGACACTCTCAACTTTTGATTAGAGCTTCCCATCCCTAGAAAGCGTATTATAATATCCAATGATAAAAGCATATTCAACATCCATTTGTCCATTTGTCAAGTTATTAGCCTTCAACAACTCATTATATTTTTTGTGAATGTCAAATATATGATTGAAATCATCTAAAGTGGGGACTGTAACACCATGACGGCATTGTGTGGCGAAGTGGAGAATTTCATATCTAATGCGGTCAATTTCATTCTTGTCAACTTTTTCATTGAGAAGTTTTATCATATCATTTTGCGCGCGGTTTGTGTTTTCAATATCATCAAGTCGTTCATGGATATCATCAATTTTACTAAAAATTTCCCCATAAATTTCTTCTTGATGAATTTTGAATTGTTCAATCAATGTGTCTGCGGTTTGTTTAGAAATTTCTTGAATTCTATCTTTCCTTTTTTGTTCTCGCTTGGCGACACGTTTTTTGCCCGCGGTCGTAAATGTTTCCCAAAATTTGACTATTCCTAAAATTGCGCCGAGAAATCCCGCAATAGCAATGACTCCGCCAGAGAGATACTGTAAGTATTGTAAAATCATCACAACACCTCCCTTATCAAAGATAAGTAGTTTTAGTGACGGTAATTTACAATGTTTTGAGCACTCAAGGCGGAGTCAAATAATCATTATGAAATTTTGATTTTACGAGATATTGTGGTCGAAATAAATCGTTGAAATTATAAATTGTAGAAAGTTCCCAATAAGGAATACGGTAGAGTTTGAAATTGCGCGCGAGACAATAAGAATTTTTCTTACGGTCTCGTTCACGCGCGGCAAGATAACCTTTATGGTTTGTAAATTGAGAGATTTGTTGATAATGCTGAATACCATCATATTCAATATGAATTTGATAATCTGGCAAATAAAAATCAAATCTCAATGGGACATTTTTCTTTCCATGTAAATCTGGATAAGTTTTTTCTCTTTCAAACTTCACGTGCGCTGCGCGCAGAAGAGAAACAATGTAATCTTCTCCTTTACTCATTGGCAATCTGAGAAAATTCGCACTCGCGTGCAGTCTTATCGGTTCGCCACTCAATAATCTTTGCATGACGGAACTTGAATGTATCCGGTTCAATTTCCATAGCATTGATAGACACTACACGGTCAGTCCAGTTCTCTGGATTTTTGACAATACCTTCCTTGACTTCTTCAGTAATACCAGAAATCCAACCTACGGGATAAACTTCATCGTTTCGATAGACACCAATTTCTACCGCGCTTGCCCAGTCATTATAATATCCCTTTGAAATTGGGTAATAAGGTTCACCAAGACTATACTGTTTATAGTAATCACCATAAACTTTTTCGCCTGTCTGCTCATTTAGCCAATATTTCCAATCTTCAATATGGTCACCATTATAAGCGCGTGTAGAAGGCTTATAACGACCAGTCAGGAAACAATCAATGTAATTATCAAGTTCTTTCTTGATTTTGAGAGTTTTCTGTGCTGTGCGTTTACCTGGTTCAGCATGAGAATCAGCACGTGTAATAACAATACCTTCGCCACCAGAAGACATAACTCTCATAAGTTCATTCCAAAGAGCATCCCCTTCATAATACTTAGCAAAGCGAATATAAGAAGCATCCTGATACTTTTCGGCAATTTTAGCAAGAAGGTCAAAGCGTTCGCGCGCAGTGAGAGAAAGACAAGAATGACCATTATATGCCCATACGTCGAAGACATAATACCATAAGTATCCACTCTTTTCTTGACGAGCAATGGCTTTATCTTTCAGGCAACCCATAAAAGTCGTAACTTTTCGACTTGCACTATCTTTTTCAAGATGAATTTCACCAAGGAGGCAAGTACCATTAGGAAGAGCATTAAAGAAAGGTCTAAGTTGAGGAACCCATTCAAGTTTATCTGTCATCTCACCTTTGACATTTTCATTGCGCGCGCAAAGAAATAGATTACCATCTTCATCCTTTGTAAGCCTATAGTATACTCCATCGCGTTTCTCACTACCAAGATAATCTCCAGAATAGATACGATTATGAATGTCAATTTTTACATTGGCTTTATTTTTTGCGAAAGACCAGTACTTCTCTGCTGGGAGATGATAAAAATCAATTCCATCAATATATCCATTCATAAATTACATTTCTCCTTTATATAATTATAGTTTATTTTATCAAAATCTGTATATGGGATTTCTATAAGTGGGATATTATTTTCTTTACAATATTCTTTTTTCATATTATCAGAATTTTCTTTATTCCACAAATTATTTTTATCATAATGTTGTTCACCTTGATATTCAATTAGACAATATAACTTATTATCAATAAAAATAGCAAAATCAAAACGTAATGGATATATATTTTTTAGTTCTTGAAAAGAAAATTGTGTTTTGTAAGAAATATTATTTTTTTGTAAAATAGATAATATTTTTTGTTCTCCTTTAGAATTCATACAACCACAACTTTTTTTCGCTCCAGAGCATAATCTGCTAGTTGTAGATGAAGTAATATTACCACAATCACATTTACATTCCCAAATACTTTGTTTGTTTTTATCTTGTCCTATTTTTCTTATTACTACTAATTTTCCAAAACGCATATTAGTAATATCTTTTTCTACACATTTTTTGTAAAAATTTTCTTCTCTTAGACAACCGCAAGATTGTGTTTGCCCACTATGTAATCGTGAACTAACTACGGAACAAATATTGCCACAATCACATTGACAAATCCATTTTATTTTTTTATCGTTAGATAGTTCTATATCTTTTTTTATAACAGTTAGTCTTCCGTATCTATTACCAACTTCAGAACAATTTTTACAATCTTTACTGGTTCCTTTTGTTAAACATTGAGTATTTACTTCTTTTTCGTTGCCACATTCGCAACGACATAACCATTTTCTATTTCCTTTATATTCTATAACTGTCCATTTGCTATTTTCTACTCCATGTTCTTTCATAACCCAACCAGTCATATCTATAAAATTATGAGGTCTTTTAGTTTTCATGATTCACCTCTATATAATTCTTTATTATACTTTTATTATATTTCATTTTTCTTCAAAAGTCAAATTTCTTTTATATGAAAATGCTATACTTTTCTTTCAAAATATTTACTTCAAAATAGAATAGAATTATAGGAGGCGCGCAATGAATAAGAAATTACTTTATGCTGCGGCCGCGGCTTCAAGACGACGTATGTTGATTATGCGTCTTATTTGTGCTCTTGGTGGTGGATTGAAGTGAAAAAAGAAAAACAAAAAAAGAAAATCGAAGCATCAAAATTATTTACTGATTTATCTTTTGGCTTGGCTTTTGGTTTTGTAATTTTTTGTTGCTATGAAATGCATAGACTACAAGACCTTACTCCTATTACTTATCTTGGTGGAGGAATTTTGATTTTACTTGGTATTGTAGTAAATGCCTATATGAAACGTGCTGCGGCAAAAGATTTAGCACGACAGAAAATATATGAAACTCAAATGCTTTCAAAAATAAAACAAAAATATGGCGATGATTACCAAGAAGGAGAAGCACACGATACTGATGTAAAGATATAATAAGAGGGTTGGAAATTCCAACCCTCTATTTTATTCTGCACAACGAATAAGCCAATTTACAAAGGCATTCGCTTCATCTTGAAGATTATCAAGAGTAGAATTATTATTTACAAAATAATGATAAGGATAATTTTCAACACCATCATCTGAATCATTACCCATTATTTTATTTGCCTCATCACGACGAACAAAAACTGCTGTTGCTCCATATTTATAAACATAATCATGGATTTCTTTTGGTTCGCGTACCATAATAAGAATATATGTTGGATATGGAGTATCATTGAGACGGTCATATCTATTGGCTACATCTTCAACATTTTTCATAGTCAAATTTCCCCAAGGAGAATTTACTAATACTTTCTTCATATCGCTCAAAAACTTGCGCGCTTCTGGTGTTTTTTTACCATCCCATCCTGCGCGCGCAACAAGGTCTTTTACAAGACTTACTGAGGAATAAACATATGCTCTTCGACCACGAATACCGAGTTCTTTTGTTGTGTAATCAGCAAAACTCGATTTTCCTGACCTGGCATGACCATTAACAATTACATACTTAACCATTTTCTGCATTTCTCCTTCCTATTACTGCTAAGCTATCAGCATAATTATTCCATTGAGAAGTAAAATTATCCCCTTTTTGATGGCCTCTTACTTTTCGATATTCAAATCGCGTATCATCAAAAGTTGGAATGAGTTCCTCCCATAGCTTTTTATTTGCTACTGGTGTCTTTTGAGATGTCATCCAACCATTAGTCATCCATTTCAAATACCATCCTTGATTAGCACAATTTATAAGATAAGCACTATCTGTATAAATAATATATTCAAGTTCTCTAACAAAACCATTCTTACTCATCAAATTTTTCTTGATATACTTTACTGCTTCTACTGCGGCAGTAAGTTCACCCCAGTTATTAGTGGTTCCTTTTTGACCACCATACTTAGAACAAACTATATTTTCTTTATCATCAAGAATAACATAACCCCAACCGCCTACTTGATTAGGTTGACCATTTCTTGTGCTAGCACCATCAGTAAAAATATAATACATAATTATCCTTTCTTATAATAAGCGTCATAAATATAAGTAGCAATATCCAATGGTAATTTTTCATTATAAGATACTTCATGACAAAAATCAAGAGGAATAACTTTACCCTTATTATTTTTCATGATAGGTTTCCATTTGAAATTATTTTTATATTTACGTTTGAATTTTATATAGGTAAGCAAATTAGTATTCAAATATAATGTTTTGTTTATCATATTTGAATACATAGAAGCAATTTCAAATGTAGTAAGGTGATATTTAGATTTTGGATTGAAATGATATAATACTACATTATTATCTTTTACAATAGAATGTAAATATACAAATGAACTATTCAAAAATCTATCATAGTTATTATAATTTTTTTCCATTTCTTTTTTTGCCATAACATCATAATTTGAAGTATAATCTTCCATTTATTATAACCCTCCTATTTTATTATAATTATATTATACCAGATTTTTGAAGAAAATCAAATTTTGACTTTTGAAGAAAAATATATTATTTCGCGCGGGCGCGCATTTTATTATAATGTATAAATAATGGATGGCTGTACAAATTTGATTTTTCCTGAAAATTTTGGTATAGTATTTATAGAAAGTGAGGGTGATAAGAAATGGCTAAGTTGTCTGACGAAAAAATTGCTGAAATCCAAAAGCGATATGCTGAATGTGGTGTCTATGCTCAAGTTGCCAGAGAACTTGGTGTATCTCCTGCTACCGTCAAGAAGTATGTTTCTTCCTCTGACTCTGCGCGCAGTTCAAAAGTTAGTGTTCCTATTACCAAATTTGAGAGTGAACCTCTTCCTATTGAACAAATTGTGTCCCCTTTGACTCATCAAGGTTGGCTAGACTGGTGTTCATTTACTGACGATGATTTGAAAAGTGTTGAAAGTCTGAAAGGAGAATTATAATGAAGTGGTTTACACTTGAAGAAACTCCATATCATAATAACGAATGGACTATTCGACCTTCTAATAAATTTTATGAAACTTTTAGTGGTATTCATGGTTCTTATCTTGTTTATCCTGCGCGCTTGTGTGGATTTACATATGGAGACTGGTGTAGATACTGCCGAGATAATTATCAAGCAAAACTCTATGGTGGTTCTAAATATATTGTTGTAACTTTTCCTAACAAGGAAGATGCAAATACTTTAGCAAAATTTTTAGATGACAGAATGAATAAAATTGTAAAGGAGTAATTGAAATGAAGGAAAAGAAGATTTATAAGATTGAGAATGAGGCTGCAAAGAAGAATCCTAAGCGCAATTACATTGAGTATTATGTGAACGAAGAGAAGAAGATTGTGACCGCAGTTTTGACTGGCGTGCGTCAGGAAATGTCGAATATGTTTGAAAAGAAGTTTGCTAATGCTGGTTTTTCTGCGCGCCGCGATACTTGGTTTCTTGGTGGAATCGAAGCACTTTCTGATGTTATGAAGTTTATTCCTGATAAGATTGTAGCAAGTGCTACTTGCGCGCCAGAAGATGAATTTGATGTAGAGTTTGGTTGTAGTCTTGCTCGTATGCGTCTAATTGAAAAGCTTTATACGTATCGTGAGAGAGTTTCTTATGACCTGGCAGTAAAAGTTGGCATGATTCAGTGCGCTCTTATGGATTACAGTGAATTCTGCGGTATCAAGATTGAAAACCTTATGGAAGATATTGATGTTACTCTTTCCGAGCATAACTGGTAATCAATAATTTGATTTTTACTAAAATTCAACTATAATAAATATATAATCAATAAAGGAGATATGTAAAATGGAAATGGAAAAGATGGCTATCAAGGCTCAGGCAGAAACCCGCGCAAATCTCTATCGTATTGTTACTGATGCTCTTGGTAGCGAAAATTTTGCTACTCAGCCAATCAAGGGTGGCCGTCTGATTGATCTCAACAATGGTTATTATGCTAAGGTTTCTATTAGTATTATTGACCCCAATAATGTTGAACCTGCGATTCAGGCATATGCCGACCAGATGCGTGTGAATGCTGCTCGTGCTGCTGAGCGCGCAGAAAAGGAAGCAGAAAAGGCTCGTAAGGCCGCAGAGCGTGCGGCTAAGCGTGGAGAGAAGACCGAGTAAAAAAAAGAATAGATAACGCCACAGGAAGCAATTCCTGTGGCGCATAGTCATATTTGGAGGTAAATTATGGAGAATATTATCGAGTTAGAAGTTGTAAATAAAAGTATTAGCACTAAATTTAGACAGAATAACTATGTTAGTGCTGGTGATGTGTATAAATTCAATTTTTCAAATGCTTGGGAGAAATTTTTAGGAGAGAATGCGCGCCTTCAAGCAACTTATTTGATTGAGAATGGAAGACAAGATATTTATTACTTTGACCCACTAAAAGATTGTAAAAGTAACGCACCTGAGGAATTATTTAGAGAAGAAAATGAAGGAAAAACTGTTTATCTTGGTGTTTGTGGTGTGCATGAAGACGGCACTATTTACCCCAGTGTTTATTATCGTTTAGGCGCTATCCGTCTATAAAATTCCTGATAGATATTCTTTTTTGCTATACGATGTAGTCCAAAAAATCACTTTATATTACAAGACGTATTGTGAGGTGATGAAATGGAAAGCACGATTGAACTTTCAGTTCTAAAAAAAGAAATCCATTTTGTAAAGAAAGACAGTCTCACAACTGGACAACAAAGAAACTCCATGAAAATATCTTTCAATGGAAAAGAATGGAATGGACTAACTAAGTATGGTGTGTTCAAAGTTGAAGATACTGTCAAAGATGTCTTGATTGCTAACTCTGATATAGAGATACCTGCCGAAGTTTGCACCCTTGACAATCTTGGTAAAGTGGTTTATTTTGGTATCAAAGGAACTTATACAGAGACTATTAGTGGAACGGAAACGGAAACTGTTTATACTACTCCTTATTTTAGACTTGGAGTACTTGAACGTGGTACAGAAACTTCTGGAAGTATACCAGAATATCCAACACAAAATGCCATTGATGCGGCAATTGAAAATGCGCGTAGATGGGCAGTTGGCCCAAGTTCTACAGATAAAGTTCCTACCGATACCAATAATGCGAAATATTGGAGTGACCAAGCAAAAGTAAATGTTGAAAATGTAAATGAGTATGCTAATAAAGCAAAGGCAGAAGCAGACCGCGCAGAAACTGCGGCAAATACCGCTGTAGAAAGTGTAAAAGGTTCTGTTGAAGCCGCTGCGAAGAGCGCCCAAGAAGCGGGACAATATGCTGAGAATGCTAAGACCGCTGTAAGAGAGTATCCTCGTATTGATAGTCATGGTCACTGGGAAAGATACGACCCTGAGAGTGGTAAATGGGTTGATACTGGCGCACTAGCAGAGTTCAAGATTAGGAAAACATATAGTACTATTGCTGAAATGAATGAACATTGGAGTGATAGTGATGTTTTTGTAAATGATTTTGTAATGATTGCTGGTGAAGTTGAACCGGATAATGGCCAACTGTATGTCAAACTTGCTGATAGTAATGCTAAATATCAGTATATTGGTGACCTTAGTGGCGCTCAAGGTATCAAGGGTGAGAGTGCTTATGATATTGCAGTAGCGAAAAAGCAGTATGAAGGCACAGAAGATGATTTTGCGAAGTTCTTGGGAGAAGCAGTAAATAATGAACCTAAGAGACAAGAAGCAGAGACTGCTCGCAATAATGCCGAAAAAAATCGTAATGATGCTGAGTCTCTTCGCGCGCAGAATGAAACGCAACGAAAGACTGATGAATCTACTCGTCTATCAAATGAGACTGCGCGCATAGCAAATGAAAAAACTCGCGGTGAAAATGAAGATAGTAGAAAAGCAAATGAAGCAGACCGTGTAGAAAAAGAGACTGCTCGTGTCAATGCGGAAAAAAATCGTAATGATGCTGAGTCTCTTCGTGTGCAGAATGAAACACAACGAAAGACTGATGAAACTACTCGTTCTACAAATGAGACTGCCCGTGGTAATGCTGAGAAAGCTCGTAACGAAGCAGAAACTGCTCGTAATAATGCTGAATCTTCTCGCGCGACTGCCGAAACGAATCGTGATAAAGCAGAGATTACTCGCGCGCAAAACGAAGAAAAGCGAGTCAATGCTGAGTCTTCTCGTGTGACTGCTGAAGGAACTCGCGCGACCAATGAACAAACACGAATTGACACAGAAAAAGCTCGCAATGAAGCAGAGAGTAAGCGTGTGATTGCTGAAACTTCTCGTATTGAATATGAGAAAACGCGCGAATCAAATGAAAGTGCACGTGCAAAAGCAGAAATTTCACGTGCGAATGCTGAAACTAACCGTAATAATGCTGAGACTGCTCGTAACAAAGCAGAAACCGCCCGTGATTCTGCCGAGTCTCTCCGCGCGCAGAATGAAATTCAACGTCAGTCAAATGAGACTGCGCGCGAAATATGGGAAGACTATAACCAAGATAAAACTTATTACAAGGGAAATAAGGTAAGTCTCAATGGTAATAGTTATGTTTGTGTAGTCGAATCTACTACCAATCATCCTGGTCAATCTAATGATTGGTTACTTATTGCTCAAAAGGGCGATGGACTAGTAATCAAAGATAAATATACTACAATTGAGGAACTTCGCGCGGCTAATCCTAATCATACTTATACTTACCAAGTTGAGCAACCTAATGGTGAACTTTATATTTACTCTGATATTGCCGGTGATTGGGTATCTATTGGTGCTATCCAAGGACCGAAAGGTGAAACTGGTGATAAGGGCGATAAAGGCGACCAAGGCATTCAAGGCAAGAAAGGTGATAAAGGTGATGCCTTTACTTATGCTGATTTTACTCCTGACCAACTCGCGGCGCTCAAGGGAGAAAAAGGTGATAAAGGTGACGCTTTTACTTATAATGACTTTACTCCTGAGCAACTTGCTTCTTTGAAAGGCGAAAAAGGCGACAAGGGTGACCCTGGTTCTTATACTGCTGGTACTGGTATTAAAATTGCCAATGGTGTTATTAGTGCGACCGCGGAAGTATATAAAGCGGGCGACGGCATTAGTATCACTAATGGATTGATTAGTGCTTTACTTGGGGCTGGCCTCAAATTTGATACTGATAAAAAAATTACTCTTGATGAAACTACTTTTACGGAATATACAGATGATGAAATTACCTCGATTTATAATTCTGTTGAAATTTCTTGACCATGAAGTTCTGAAAATTTTATATCTTACATTTTATTTTCCTACTTTAGAAATGGAATGAATTTGATAAGGAGGTAAGTGTATGGCTCATATCCTGAGAAAAATTGGAAATGCTTCTAATGTATCTGTTTATAGATATGAAGCAGATACTGAAGCAGATATGCGCGCCATTGATGTCTCTATGGCTCCGATGGGCAGTCGCTGTTATATTATTGACACTGGTGATACTTATGCTCTAAACAGCAAAAAGGAATGGAAATCTGTTCCGAAAGGTTCTGGTGGCGATATTATCTATGATGGTGGCTCAGACAGTGGTTCTTCCGGTGACATTATTTACGATGGCGGTACTACGTGAGGTGAAATAAATGGCGCAAGTTATCAAGACTACGTTTAAGTTCCGTCGTAATACAGCAGAATATTGGAAGAATACAAATCCAGTTCTTGCTGACGGCGAACCTTGTTTTGAACTTGATACTGGTAAACTAAAAATTGGTAATGGCACTACTGCGTATAATGATTTGAAGTATATCAATGGTGATTCAGTTCAAATTGAAGTTGCTACAAAGGATATTATTGGCGCAGTTTTGAGTTCTGATGAAAAGAATCAAGTTTCTGTTGATGAAAGCGGTCACATGGAAGTCAATGAAATTGGAGTTGAAAAACTAAGTGATACTGTTGGTGTTACTTTAGTTATTGATGGTGGTTCTTTTTGAAATAACTAAATAGGAGGGAGACTAATGGATAAGAAAGTTTTGACCACTACGATTCAGTTGCGCCGTGCGACTGAGGTACAGTGGGAAGCTATCAAAGATAGTTTCATTCCTGCCGTGGGTGAACCTTGTGTTACTCTTGATGGTGATAATGCTGGCCAATTAAAAATTGGTGATGGTGTTACTCCTTGGGGTGAACTAAAATATTCTGGTGTTCATCTTGATGTACTCAAGATATATGGTGATTCCGTAGAAGATACTTCTATGTTTATTGACGGTGTAAAGTATGATACTGCCGCAGAAGCAATCAATGCTGTTCCTGATGGTGGCACTGTCAAAATGACTGGCGGTCTCGGTGCAGATGAAATTATCAATGTAGAAAAAAAACTCACTCTCGATATGAATAGTGCGGTTATTGTTGATAATAATAAATGTCCTATGGAAATTAGCACTAGTGGTGAACTTACTTTGTCTGGTAATGGTAGTGTTGAGTGTAATAAGAACGCTGAACCTGCTATTAATAACTGCGGCAAGATGATTATTGAAAATGGTAATTATACTCGTAAGGTTGATGAAAAGAATGATACTTTCTATACTATTCTAAATCATGGTGATACCGTTATTAACAATGGTATTTTTCAAGCACCTGGTAATGTATCAAGTATGATTGAGAATGGTTATTGGGATTATAATTCTACCGACCCTAAGTATGGTCATGTTGTTGGAAAGAATGCTGAGACTTGTATATTGACTATCAATGATGGTACTTTTATCAATGCTTTTTATGTCATCAAGAATGATGATAATGGTATTGTAAACATCAATAGTGGTAAGTTCTATGGTACTATTTTCCACAATGGTATTGAGATGACCATCAATAATGGATATTTTGAAGTTAGTGATGGAACTTACAATATTGGTCTAAGAAAGTTGAATGACAATATGAATGCTGGTAAAACCACTATCAATGGTGGTACTTATATTTCTAATGGTACATCTAATTTCAAAATCAATGATGGCGAACCTGAAGTAATTATCAAAGGTGGTAAATTCAATAAAGAAGTTCCCGCCAGATTTATCGCTGAAGGATATAAGCAGAGTCTTGTCGATGGTTATTATGTTATAACCAAATCTGAGTAAGGAGGAATGAGTTATGTTCAATATTGCTTATGCTAATAAAGATAAAATTCAAAATAGTATTGCTCAAGGCGTCATTCCTGCTGAAAGTTTGATTATTACCAATAATGAGGAAGGTAAGGCTGAACTCAGTTACTATGATGAAAATGGCAATTTAAAGAGTATTGTTAAGAAAACTCAGTTTGAAAGTGAAGCAGAAGCTCGTCTTTGGACTGCTAAATATAATTATACTGGTGAGAATATTAGTGTCTACGATGCTAAAAGCGGCCAATGGAATAGTTATATTGTTAGTGTTGGTGGCGATATCAATAAGATTGCTAAAGCCGAAGATGTTGAGTCTTTCATGGAAGACTTGATTATTGATGGCGGCGGTGCTCCTCTAAAGTAAAGGAGGAGTGAATATTGTGGCAAAATTAATCAATACTACTATCAAACTGAGAAGGGATAATGATTATAACTACAGTAAAGTAGCAGATAGTTTTATCCCCATGAAAGGCGAGCCAGTACTTGTAGATACTGAACAATATGGACTTAGATTCAAAATTGGTGACGGTGTCACTTCTTATGGTGCGCTTGCTTATGCTGATGATAATAATAATGTAGTTTTACTTGGTTATTATCTGAATAGTAAATTTTATATTGATAGCACTTATACAGTTGAATTAGAAAAAAATGAAAATAAACTGTATATTGATAAGAATACTTATACAGTATATATTTGGGATAAAGAGAATTATATTCCACTTAGTCCCGAAGCTACTGAAACTGTTGCGGGCATGATGAAACTTTATCAAACTTCTGGTAATAATACTGATGGTACTATGAGCCAGAAAGCTATTACTGAAGGCGTAAATGCTATCAAATTTGAATTAGATGGGCAAGATAAAGAGTGTCTTGTTCTTGACCTCCCTTGGGACTAAGGGAGTAAATTGATACAAATATGGAAAACCACATTGTAAATAAAATTGAAAGGAGATTTTATTATGGCTGATATTTCTAAAATCAAGCTTGCTAACGGCACAACTGTTACTTTGAAAGATGTTCAAGGTCGCACTGATATGACTACTCTTCTTGGTAAACATGCTCTTGAATCTCTTGGTGCTGCCGCTTGGAAGGCAGTTGCCACTGAAATTTCTGGTGAAGGCCTTGTTGATGCTTCTGTTGTTAAGGCCTATGTTGATTCTCAAGTTGGGCAAATTCATAGTTTTGATGTTGTAATTGATGCCGATGGTGGAGCTACTGGTCCTTCTGTGGCTGCTTCTAAAGACACTATGTATAAGATTTACATGGTTGCTGATGCTCAAGCTTCTGCTGGTACTTATATTGAGTGGATTACTATTCGTTCTGGGGTTAAAGACCCTTATACCTATGCTTGGGAAAAAATTGGTTCCACCAAGACTGACCTTAGTGGTTATATTTCTAATACTATTACCATTGCTGGTATTCGACTTAACAGAGATATTTCTGTCTCTGACCTTCAGAAAGCTCTTACTCTTGGTTCTATGGCCTATGCTGATAAAGCTTCTGGTTCTGGCTCCGTTGAGACTGTTGATAGTATTACCATGAAAGAAGTCACTGTTGCTGGTAATGCTGCTGTTACTTTCAAGGCTGCTGATGCTACTCTCACTAAGGCTAATTATACCCCTGCTGGTAAGGTTACTGGTTCTGCCATTTCTGGAGGTTCTATTGCTGTTACTTTGAAGGATTCTGCTACTAAGACTGCGGCCACTCTTAGCACCTCTGAGTTCACTCCTGCTGGTACTATCGCCGCCAAGGAGGGTGGTTCCTTCTCTGCTTTGAAGTCTGCCGCTTTCGGCGCTTCTGAAGATGGTGTTCAGATTGAGGGTACTGTCAGTGCTCCTGCAATTTCTCTTACCGCTGCTGACAAGACTTTTGCTACTGGTTTGACTGGTGGTAGTAAGGCTTCCTTTACTGAGGGCGCTTTTACTCCTGCCGCAATTCAGGATGGTTTTTATACTGCTGGTAAGGCCGCTACTTGGACTGGTGCTGATTATACCGCTCCCAGTATGGGTGAGGCTTCCAAAGCAAAGTTTGCTTCTGAGGGTATTGTCGCCAGTCTTGATGCTGAAGATGCTGAATGCCTAGTATTTACCACTGCTGGTACTGCTGATGCTGTTACTGCTCAGGGCGCCTTCAATGCTGGTAATGTTAACTTTGGTACTTTCAATGGTGGTTCTGCTACCGTTATCGATACTACTAAGTTCTCTGGTGGTTCTAAGGATGCTGATACTTTCGTTGCTAATGAACTTCAGACTGCTACTACTGGCAAGGTAAGTGAAGTTTCTGCCGCCGCTCTTGCTAATGCTCCTGTATTCACCGGTGAGAAGTATGCTATTGCTACTACTACTGATACCGCTCTCAAGGATGTCGCCTTTACTGCTACCAATAGTGCTACTATTGTTGATAAAGTTGAGTATGTCAAGCCTGAAATTGATGCTGCTACCTTTACTGGTACTGCTGCTACTCTTGGCTTTACTGGTACTGAGGTTGAGAATGCTCTTGTTACTAGCGTTAGTTATGATAAGGCCGATACCATTGCCGCATTTAGTGTTGCTGTTACTCCTGAGACCGATATTATCAAGAAGACTGCTAAAACTGTTGAGGTTGAAGTTTCTCCTGTCGCTAAGCAGTAATAAATGGCTGAAATTTCTAAAATCAAATTGCCAGACAATACCGAGTACAACCTAAAGGACGAAGAACTTCGTACTATGTTGGAAATTTTGTTGGGTAATAAAAATTGATAGAGATATGGAACGGGGAGACTCCGGTTTCTCCGTTCCTACTTTAGAATAGAAACAAAGTGCTTCAAGGAGGGGTAAAATGGCAAAGATAAAGACAATCAAACTTCCCAATGATACCTCTGCGCGCGAAGTATATGATGTTGGCGCAGTCAGATTTGATGAAAAAGGTAATCTGACAGAAGCACAAAAAACTATCGCGCGTGCTAATGTTGGCGTAGAAGAGTATACTGCCGACGAGATTGAGAATATTTGGAATAGTACAACGTAAGTAAATAGGGTGGGAGTAAATACTCCCACCTTAGTAAAAATTTGACGTGGAAAGTAATTTGTGGTATAATTATTATAGTGGATAAGAAATCTGCCTGGCTTGGAATGATAGTCAGTATAGCCCTTGAAAGTGATAGGGAGAAGAAGTTGACGGACGCTGAGCCAGTGGGTGAAGTGTCTGTTTTTTTATGTATATATTATATTCTGCGCACTTGTGAATTTTTTATAAAAGAAGATAGTGATTTTTATAGATTTTATACAAGGCCACGCGTAAGGATAGAAAGAATATAAATTGGCCTGCGCGAAAAGTGTAAGAGATAATAAAGGAGGTACAAATGAGTAAGAATGTGAATGCTTGTAAAAGCGACAATACTGAAAACTGGAATAAGGCAGTAAATTTTGTGCCTTCAAAGGGAGAAGTAATTATTTACTCTGATGTTGAACAGATGAAAGTCGGTGATGGAGTAAATAGTGTTGTCAATTTGCCATTTAAGGACAGAGAATATGAGGATAAGGAAATTGAAGAGATTTATAATTCTGTGAGGTGAAAGTATGGGAATTATTATGTTGAATAACAAGGTTCTGGTGAATCAGAATAAGATTGCGATGTATATACCTCCTTTTGAACCACCTGCTAAAGGTTCGATTGTAAAGATGAATTTGGATGGGACTGAAAGACAGTATAGAGTATTGAGTGTAAATGGAAACGTTTGTAAAGTATTAGGAATGTGGGATGACTTTGCAAGCAAATATAATGAAACAAGTACAACTACTACTTTCGGAAGCACTACTGCTCAGAAATACGAAGGTTCTACTTTAGATACCTATTTAAATACTACTTGGTATAATACATTAACTAGTGCTGCTAAGGCGGCTATTGTACCTGAGAATGTAGTACAGTATTGTTATAAATATTATGATGAACCAAATACTCCAAATACACCTACATATACATATCAATATCAGCATAACTGGTCTAATTCAGATTATGAAAATGCCGATAATGTAGGCAATGTAACTGTTGGAGAACGTAACGTGTTTGCTTTAGATTTGAAGGATATTTTTGATTATATGGGAAAAGTGTGTATTACATCTGATGAACTAATGATTATGTTTTGGAATAGTACAACTAAAGTATCTAAATATCTATGGTTGCGGTCCTCTCTTGCCGACTATTCTTACGGTGCGTGGATTGTGTCCGGTGACACTGGTAATTTGAGCTACACTGGTGTTGCTAATAGTTGTGTCGTGCGGCCCGCGCTTAATCTAGATATGTCCAAAATCCAGTACACCCTCGTGTGAGCGGGTAGCTGGAGGCGCCTCAGCGCCGACAGCGTCCGCGGAGGAAAATATTTTCTAAAAATTATCAAATAACATTTTATAAGGAGATTTTATTCAATGGCTGAATTCAATCTTATCAATCGTGCAGAAAATATGGTTGACTATTTATTAACAATTACAGATAAAGCACCTAAAAAACTTCGCTCAGATATTATCCCAGAACTTCGTAGAGCAAGTTTCAAATGTATTCAAGCAATCATTAAAGCTAATAATTGTCCACTTGACAAAACTCAACCTTATTATACTGAACTTAGAAAACAATACCAACTTGAAACTAAAAGTTTTCTTCAAACAATTAGTGCTTATTCTGAGATTTGTATGAAGCATAACTACATTACTAAGAAACAATTCGATGTACTAAACGACCATATTTTCAAATGTCAAGATACCCTTATAAAATGGATGACTTCAGATGAAAATCGTTTGAAGTAACAGGTATATAACTTGCGGTCCTCTAATGCCGACAATTCTAACAATGCGTGGAATGTGAACGGTAACAATGGTAATTTGAACAACAATGATGTTACTAATAGTAATGTCGTGCGGCCCGCGATTAGGAAATAAAACAAAGATTTGTTTATAGTAACATGGGTTCTATACAATATCTTTTTTCTAAGGAGTTATATCCCTTCTGTAAAAAGAAAAATATTACTTGTGTATGATTATATCGTAACTATGTAATCTGCACTTCTTAGGAGGTTGCACAAGTTGTATAAAGAAATTTTGTGTAATTTTGATAATATTTATAAAGCTTATAAAATAGCTCATAGAGGAAAAACAGATGATAAAGAAGTAATTGAGTTTGATAAAGATAAGATATATAATTTGAAAAAATTACAAGAAAAACTATTGAATAAACAATGGGATGAAATATTTACCTATTATAGGTTTGTAATTACCGACCCGAAGAAAAGAACTGTTGATGCTTTACATTTTGAAGGTAGAATAGTTCAACACGTTCTTTGTGATTTGATATTGAGACCTTACTTTGAAAGAAGATTGATAAAGGAAAATGCGGCTTGTAGAATAAATAAAGGAACTGAGTACGCAGTGAATTTATTGAAAAAAGGTATTATTGAATATTATAAGAAAAATGATGACGGTTATGTTCTTCAAGCCGATGTTCATAAATATTTTCCAAGTATTGATAGAAAGAAATTGAAGGAGATAATTGATTATCCAAATAAAGAGATTTTAGAATTGATTCATTGGATTATTGATTGCGCGCCTGGCAATGGTATTCCTATTGGTAATCAGTCTTCACAATGGTTTGCTTTATATTATTTGGATAAAATTGATAGAATTATCAAAGAGAAGTATAGATGTAAGATTTATGTCAGATATATGGATGATTTGATAGTTATAGATAAAAGTAAAGATAAACTAAAAAGAATTTTAGGTGATATTATACGAATCGGCCGAGAATTCGGATTGGAATTCAATGGAAAGACGCAAATATTCCCGCTAAGAAAAGGAATTTGTTTTTTGAGTTGGAAGTTCATTAGAAAAGAAAATATAATAAAACTGTTGAATCCAAGAAAGAAGTCAGGGAAAATAAAGAAGATAAAAGAAATTTTCAATGAAGGACCTGATAAGTTTGGGAGCGTTTTCAGTCTATGCGCGCCTACTTAAGATTAGGAAACACTTACTATTTTAGAAAGAAAAGACTGATATATAATTATATATAAAGGAGGTCACCTATATGAAATATGTTGGCGAAAATGCCCTCAAAAAATGGACTTCATTAGTCAAGTCCGACATAAAGAAAAAACTCGACAAAAACCAAGGCACTGCTAATTCTGGCAAAATTCTTGGTGTCAATGCGACTGGTGAAGTTGCACCTACTGATACTGAGGTTGCTACTCTGGTGGACGTCCCCAATGGGATTGTAAAGGGAGATGGGAGTACACTGAGTGCGGCAGTAGCAGGGACGGACTATATGGCTCCAGTTACCGGTGGTTCTTCCGGTCAAGTGCTGACGAAAACCGCCGATGGGCAGGAGTGGGCAGACGCGGCGGGGGGCGATGTGTTCTGGATTCACGCGACGTTGAGCGGGGCTACCGTTACCGCAGACAAAACCCCCAGCGAAGTCAAAGAAGCAATGGTAGCTGGGAAATTATGCCTTTTGGATATTGGTTTTCCATATCCAACATTGGTTGGAGGCGATGTGCGGAATGTGTCGGGTATTCCTCAAAGCATAATATTTACAGCAGTTAAAGAGAAAAGTAAGGATTCAGAAGCAGGAACAGTCTACTCAGTGACATGCAGTTTTACAGTCGATGCATGGCAGGCTCTCACAAAAACCATTATCCCAAGAATACCTATACCGAATAGCTCCAACGAGGGCAAATTTGTAAAATCGATCTATGATGATGGTGACGAGGCGTATTATGCACGCTGGCAACCCATCGCCCCCTCCGACATCGGCGCTATCGCAAGCGGCAACATCGTCAAGCAGACGCTTGTGAACGTTGAGACCACGCCGACCGAGAACTACGCCATCAACTGGCTGTTCGGCTAAGGAGGCGCGCATGGCTACATTTACTGTAGAGATAACGCCAGATTCTAGCAACGGTACTATCGCCCACGCAGTCGGAAAGTTTTCCGGAGGGTCAAGCAGCTATAAAGGTCGGCGACGCATGAACGTTACCGTCAGCGGCGTCGGGACATTTTCTGCGTTATCGCCGGAGACAAGCGGAGGCGAAAACACTTTTTCTCTCGACATCACGGGGCTGACGCCGGGGACAACGTACAACTGGAGCGCGTCACTCTACTACAAACATACGTCCGGGGGTTGGGTGACAGCAGGATCGCAGTACGATAAATCCGGAAGCTTTACGACGAAAAGTAAAACCCCTACATTACCAAAAACGCTCGTCAACGGCACTGCTTACGACGTTAAGGGCGGGAAGTGCCTCGTCAACGGCACGGTGTACAATATCCTCAAGGGCAGGACGCTTATCGGCGGGACGGGGTATGATATTGCGCTGTCGAGCGCGGGGACAAAGATTGAGACGCTGAACGTGGGACAATCAGTATATGCAAATGTTGGTGGCGTGCGCAAGGAATTCATCGTTGTCCATCAGGGCAAGCCAAGTTCTTTGTACGATGATTCCTGCAATGGCACTTGGCTGTTGATGAAGGATATCTACGAGAATAGGCAGTGGAACAGTTCCGATTCCAACGTATATGAAACCAGCACGGTCAACACTTACCTTAACGGGCCGTTTCTTGGGCTGTTTGACTCTAACATTCAAGGGATTATCAAACAGGTCAAGATACCGTACCGCAAAGGTGGCGGCAGCGGCACTGACCAGTCCGGCGCAAATGGCCTGTCCGCGAAGATATTTTTGTTGTCTGGTTACGAAGTAGGCTGGACGACCAGCAACCACGAGTTGTTCCCACAGGATGGCGCGAAGCTGTCCTACTTTGAGTCTGGGACCGGCACGTCCGCCAACAAGAAGCGCATTGCGTACCTGGACGGCTCGGTCGCCATCTGGTGGCTCCGCTCCCCGAACATCGGCTACACCGACGGGGTATGGCGCATCAGCGCCGGTGGCAGCTACGACTACAACAACGCATCCCGCTCGTACGGCATCCGCCCCTGCATCATTCTCCCGTCCACTACCCTCGTGGATGACGAATTCAATCTTACCACTTAAAGGAGTGAAACTATGTCAACTTACATCAAAGTCAACAACACCGAATACCCCGCGACCATCACGGGCGAGCACAAAGACCGCACGTGGGGTGAGCGCGAGGTCAAGAACATCCGCCTGACGATGACCGCCACCGAGGCGGCGGCGCTGCTACCCGACAACACGCCGTGGAGCATCGTACAGCGCGACACCGTACCTAAGTACGATGAGGACGGCAAGCCCACGGGCGAGACCGAGGAGGTCGTCAACGAGTGGGACAACAGCGCGTACAGCCTGAGCGGGGCGATCACCGACCACCGCGACGGCACGGTCACGGTCAAGATGGGAAAGCCCACGGAGACCGAGAGCGCCAAAGCGACCGTCACCGCCCTTGCTGGCGAGCCGGTCACATACGCCCGCGCGGTGGAGCTACGCCCCATTATCGAGCAGACAGCGGTCAGCCTGAGCGACGGCGAGGCGGCAAGCGTGCCGGAACTCATCACAGCATGGGCGTACCCCGTTGATTACGCTGAGGGCGACCGCAGGAGCTACGGCGGTAAGGTGCACAAGTGCCGTCAGGCACATACCTCGCAGGCCGACTGGACGCCGGACAAGACGCCCGCGTTGTGGGCGGTCATCGACGCCGAGCACGCGGGCACGCAGGCAGACCCCATCCCGGCAGCGCGCGGCATGGAGTACGAGTACGGCAAGTACTACCTCGACGGCGAGGACGGCAAGGTGTACCTCTGCGAGCGCACGGGCGAGCAGGCGGGCGGCAAGATCACGCTGCAATACCTGCCGCACGAGCTGGTGGGCAACTATTTCAAGGCGGCCTAAGGTCGCAGAAAGGGAGCGAACCAATGGGAGATTTGGCAAGGGTCGTATCGGTGTGCTCGGAGATCACGGTTATCCTCAGTGCGTAAAGTAAGAGTCCAACAAAATTTCAACAAAAATTTTTCTCTCGAAATTTGACTTTTCTTCAAACTTCAACTATAATATAATTAGAGAGTGGGAAGAGAACACTCTCCTACCTTATTTACTTATTTTTCTTTCTCTTCCCACTCTACTACATTATACTATGGAGGAATTTACCATGTCTGAATCCGCTCATCATGCTCCTGCGCCCGTTCCGCAACCGATTCCAGTTTATAAAACCGTCGATATTTCTACAGTCAAACGACAAGGTGATACTTGGTTACTAAACTCTCAACTCACCTATACCGATTCTCAAAACTTCTCATCTGTCCATTTTATCTCAAATGGTCAATCATTTACCGCTATTTCTCATTACCCAAAAGACAATTCCGAATGTCTTTATTATGACCTCATCAAAGTCAATAACGGCTCTCCATTTTGGCTTGATGATAACTATCGAGTAATATCACTTACTCATAAACCAGATAAGAAATTACTCGCCTGGCTTACTGCTAATGGCGTAAAGATATAGATTTTTAGGAGAGCGGAAGCTCTTCTTTTTTTATAGGAGGAATATAATGACAGAACAAAACCTGCGTAGGCTAGTAGTAGACACATTCTGTTCCTATAATGGTGCCAAACAGAATTCTACTAAACACAAAAACCTTATTGACACATACAACACAATTATCCCTCTTCCTCGTGGAGTGAAGATGACTTACTCCATGTCTTGGTGTGCGGCAACAGTAAGCGCGATTTCACAGAAGCTTGGACTGACAGATATTCTTCTTCCTGAGTGTTCCTGCTCCAAAATGATTGAAGCGTATCAAAAAATTGGCCGCTGGGAAGAGCGTGATAACTATGTTCCTCAGATTGGCGACTTAGTTATGTATGACTGGCAAGATGGAAGTGATTATGTTAGTGTAGATAATACCGGTGCACCCGACCATGTTGGTATGGTGGTTGATGTGAATAAGGCTTCGAAAATGATGAGAATTATCGAAGGGAATAAAGGAACTCCATCAACTTGTGGATATCGATCACTACAAATCAATGGACGATTTATTAGAGGATTCTGTTTACCAGATTATGCAAAGGCTGCTAAGACATACAAGACAAGTTCCACTACAAAAATTGAATATTGTAGCGTAAACCTACCAGTTCTCACTCAAGGCGCGACTGGACAAACTGTAGAGACACTACAAGTTATACTGCGCGCGCTGGGATATAAGATTGATTTAGATGGTTCTTTCGGTCCTGCGACGGCGAATGCACTCAGTCAGTTCCAGAAAGGGAGTGGCCTAGCGGTTGATAAGTCCTGTGGACCTCTTACATGGACCGCTTTGATTACAGGAGGAGAATTGAAATGAAATACTATGTATCTAATGGTATCAAAATTATTGAATGCGCGCCCAGTGAATTCAAAGTGGTCATGGTGAATCAACACAAGAAAAATGTGCGCAAGTCCACTTTTGTAAATGCGAATTTCTTTGCGGGTGGGCAGAAACTCAACAATGAAGTATTCACGTTACCAGTAAATCACCTTATTTGTGATTATGAAGCAAGTGGAAACTCGGAGCGGATTCGTAATGAGCAGCGTGGCACTTTCAAAGGTAATAAATATTACTATGATTCTTACTCTTACGGCGCACCCACTGACCAATTCTATCATAAAACCTTGACTGTCTTGGCTATCAAGAACAAAAAGCCAAGCATCTTTGATATGGCTGTATTGGATAAGTCATATGAATATCTTGTTGCTGGTATTCCAGTAATGAAGAATGGCAAGGATGTAAAGTGGAAGACTTATGTTTCTAAGCAAGGTTGGACTGGTGGTGAGCTATATGGAACCTATCACATTTTTGCTGGTTTGAAGAATGGAACTGACACTATTTACCTAATGAGTTGGAAAACTACTTCTTCAAATTTGATTTATAGTGGTGAAGCATTTAGAAGGTTCTCAGCGATGGGTTTTAGGGATGTCATCAAGCTTGATGGCGGTGGCAGTGAGATTATGAGGTATAACAATGTTACCAAGCACGCGACTGCTGAAAATCGGCAAATCAGCGCCATTATTGAGGTAGTTGGTAAAGAAGTTGCTACAACTCCAAATCGTCCACAGAGCAAGGCTAATCCATACGCAGTCCCCACCAAGGCTCTCAAACGTGGCTCGACTGGTAATGGAGTTCGCTGGATGCAGTTCCAACTAAATAAAGCTGGATTTACTTGTTCTATTGATGGCTCTTTCGGCCCAGCAACTGAGAAGGCACTCAAGTCCTATCAATCTGCGCGCAGTCTCGAAGTTGATGGAAGCTGTGGTCCTGCTACTCGCGCGGCATTGAAGAAGGAATAATTTGACTTTTGAATTCTTTTATGATATAATATATATAAAGGTGGATGACACCAATAAATATGAGAGGATTATAAAATGGTAAAGCTAAGCGTAACAGAAAAGTATCGTGCAGAGACTCGTGAGGAAGCAGAAGATTTCATTCGTGCACAGCGTGAGAATGGAGCTAAGGAAGGGTATGATATTACTAAAGCTGAGTATACCCATAAAGACAAGAAAAAGGGTGGGGAGATTATTGATTCGTGTGAAGTAGTCACCATCACTAAGGTCTATTGTGGTATGTGGGACATGGAGTAACTATGGAAAAAACCTATACTTGCTACACTTGCCTCAATTTTGATGAACTTTGCTCCAAACTCGAAAATGGTGAGCGGCCTCCAAAAATTTGTAAAAAGTGCGCATGGCATGAGCAGGGAGATGAACTCCCTCTCAAGAAGCGCCCTAATTATATTTCAATGAATCTATAAGGAGAATCAACTATGGAAATTTTTCAACAGTGTCTAACCGAACTACTCCGTGTAGTAGTCCTTGTTATCATCGCCGGTTTTGGTGTTCTTGCCCGTATGTATCTTGTTCCTCTACTCAAGTCTTGGGTTGAAAAGGCTAAGTCTGCCGCAGATAAAGCTGGTATTGACCTAACTGCCGAACAGGTTGAACAGGCAAAGAAGATTATTGCTGCGATGGTTGCTTCGGCATATCGTTTAAAGCTCGGTGGTAAGATTGAAGATGCTAAGGCTTATGTCAATGAGCTGGCAAAGACTGAACTTGCTAAACTTGGCATTGAACTGAGTGATGAAATGATTGATGAGTTTCGTCGTGCGGCGCTTGGTGAGCTTGAGCGCACTATGGCCGAGTGGAAGACTCTTACTGAAATTGAGGGAGAGACAGAGTAATCTGTCTCTCTTTTTTTTGAAATTTGATTTTTGAAGAAAAATTTTGTATAATGATTATAGAAAGTGAGGAAAGATTATGAAAGGTATTGAGGAAATTTTATACCATTTCAAGGCTTGGTTTAGAAGTCTTGGCTTATCAGTATATAATGTAAAGTTATGGCGGGAAGAAGAAACTAAAAATGTATATGTAGGAAGTCAGTTTTTCTTTAGATATAAAGCAGCAAAATTTTGGAAAGATAGCTGGGATGAAGATAAAGAAATTACTGCTACTATCACTAAAGAAACCGTATTCTTATTTTGATTATGAAAGTAGAAAAAGGAACTATTGCTAAACTTCGTCGTTGCGCGCGGATTGAACCATTGTTTCCAGAGTTGAAATGGTGGCAGAAAATTTATTTGAGAATCTATGAAAGGGTACGGGGTGTATTATGGAAGATAAGAAGGAAGATAGGAATTCGACCTCGAAGATGACTCCTGAACAGTTAGAAAAATGGCTTGCTCTGCGTAAGAAGTGTCATGTGCATAAGAGCAAGAAAGACTATACTCGAAAGGAGAAGCATAAGAAACAGTATGAATAAAAATATTATATTTGGATTCAAACTTGCTTTGGCAGTATTTTGCTCGGTATTTAGCTTGATTTTACCTTATGTATTTCTTTTTTATATTGTTACTCATCCTGTTTGGTGGATTTGGCTGTTAGGATTTCCTACTCTTGCCGCGCTAATTGCTCTTGAAGTATGTATTTGTGAATATATATGGGAGGAATGGATTGATGATTGATAATTTTGAGAATATAAAGAATATTCCAGTTACAAATATGACTATTGGAGATATTTTGAAATATTTTGAAGTTGTTACTGAACGTGAACACAATAGTGAAGAAGAAGTAAAGAGAAGTATGTCTGAGGTTGCTAATCGTTTTATGGTAGAAGCGATGTATAAATATTATAATCCTAATGAATATCAAAGCGAGACATCAAAGGTTTCTATGCGCAAGGATGGCGAAAACTGGGAAAAAGGGGGAATAATTAGTGGTTATTTTTATCCACCCAATTCACGAGCGGCTATTGTCAGAGAATTGACAAATAAATTCAAAGATGATTTGATTCGAGGGAAAATTTTATTTTCAGAAGAGAATAAAAATTTTTTCTTCAAAACCGCAGACCATCCTACCTGTAAACTTACTCTTAGCATCGAAGATGGTAATTTAGTTATTACTTATTATATTGGTGATACCGTTTATACCAAGAAAATTTTACCTGACTCTTCCGATTTTGTAAATAAAAGTGACGAATTTTGGAAAAAGTATGGGGAAATTATTATATCTTCGTCCAATGAGTTGGTTGCGCAAATCAATGAAGGTCATTGACTAGGAGAAATATCCTAAAATTTGATTTAGTAAGAAATATTTGCTATAATATTTATAGAAAATTGAGACAAATTATATTTGAAAGGAGAAGTGTAAGAAAGATTATGCTGAATAATGAAGATTATTCAAAGGTGTTGAAAAAGCCTATCAAAGACATGACTATTGGTGATGTAGTTGAATACTTTGATATCATCTGCGCGCGGAAACATGGCGGTGATGAAGATGTAAAGCGCACTGCTTCTGAATTGAAGGCGCGTTTTATTATGGAAGCTCTCTATAAGAATGATGAGTTTTTTTCGAAAGAGCGGCAAGGAAATGTAATCAACGATTGGTATAATAAGACTTGTAAAGACGGTCATCTAATATTAGTACCTTCTTCTTATGAAATTGCCCAAGCAAGAAACTATCTTGATTCTGATTGTAGGCTGCTGTCTCCTCAACTGTTGCGAGACCGACAGAGTGCGAAGGAACTAAAGAATTTGGTTAGGGAATTTTGTGAAGATAGAGATGCTGGTAGACTTATTCACCCTAATAGTGTCTGTGCCAATCCCGTTTTTGATAGAGTAAATGGGAAAACTCGACTTATAATTTCCAAGATTGCTAATAATCAACTTTTCGTTCGAGTAATTATCAATGGTTCAGCAAGATATTTCTATGTCAATGTAAGGTTCAATAGAACACCATTTGCTTATAATTGGTGGAAGATGTATAGTCGTCGCATTACAAAGAAACTTGGGAAAATTATCGACAAACTTGAGAAAGGAGATTATAATGAACAATTTTGATGTAACCATTCTTACCCCACAGGGAGATAACTATGTAAAATTATATCCTCTTATTAATGGAGCAATACTTAAAACCAGTCAGTCTAAACCTGGCAGTTTCAAAAATATTGATATTGAACTAACCAATGAAGGCCTTGAGCAATTGCGCGTATGGCTTGATTGTTACTTCAAAGAACATGAAGAAGACGAAAAGAAACAAAAGCTAATTTCTAATCGTATGGCCACATATGAAGTATATATTGAAGGATTAGCAGATTTCAAAATTGTCAACTCCGAGATTCCTAAAAATACCATTGAGTATTTCAATCACCTAAAAAATTATCTTGATTTTTCAGTTCTCACACCACAATTATATGCTTCTCTTCGTCATACAGTTCTTATGGGATTTTACAAAGTAAGTGAAAAAGCAACTCATAAGCTCACTTTAGAATTTTTGATGAGTGGCAATTCAGTAAATACAATTTTGTATAAAATTGAAAGTTGCGATGACCATATTGGGAGATATGAATTTACAGACGAAGGACTCAAAATTATCCCATTGGGCACAGCTGGGCTAGCAGAAGACCTAAACTTCAAACTTTGCGCGAAAGCTATCAAAGATATTTATAATGAATTTATGGAGACTGATTATGAATAATCAAATTTTGACTTTTTAGAAAAAATTTGTTATAATATTTATAGAAAGTTGAGAGAGAAACAACTTTCTATGATGGCTGCACGGTGGTTTTGCGGTTCCATCGGTCAACATAAATAAACCGTAGTATATATGGCACTGTAACCCAATTGGCAGAGGTAAATCACTCAAAATGATTGAAGTATGAATTCGAATTTCATCAGTGCCACCATAAAGAATTTGGGATAGAGCAGAAAAGCGCACCTGCTTGATAAGAGTAACTCCCTCTTCCCTTATTCTTATCTTATGGAGTTAGTAAGGAGTAAAAATGGAAGAATATGGCATATTTCAAATTCTTGAAAAGTTAGATGAAAGAGATAAATATCATCATCAATTATGTCGTATTAGATGCAAATATTGTGGAAGAGAATTTATTCGAGCATATAGTCAAGTAAAAGCTCCGTCTTCTTACACAACGGTTTGTAACCATAAAAGGAAAAATGGTGAAGATGTTCAGTATGGGATACACTGGAAAAATTCTCGTATAAGAAGTATTTATGCTGGAATTATATCTCGTTGTTTCAATGAGGAGGATAGAGATTATCGTTTTTATGGAGCAAAAGGGGTTTCTATTTGTAAAGATTGGCAAGAGAATCCTTTACATTTTGAAGATTGGGCTTTAGCTAATGGTTATAAAGATAATCTAACTATTGATAGAGAAGATGAGACTAAAGATTATTCACCTGATAATTGTCGATGGATAACAGGAGAAGAAAATGCTCGTTGGAAATCAACAACAAATCGAATTGATGTTGATGGAGAAATAAAAACTGGACAGCAATGGGCTAAATATTTGGGTTTTGGTCCAAATCTTATAAATAGTTATATTAGAAAATATGGATGGGATAATACTGTAGAATTTATTCGTCGTTATAAAGCACATCCATATCAAGGATTGCTACCTCATAAAACAAGTTATTATTCTATGTATATGTCTGATAATTATAAAAAGGAGAACAATAATGAATAATTATTCCTACTTTATTGGCGATCGTGTTTTTGTAAAGGATTATGGTGTTGGAACTATCACCAAGATTGACGAGAAGTCGCGTGACTTCACCTATTTCGTCCGTTTCAAGGGACACGCAAGAGGCTGGTTCCCTGAGTATCGTCTGAGCGAGTATGTGGAACCAGTTGTGAAGGTAGAATCTTCTGATGAGGAAGTATCTACCCTGTAAATCCATTATCGACTAACTTTTCGCGGCCTTGTGTAAATTGCTTCATTTATAGATAGATTTTTTGGTAAATTTATACAAGGCCGCGATAAGAGTTTGCTCTGCGCGCAGAATGTGAGAAAGGAGTAATTATGACTTGCCTTGAACATTTGATTGAGAACACTCTTGATAGTTTCAGTAAACGAAAACCCGTCCAAGAAATCTGTGATAGAATTAGAGAAGATGTAAATTTATCTGGCTCTGGTCTTACTGTTGAGCAGTGTTATGAAATTTGTCAGTTCATTTTTTACGATGTTCTTCCCTATTCTAATTATTATTTAGAAGATAACAGATACTAAAATTTGATTTTTCTCAAAATTTCTGCTATAATATTTATAGAAAGTTGAGAGGAGATACATAAAATGAATACCTTGAATTTTGGTGAATTTTACAATGAACTCGATGAGAGTGGTAATTCCACTGGTCGTGTCTATAAATGCATTGGTATCGCCGCAGATTATTACCAGACTGGTGAGGAAGTAGTTCTTATGGCTCGTATTGGTGATGGTGGCTATTCTAATGGTTTGCTTTATATTCCTGTTGGAGATTTCATGGTAGATTTCGAGGAGATTCGAAAATGAATGAAGATTATGTAAAGGGAGAAATGTTAGAAAATTTCTCCAATTCTAACAAAAATCCAGACTATCCTATTATTTGGAGCGATACTGTATGGGAAGATATGAATGTTCCTATGTCTTGTCGAATGTGCAGTAATCATCCTATCAATGGTGGAAGTGGAATTTGCTGGTGCGTTCTCGGAGTTCCAGAAATTAGGTAAATAAATATGGGCGTGGTGTAATTGGTAGCATAATAGTCTCCAAAACTATTGGTTTTCGTTCAAGTCGAAACGCTCATGCCATGCCACGGCGTCGTAGTGTAATTGGCAACACGGTGCGTAATAAATAAAAGGAAAGGGTAATAAAAGGAAGAGAGGTATTTTATTTTATGGAGTGGTAGTAATGAAAAAGATTGGTATTTATAAAATTATAAATACGGTGAATGGGAAAATTTATGTTGGTCAGTCTATAAATATTTATGACAGATGGACACAGCATAAGTATAAAAGTATCTATTCTGAAGAATTGGGGTATAACTCCGCAATTCATGCTGCAATGAGGAAATATGGTTTTGAAAATTTTGTATTTGAAATTATTGAAGAATGTGAACCGGAATTATTAGACGAAAGAGAAAGATATTGGATTGAAAAATTGAATTCTTTGACTCCAAATGGTTACAATATCATGCCTGGAGGACAGAAAAATAAAAGAATAATTCATAGATGCTGTGATTGTGGAGCGATAATTAGCAAAGGTGCGAAAAGATGTGAAAAATGTGCTCATAAAAATCAAGAAAGAGCAAAAAATCCTTTTGAACCTTTGGAATTAGCAGAAGAAATTAAAGAAAAGGGCTTTGAAGCTTTGGGCAAAGAGTATGGGTATACAAATGGGCGCCCTATAAAAAAATGGTGTAAGCAACTTGGTTTACCAGTGTATAAAGAAGAAATTATTAAATGGTATGATGAACAAATGGGGATAAAACCTCCTGAAAAAGTTCAAAAAAAGAATAAGGAAAGGCCAGTTTATAAAATAGATTTACAAACAGGAGAGATTTTAGAAGTTTTTTCAAGCATAGCAGAAGCAGCAAGAAGCATTGGAAAAAAGAAAGGTAACCATATTACAGAGGTTTGTAAAGGAAAATTTCTTTCTGCTTATGGCTATGGGTGGAAATATGTAGAATAAATGTCGTATTGGTGTAATGCTAGCATAAGACACTTCCAATGTCTTGGTGGCAGTTGGAATCTGCTATACGACCCCATCGTCACACACTCCGTGACGAAAATTCTCTTTCCCCCCTTTCCTTTGCCCTGGCAGGCGGCATTATAGTCTGCTTTCCCCCTCAATAGTAATATATATATATGGAGCAGTAACTCAGTTTGGTAGAGTAGCGGTCTTTTAAGCCGTCTGTCGGGTGTTCGAATCACCTCTGCTTCACCATACGGGAGATTAGCTCAGTTGGTAGAGCGCGTGACTGTTAATCACGATGGCGTAAGTTCGAACCTTACATTTCCCGCCAAGGTTACCACTGAGCCGTAAAGTGGCGGGTGAAATTCTCGATAGCTGGGGTCTGAGTTTTACGCTATCTCTTTTGACATGGGGTTAAAGCGGTTAATCAGAATTAAATGAGGAAACAGTGTCATTAATCTCTACCAGCAAATTTTATGGGACAATAGCTTATGAGGTCTGAGCACTGGTCTGAAAAACCAGAGGGTGATGGATCGTTACCATCTTGTCCCACCATTTGAAATTCATTATAAAGATGACGCTATGGTGCGGTAGTTTAGTTGGTAAAACGGAGGACTTATAATCCTTTGTCTCTTGTTCAAACCAAGGGCGCACCACCACTTCAAAATTTGACAAATCCACAAATTTTTGCTATACTATATGTACAAACTAAGAAATGAATCTAAATAATTTTGAAAAGGAGAACGAAATGAATAACACTATTGACCTTACTAAGGCACTTCTCCATTTTTCCCATGTGGTTCTTGATACTACTTCTACTGGTCGTGGTAATTATTTTACTAACGATGATTTTATGGAGTGTGGTATTTTATTCCTCAAGTCTGATGGCACTGAATTCAAGGGTGTAATTCCCGAAGACATTGCTAAACTCGTTTTCGACGAATTTGACATCACTCATTCTGCTATCAATACTTTTCATAAGTCTTGGGAGAAGGTAGCAAATGCTGATTATAATCAGCTACTCATTGAGCAGGTACTTCATTATATGTCTACTTATGGCATGGAATTTTTTGGTGCTCGCGCAGTGCCTATGATTCCCGTTGAGGAACTAATCGCTGACCCGAATGCTCGTCCTAGTTATAATGCCATTCGTATTATTACTGTTGTAAGCGAGGACGAAGCACAGAAGCTTATCAATGAGTTTCTTATGTCTGTCAAGGCTCCTAACCAGATGTTTATGCCCGAGTATGAGGCTTATGTTCGCTCGGCTACTATTACCGCAGAGGACATTGCTTCTTTTGAGTTGAAGTGCGTCTGGTATGAGTATCATAATAGCGTGCCTGAGCGTGGTCAGGAGTTTTTGCGCTATGCGATGTATAAGATGATTGGGTCTACTTTGATTATCAAGAACAATCGTACTATCAAGTCTCTTCAGAGTGCTTGTGAGCGCGAACCTGCCAAGGCATATAACCTGTTTAAGAATGCGAATACGGTGGAATTAGCTAAGTGCTTCTTCCGTTTCAAGCCTTTGTTCCTTGCATTCAAGAAGTCTAAGCCTTGTGCGCCGATTATCAATGAGATTCGTCGTCTTGCTGATGTATTCCATAAGCCTATGGGTGAACTGACCATTCAGAATGTGTCTAAGCTGATGAAGCAGGGTCGCTATGAAGAGGCTGGTAAGGTTCTCAAGACCGCAGATAATCGTCAGTTAATCAAGTTGATGAATTATTTTGCTACGGATGATAGAGTAAAAGCGCCTGCTGTTTTCAACATTCGCAATGGCAAGATTCATGTTCGTGAGGATTTCAAGCGTTTGAATGCCGGTGCAGCAATGGTTTTTGCGGAACTCGTAGAGAAGAATCAGTATTCTCTTGCTGGTAAAACTTTCTATATTCCCTCTTATATCCATTATGCTGCGCCTGTGAGTGAAAAGCAGATGATTGGTGATATTCCTTATGGCACTCTGCTTGAAGCACCTCAATCTGGTAAGTTCTCTGCGGCGATTTGCTGGGATAACTACAAGGGAATGAGAACTGATATTGACCTGCATATGAATAGCAAGAATGCTTCGTTTGGTTGGAATAGTGCTTATCGTGGCCGTGATGGAGAGATTCTGTACTCTGGTGATATGACCGATGCAACTCATGGTGCGGCTGAAGCATTTTATTTTGAACCACAGGAAGATGTGTTTATTCTGAGCGCAAATAACTATACTGGTGTGCCGAACGTGCCTTTCAAGTTTTTCATTAGTGATGCTCAACCTAAAGCGCGTTCTTATCGTGATGCGACTCCTCCTATTGATGTGGAGAGTGCCCTGTTCCCTGCCGTTCCTCTTCGCTTTGCGGCAGGTAATGGAACCGGTATTGGTATTTTCAATGGCTGCGACTTCTACTTTTATGGTGGAATGCTCGATAGGGGTATTGTTCCTGACCGGAATAAGTATCCTATGTTCATTGATGGTATTGTTGACCGACTGGATAGAATGATGGACCTCGAAGTTTTCATTCGTATCTGCGGCGGCACTGTTATCAATGAGATGCCTGAGGATGGAGAGATTGATAAGGATATTATCGACCTTTCTCCTAACACTCTTACTGCGCGCACCCTATTTGACATTGTTGATGGGGTGCTCGCTAAGAAGTAAATAAATTTTTGGCATAGAGAGTTCCTTTTTTCTATAATCTTGCCGAGAGATAGACTAATACCTATTATTAGGACTATCTTTTGGCGCATACTTGAAGAAAACTCTCCGCCAACGATTAGCATAGATAGTTCCTTTATGGAGAAAATACTATCCGCTAATCCTATATAAGCGCACAAGTAGTTCCTTTATTCAAATATTAAGAAACAATAATTTACACTACTCGCGCTAATCACCTCCTTACGCCGCATAGAAAGTTCCTCTAAAAAGGTATTCTTCAGAAAATATTGATTTACTTTCCGCGGCAATTTACTTTGAATGTATAGCATCGAGAGTTCCTTTTGCCGAAAGGCGCTAGACTGCTAATCTAATTTTCACTCTCCGCTATATTGGTCGCATAAGAACTTCCTTTTTCTAATAGATATTTAGGTTATTTATGTTAGTTCTCGCGACTAAAATTTGAAATTTTTATAAAAGTATTATATAATATATATAGAAAGTGAGGGAAAGAATATGAGATTTTATTCTGATATGCTTGAGAAGTTTTTTGATAGTGAAGAAGAGTGTCTTTGGGCTGAGAAGGAAACTCTTGATAAGAGTCGTAAAGCAATTCAGCGTGCGAATGATGAACTAGAACTCAAAGACCTTCATAAGAAAATTAGCAATTTGCGTGCAGAGCTTGAGAATAGTTTTGAAGAGTATTATCGGCTTCAGTATGTGTATTTTGATAATTATGGTGTTCTTTGTGACATGACTGAAGAAGAAGGCCATCCTGACCCTGTGGGTGAAAAGGGTGAAAAGGGTGACTGTGACTGTGATTGTGTCTGTAAGTGTAGCGATGATGATAATTGTGATTGTGCCACTAAGGATGAAGATGATTTCAATCCTATCACCATTCATATGACCACTTATCGTCCTTTCAAGGATACTTATCCTCATCTGTGGAAATTTTTTGGAGGTAAGTGATATGTTTATTCCTGCTAATCCATCTGTTTTTCCTTGTGAAAATTGTACACATCGTGGTATTTGTAAATATGAAGATGATGTAATGAGTTTTGTTCGCTGTGCTAAATTGCCTGAACAAGAATGCTTGTCTATCAAGTATGAATGTAAGTATAAGACTTATACAAATTTGTTTGGTGGATATAGGGATTTTGAAGTGACTAAGATTAGTAATACTAATGGTTGTACTACTTCTCGTCCTTATACTATTGATACATCTTCAGAATGTATTGATAAAATTTGACAAAATCTAAAATTTCTGATATAATATATTCAGAAAGTGAGAGGAGAACTAAATCTCCTCAATATAGCAGTAGGGAGAAACGGTTTCCTCGCTTGGCTCATAACCAAGAGACATCTGGGTCAGCACCAGTTACCGCAACCACAATTAAAAACAATGAGGCTAACGGCAGTTGCATCAACGAAAGTTGATTAGACGGGTCGGGGTTAGCAAAGAAAGGTTAACAGGTAGTGCAGCGGTAGGTAACAAATCCGTAAGTCGAAATGAGTTGGGAAAACCAAATGATACGGCTTAGTCCTTCGTAAGAAGTTGAAGAGAGATTTTAGGTAAAAGGTAACAACTTTTAACTGCTCTTCGTAATTGACCATGAAACAGGGTCATAGCTACCACTCATTGTTTTTAGATGTTTTATCAAAGAAGACGAATGGTTGGTGAGTCTCAAAACAACCCAACTACCACATTACTAATCATCGCTACTCGTGGTTAGTAAGTTGTTTTAGAAGTAGCAAACCTACGAGTATGGTAGGCGGCGCGGTAATAGTCGTAAAGGGTGAGGTAAAGCTGAATTATCATTTGAGGTAGTTTCTTTCTCCTAGCCAAAAACAGAAACCGGTGCGCAGTCGTGAAATGCGGGAATGGTAGATAAGCCTTAGTGTACTACTCATACGGTTGTGAGTTCTCCTATGTATCTTGAGAACTCTCGGCGGCGAATGCCTAAATCTCCCCGCCCGCGCGGTTATAGCGGCGTTTACCAAACTGTTATTCGATAAAATGGTTTGGAAGTGCGAGTAGTAACTTGGAATTACTCCCGAAAGCAACGGTTAGATTGCTCAACTTGCTAGACTCAAGTTGACAAATGGGAGGTGGCCCCTCCTATGTCTCCCACGCAACACTAAGCGCGGGCGTATATGGGAAATAGTCAACCATATACTTATTGGGTTGAGAGTGTAATATTATACATAAAATCCCTCTGCGCGCAGAGTAAATCTGCGGTATCGTAGTAAAAACTCTACAAAAAAACTATATCAAAGGGACGACTCTAAACGAGGTAAGGGAAACAAAGTAAAGAGTACATTCTCTTAGGCTACTTTGGTATTATATGTGGTGTGGTTGAGGAGTATGGGCGACGATACACCGGAATGCGGAGTTAGCGACATACTGTGTAGATGGCGAGTCAACAGAGCGATATAGTTTATTTTGGCTTCCTTTCCGCTCTTGCGGGATGACTCTAGGATAGCGATACTACAAAGTAAAGGAGGACTGTGATTTATTCATAGCCCTCTTTTGCTTTACCAAAATTGTGTATTTTTAGGTAGAAAATTTTACTTAGTAATAAGAGGTTATAAAATTATAACCTTTTATAATATATTTTATAAAACAAGGAGGGAATAATATGGATAATATAGTTGTTTCCATTCCCGAACGTGCGAACACAACCATCCCTGACCCAAGTCTATTATGGTATTATGAAGACTTAGAAGATAGAGTTTATCAATTGGTTGGAGAGGTTGATGAAGGTTTGCTAGATTTCTCACGCCACGTTATTAGATGGAATAGAGAAGATAAAGGAAAACCAGTTGAAGAGCGTAAGCCTATAAAATTATTTTTCTTTAGTCCTGGTGGAAGTCTTGATATAAATTATTCTGTCATTGATATTATTCGCTTGAGCAAAACTCCTATTATTGGCATCAATATGGGTGTTTGTTGTTCTGCGGCGGCGTATATTTATCTTGCTTGCCATAAGCGTTATATGCTCCCTCATTCTTATTTTGTATTTCATCAAGGCAGTTCTCAAATGTCAGGAACTTATGGTGAAGTTGTTGCTATTATGACTGATTATCAGAATCAAGTTGCTGAATTAAGTTCCTTTATGGAAGAGAGAACTACTTATACTAGTGAGGAAATTACTGACAATATCGTTACTGAATGGTATGTAAGGGAAGAGGAAGCTCTTGAAAAGGGAGTATGCCACGAAGTAATAGAAGATATAGAGGTGCTATTATAAGTGGGATATATTTATAAGATTAGCAATACTGTAAATAATAAAGTTTATATAGGGCAAACCTCTCGAACGGTAGAAAAAAGATGGAATTTACATAAGCGAACAGCAAAAAATCCTTCTTATCTATCTTATTCATATCCTTTATATCAAGCTATGAGAAAATATGGTATAGATAATTTTCAAATTGAAGTTATTGAAGAAACTGATAATAAAAATTTGAATGAGCGAGAAGTTTATTGGATATCTTATTATGATTCATATAATAAAGGTTATAATATGACTTTAGGTGGAGATGGCCATTATAAATATGAAGATGAAGATTTTTTAGAATTATGGAATCAAGGGTATAATGCTGCTCAAATTACAGAAATGCTACATTGTGATAGACATACAGTCGCCGATAGGCTATCTCAATTAGTTCCAAATTATTCTAATTTACAAAAAGAGAGACAAACTCCTTCAAGATATTCTTTTGAAAAAGAGCAAAAAATTAGAGAATGCTGGGATAAAGGAATGAGTTCTAAACAGATTCAAGAAGAATTAGGAATAAATAGAAAAGGTATAAAGGGATATCTGGTAAAATATAAAAATTTTTCCGAAGAAGACTGGGAAAAAAGAAATTATGTTCAAAGAAAAAATAGCAACCCTCAAAAAATTGCTATAAAACAATTGACTTTAGATGGTCAAGAAGTAGCAGTACATCAATCTATTGCTGATGCTGGAAGAGCAGTTGGAGATGTTAGACGAAGTGCCAATATTCGCGCTTGTCTTATTGGAAAACAAATAACGGCATATGGATACAAATGGCAATATGCTGATAAGGAGAACTAAACTATATGGATTATACTGGATACAAAAGTATTATTCTTGATGATAAGGACTTAGCACAGTTATATCAAGATGGAACTGTTGATGGCCTTGAACTATATGAAAATGAATACCTCGCGGTTATGAATGAGAATGAGGAAATAGTTGATAAGTTCAAAATGAAGAAGGGCGGTTTAGAAAAAGTCCCATTTTATAGTTTCGAATCTCGTCAAATGGGAACTGTCAAACCAAAGACTTTTGAACAGCATTTTGCTATGGATTTATTGCGAGATAGACAAATTACAGTAAAAATGATACGTGGTGTGTATGGAAGTGGAAAAGACTACCTTATGTCTGCATACGCTATCGAAGCCCTTGAAAAGGGTTATTATAATAAAATTGTTTATATTCGCCCTAATGTGTCTCTAAAGGATGTTCCCGAGACTGGTTATCTCAAAGGTTCAATTATGGATAAATTGGGTTGGACTTTAGGCCCTCTTTATGATAAATGGGGTGGAGAAGATGGTGTCCAAATGATGATTGATAATGGTCAATTAGAACTTGCTCCTTTACAATTTATTCGCGGTCGTAGTTTTGAGAATTGTTTGATTTATGTTTCTGAAGGACAGAACATTACGACTGAAGTTGCTAAATTGCTCCTTGGCCGAGTTGGAGAAAATTCTGCTCTCATTATCAATGGTGATACGCATCAGACAGATAATAGAGTATATGAACGTGATAATGGTGTTCTAAAGATGATTGACCGTCTCAAAGGTCATCCTCTCTTCGGCTACATTTATCTTTCTCAAACCCTACGTAGTGAAACTGCTAATTTAGCAAATCTTCTCGATGACTAATTATTTCGGGCGGCGTCTCTGCGCGCCGCCCATTTTTATGGAAGTGATGAAATGGCGAACCTATTGGGTGAAAGTAAGCAACTTGCCAGCAAATTTGTATTCTACGACCAACTAAAAGAGTATGACCCTGGTACTATTCAACGCTCTCTATACGATAGCGCTGTTTCTGCTGGTGAAGCAGTTCTTGCTCTCAATAAACCAGAGTCGCGAGCAGCATTCATCGCTTCTAATCTGCGCGCGCAAGCAAGAAATGAAGCACAGAAAGATATAATGTTGCTCAATACTTACTTTGGTGGGAATTATAATATTGACGATGTTTATAATAAAGATATTGGTAAAAAAATCACCATTGCTCTCAATGAAGCACTCAATTTGAAAGATATTTTTCAACGCAATTATGACCGTATTGTAAATGAGAAAGGTGATGGGCGCGCAGCAAAGGTTACTATTTCTTCTGTTATGGAGAGTTATGTAATAACAGAAATTAGAAACAGTTGGCCTACTATTTGTAATCATGTATTGAAACGCTTAGCAGATAGTAATGGTGAATACTCTATCGCGCAAGCAATAGAGGAAGAATTCAATTCTGAATATATAAAGAAAGTTATTGGACGCGCGCTGGACAAAGCATTAGCATCACCTACTTGGACTGGTGGAAATGATAATCCTTTCAAAGAATTAGTGGACTATTTGAATACCCATAAAGACCGTCGCAATGAAATTCTTGACAAAATGTGGCAGTATTTAGGAATTGATAGATTGAAACAAAATATGGTAGAAAATATTACTAATTCTGAACAATTGAAGAATTTCAAAAATAGCCGAAAGAGCGGAAAAATAAATTTGACTACTTCAATCAAAAGCGGAGTCCAGCGAGGGCTTATGGGAGAAGCACTTTCTCAAGTTGTTAGTGAGGCCGCGGTAAAATTGAATACAGAGAATACTAAGTTTACTTCTGAGCAAGTTGGCTCTATCGGCGCGAAGCCAGATGTAATATTAGGTTTTCAAATCAAAGTGGATACTATTAGTGGTATTATGACTAATGATAGATTCAAAGGGTCTGATAGGGAAACTAATCGAAGTAGATTTATTGAAATCAATGAGCATTTGAAGAGATTGAATAAAGGAATTGTTGTCTACTCTAATGTAAAAGATTACGCACTTGGTCAAGATTTCAAGAGACGTGGTGGTTTTTCTACTGGTGGAGACATGACATTAGATACCTATGCTAATATAATGAAAAAGACAAAAACAGGCGAGTTCATTGGCGCTGTTGCTAATGCTATGGATAAAGCAGTATTTGGCGATGATAAGCATAGGCAAGCAATTTTAGAAATGATAACTCAAGATATGGCAAACTTTTTGTTCGATGATGTATTTACCGTTGGTAAAGAAATGACTGGCGGCGCAACTGCGATACATCTGATGAATTTAGATGGAGTATATATTCCAGTTTCATATTTACTATTGCTTTTAGCAGAAGCATTTGAAAAGGAAGATAAGAATAATTATCGAGATATTTTCTATCCAACTATTAGGTATACGGAAATTTTATATCCTGATGGCGGTGAAGGCCATGAGGGAGATAATATATGGTCTTTTGAAGACTGGAAGAGACAGAGAGACGACGCACTAAACAAGATTACTATTGGCGCTCATTTTGCGCGCAGTTTTGTTGATATTGTAAAGGAATTGAAATAATGAAAGTAAGAACTATAAAGAAAGATAAACTATTGGAGTTAGTGAGCAATTATAATTGGGACCCGATTCCTAAAGAAGTAGTCGACCATTGGCTTTGTATTTGGGGTTTGACTATTGAGATTGAACCCGAGACGCGCGCTGAAGAAAATGAAGCAAAGAAAACAGACTGCGCGCAGAACGAAATAAAAGAACAAAAAAATAATGATAATAAAGTAGAGGAAGAGCATTAGTCTCTTCCTCTTTCTAATTTGAAAATTTTAGAAATATATGATATAATATATATAGAAAGTGGAAAGAGAGGAACTAAAAATGTATAAATCCAATAAGTATTCTGCTCAGAGAGATGCTATCATTGAGGGTTGCGCAATGGTGAAACTTGCTGAAGCAAGTGATGCCCTTACTCTTGATGAAATTATTTGCGGCGAGCCACTTCTTGCTGGAGTAAGCACTCAGAAGCTCGCGCGAGTAATGATGAAGTTTGTTGATATGGGTTTCGTGGTAAAGTCTAAGCGCCGCGATGGTAAGATGATTTATAAAACTGTTGCTAAGATGGAAGAAGAGGGATATGAGAGAGACCCTGTTACTCATTTGTTTGGAGGAGAAATGGCATGACTGATTTGAAGTATTATATTGGTAATACAGTTGAAGATACTGTTATGGTAACTCCCGATGATAAAGCAATTTATTTTGATACAGAAGAAGAAGCACAGTTTTTCTTTGATAACTATCTTACACCCGAAGACAGAGAAATTGCTATTATCATTCATTGTATTTTGTTTTATGATGGTGGCTATGTAAATTGGAAAGAATATAAAAAAGAGTTAGAACAGGAGGAATAATATGACTGTTCATGATACTTATGATAATCTAATGGAAGTCCAAAAGTTTATTCTTGACCACGAAAATTGGAAAGAACTCTTGGAAAATCCTCCTTACTGCCTGAAGATTACCGTAGAGGGTACTCTTATTATGTTCAATTATAGTCAGTTGGATTCTGATTTCTATAATCCTATCGTCAAGGAATGCCGTGGTTTGATTCTTGATAAAAATACTTACCGAGTTGTGTGTCGCGCGATGGATAAGTTTATGAATGCTGAGGAAGGTGCAAGTGACCTCAATAAAATCAACTGGTTTGATTTTCAGATTCAGACTAAAATTGATGGGTCTTTGATTCGTCTTTATCATTATAACGGCGAATGGCACGTGTCCACCAGTGGTACGATTGATGCCTTCAATGCACCTCTCAATGTTGGCGGTTACAAGACTTTCGGTGATTTATTTGCGGCAGCACTATGGAAGTATATCAATCCTGAGTGTTTTTATGGAATGCTTGACCCTACTCATACTTATTGGTTTGAGTTGACTTCTCCGTATAACCGCGTTGTTATTCCTTATGATGAAATTGAATTGACTTTTCTTGGTTGGCGCGCAAATTATGCTCCCTATAAGGAAAAGTGGCCCTCTCAGTCAGTTGTCGCAGAGTATATTCCTATTGCTAGTAGGCTTCCTCGTCAATCTTATCAGTCTCTCCGCGCGCTGGCTGATTCATTGCCTTGGAATGAAGAGGGCTTTGTAATTTGTGATAATAATTTCCATCGTGTCAAGGTGAAGTCTCCTGCTTGGATTTCTGCGCACTATCTGCGGAATAATGGCATTCAGCCTGACCGTAGACTTATTGATGTTATCCTACATGGTGAGCAGGAAGAATTGCTTACTTATGCTCCTGAATATACCGACCGTCTACACGAACTTCAAGCAATGATGGAAGAGTATCACCTGCGCGCTGATGAACTTTTTAGTGTTTATTTGGAAATGTATATTGGTTTGGATTGTCCTGGCCGCGCATGGTTCGCAAAAACTGTAAAGAAGAATAAAGAAGATTGTGAACCGTATTTGTTTTGGGCTTTCAGTAAGATTTATGGCACTCCGCGCGGTGAAATGGATGATAATAAAGATTATTCTTTCAAGAGATATGAGAAGGAAAATCTTGATGCGCGCAAGTGGGTAAGATTGTTGAAGTTGAAGGAGGAATAATATGACTCGTGAAGAGAGAATTATGAATGGCGTGAAAGACCATTGGGACGATGCACAGAGAAATGGTCAGATGCCACAGTTTTCATTAGGAATTTTTCTTCAAGGAAGTCAGAACTATGGCCTTGATTATGAGGGTAGTGATATTGATACCAAGTTGATTACTCTTCCAACTTTCAAGAGCATTATTCATAATGATGCGCCTGTTAGCACAACTTTTGTAAGAGAGAATAATGAGCATACTGATTACAAAGATGTGAGATTGTATATTAAGAATTTCAAGAAACAGAATATCAATTTTTTGGAGATTTTATTTACAAATTTTGGGATTGTAAACAAGAGATTTGAGGAAGATTGGCTTAGTCTCCAGTTGAATAGAGAAAGGATTGCTCATTACAATCGTTTTCGCGCGCTGAAAGTGATGAAGGGAATGACGCTTGAGAAGTATGCGGCACTTGAACATCCGTATCCATCTAAGAAAGAGGTATTGGAGAAGTACTCATTCGACCCAAAACAACTTCACCATATCCTTCGTCTCAATGACTTCATTAGCCGTTATACCCAAGAAGAGTCTTTTGCAGATTGTCTTATTCCTACTAATCCAGAATTCCTTATCGAAGTAAAGAAAGGCAATGTATACGATTTGGACCGCGCGCGAGAAGTAGCCAAGAAAGTCGTTGCTAATACTGTTGAAATCGCTGATAAATTCTGCGAACTTATTCCTGACCGCGGCGACCCTATTGTTGATGAAATTCTTGACGAGTTTCTTTGCAATGTAATGAAAGAGTCTCTTAGTTTGGAGTTCAGTAATTTTTACTGTTCAGAAATATATTGACCAAGGAATTATCTACGATTTTTGACTTTTTCTCAAATTTTTGATATAATATATATAGAAAGTGAGGAAAGAGTTATGGATATTGTTTCGCTTCGTGAACAGTGGAAGCCTTTCTTTGATAAAATTAGACAGACCAAGGAGTTTGAAGAGTTTACTAAAGACCCTTGGTCTCGGTCTTTTTCTCATCTTTGCGAGGCCATCAAGGAAAATTTTCCTGACTTTGCTTTTACTTCTGATAGTGGTGAAACAAAGTTTGTGATTATTCCAGAAGATTATGACATAGTTCTCAAGTTTCCTAATGCTCCGACAAGACATGACTTTTCTATTGATTATTGTCTTGTTGAAGCAAGAAATTATCGCGCGGCAGTAGAGAAGCATTTAGATAAATATTTTGCTTGGTGCGATAAACTTTTTGACGTATATACGCCTAATGGGTATTATCCTATTTATGTTATGGAAAAGGTAAACTGTGATGAACAGTCTATCAATGAAGAGTTGATGGATTGGTTCAATAACAACTATGATGAACCCGATTCTAAAGATGAAAAAGAAATGATTGAGTATGAAGATACTCTTCAGGAATTTTCCGATGGCTCTAGTGTTGCTGTTGACCTTTGGTTTGAGTCTATTTTCTCTGATGACTATATGCGTCTTATTCAGTTTTTCGCTACTAATCTTATTGATGATATCCATAGTGGTAATCTTGGATATCGCAATGGAGAAATTGTTATCATTGATTATTGCGGTTACAGCACACTTTTCAATTCCAAACTTCCTAAAGATTGGTATTCAAAGTATGGTTTTTGATGGATTCTTCTGCTCAAAATTCCTCTTATAATAGGGAGAACTCTCCCTTTATAATATATTTATGCGGCTTGCCGCAGAGGAGGAAATATGGCTAACAAACATATGAAATCCTCAAACATTATTCTTATGGTTGTTATTGTATTTATGGTGATGATGGGAACTGGATTTTACTCATTATGCCATGCAAACGACACAGAGGTTCTGCGCGCGGAGAAAACGCAAGAATATGAAAGTGTTGAAGTAGCAACCAAAGACCCAAATGAGTTGAAACAACTCATGGCAGAGTGTGAGAGTACAATGAAGACCGCCAATATTATGGCAGAGTCAGCAAGAACCCTTGGATATGATGAGGGACATATAATTATTGCTCTTGCGAAAGAAGATTATGGACGCGCGCAGAAAGAATATGAAGTATACTGTGCAGTCTATGATGACATAATGAAAGTATGGGAGGAATGTGCGGCTGAATATCCTGCGGCCACTCAAGCATGGTTATATTTATATAACCTTGGATATTCTGATTCAGTAATTGCTGGTATTATCGGTAATATGATGGTTGAATGTGGTGGGCATACTCTTGCTCTAAATCCAACTATCTATTCTAAGGATGGATACTATGGTCTTTGTCAATGGAATAAGAATTATGGTATTCATGGAACTTCTATTGAAGTTCAATTAGATTATTTAGCTAATAGTATTGAAGAAACATTTGATAATTTTGGTTATCTTTACCAACGAGGCTTTGATTATTCCAGTTTTATGAGTCTCACGAGTGAAAAAGAAGCGGCTTTAGCATTTGCTAGAGTGTATGAACGTTGTACTATATTTTCCTACGGCGCGCGTAGAGCATGTGCAACTACGGCCTATAATTACTTTGTGAAGTAAGTAAGATAAAGAATAATGTTTGAGGAGAGGACGTTTATAATGAGCGTCCTCTTTTTCTAATTTGATTTTTTCTGAAAATTTTAGTATAATATTTATATAAAATAAGGAGAGTGGTATTATTGTTTAGAATTATTGGAAGTTTTTATTTGTTTGTTTGTTTTTTCAATATTCTTTACTTTATTGTAGTTATTACTGATACACTCAGAGAAGTGAATAATGGTTTACATGAACTACAGCAGAATATTGATACCGTAACAAATGGAAAGATGGATATTGAGATTCCTTTAGTTGGAATTAGTGTGATAAAATCATGGCCTTATTTACTTCATTCTATTATTCCTATTTGGCATTTGGCTCTCTTTTATACTTTTATTACAAAGAGAGATAAAGTTTATAATACTTTTTATACAGTGTTTCAAGGTAAGGCTGTCAAAAATGTTAGCGAAGTTATGGAAAGTATTGGTGTAAAAGACTTCGGCAAAGAAATGGAGGAAAATCATGACGACGTTTTATGAAATTAGAGCAGAATACTTTGATACGGATAATAAGGATAGTAATGTTGGTACATTTAGGGGTTATGTTTGTGCACAGAACTATGCTAATGCCGCGGCAATTGTTGAAAAAGAGTTTGAAGGAATTTTGATTAGTATGAGTTTACTTGAAACTAACTGCGGCCCTATTCTAGATGTAGACGATACTGGTCCTGATAAAATTGATTGGAAGATTAGGGAGAATGGTGGTAAGAATGAAGAATAAATCTTTCAATCAGGAGACTTGGGAGAAAGCTATTGAAAAACTTCATGAATTAGGAATTAGTACAGTTCATGAAGATGGAACTCTTTTGACTGGTTATGAACTTTTAGAAGCAATGGCTGAAAAATGGTCTGAATTGGAGGGAATTTTCAATGAAGAATAAAGAAGTTCTCAAGTTACGTCGTAAAATTTGTAAAGGTTTTCGCGTGCTGAATAATAATCTTCGTGATGATTATCTTTGGCGTGGTAGATTTGAAGTACGTATGAAAGATTTCCAATATAGGAAATATTTCGATAATAGTGGTTATCAAGTTTGGGTCTGCGCGCAGTTTATTGACCATAAGACTGGTCAAACTAAAGACCTGTGGGGAAATTATTTTGATTGGACTAGTGGTTGGAAAGTATTCGTAGCAATGAATGTTTTTATTGTTGAAGATTGCCATGTTTGGGAATATGATAAAGAAGACCCAAACTATCCAACTAATGATAAAACTGTGTATAGGAGTAAATGATATGACTTACGAAGAGTTTCTGGATTTTGTCAAGGGCTATGATGAGTTCAATAATTATGTGAATAGTCTATATGAATTGGGTATGGTAACTGATGATTGTCCTATTATGGAAATGTACGGTTATTATGCCAAGGCGATTTGTAAGAATTTTGGTGCGGACTATGCTTGGTTTTTGAATTGGGCAGATGATAAGTGCCTTCATGTCAAAGACTATAGTGATAATCATCCTGGTATTGATTTTTGGGTGCGCGATGGCTTGGAAATGTATAAGTTCCTACAATCTGAGACTGCGCGCGAAGAGTGCTGGATTTGATAAGCAAATTTGAAATTTTCTCAAACTTATTATATAATATATGTAGAAAGTGAGAGAGAAAAAGATAATAAAATTCAGAAGGGCGTTCACTTCTCTATAAGGATAAAGAATAGTCCATACCTCTCAAAGTGCTATTCAATAAGGTTAGATTATAAGTAGGTATGATAGTTCTGCTAATAAACTTGAATAGAGTCAATGACGTTGTGGCTTTGATTGTATGATACCTCCAAAAGAATTTTATTAGAAAGAAAGTGAGGGAAAAGAATATGTATGCTTATTTTTGTTTGACTGCTGAATACACTGTCAAGGATGGTGAAAAAATCGACGAAGCCAAAGAAAGCGATTGTCTTTATGATGTTTCCATTGACGCTAAAATCGATTTTGACTATTCTGCTGCGCGAAAAGTGAAAGTTGGTAGGCTTGGCGATATTCTTGATGATACTTTTGAGTGGAATACTTACTACGAAGATATTCTAAGACTTAGCCGTGAACACCCAAATGTTCTCTTTGACCTTTACTATGAAGATACAGAAGAGTTCGCAAGCGCGCATATCTACTTTATTGCTGGACTTTATCAGTATAGTCCTGCGATTGTAAAGTATGAAGAGTTTGACTCGAATAAATTATGTTCATATTGAGAGGAGATTGATTATGAGAGACCCTAATCGTATTTATGTTATTTGTTCTCAGATTGCTAAAGCTTGGTATGATAATGTCCCTGATTGGCGTTTTACTCAGATGTTATGTAATTTTCTCTCTTATATGGGTTCCGATTGTTTCTATATGGAAGATGAAGTATTTATGGAAAAATTCAACGAGTATATGAGGACACTTGTATGAATGTATTTTTACTTCGAGTTATATTGACAATTCTTATCGGTTCTTTTTGGTATGAAGCCAAAAGAATTTTTGAATTAGAGAAGAGAGAAAATGGCGCGCGAATATTTATGTATTGTTATACGGTGCTGTTGATTTTGGTACTGTGTTTTATTTGGTTTTTGATGTGAAAGGAGAGTGATGTGTATGGCAATCTGGATTACTTCAGATTGGCATTAGGCATTTTTGCCATGATAGAGAATTTCTTTATAAGCCACGCGGTTTTGATAATATTCAAGATATGAATCGTGCAATTATTCAGAGGCATAATAAACTGGTAAACTGGGATGATGATGTCTATACTCTTGGTGATTGTATGCTCAATAATAACGATGAGGGAAGAAGTTGCATTGCTCAGTTGAATGGACAAATTCATATTATTAGAGGAAACCACGACAGTAATGGCCGTATGGAAATCTATCGTGGCCTTCATAATGTAGTTGAAGTGTGCGAAGGTAAATTCCTGCGCAATGGAAAATACCATTTCTATCTTTCTCATTATCCTTGTCTTACGAGTAATTGGGATGAAGATAAACCTCTCAAGGCGCGCATGACGAATTTGTGTGGTCATAGTCATACTAAAGACCATTTTGCAGACTGGGGCAAAGGTCTAATTTTTCATTGTGAAATGGATACAAATAATTGTGAACCCATTCTTCTTGATGATATTATCAAGAAAATTGAAATCAAGTTAGGAGAAAATAAATGAATACTGGAAAAATTATTGCTCTCGGTGCAGTGAGTGCTATTGCTATCAATGCGCTTGGTTATTTTGCGATGAATACCGGCATTGGCTATAATATTATCGTATTTGGCTGTATTGCCATTGTGGAAGTTCTTGCTATTATTGCTTTTGTGAAGTGGATTTTTGCTCCGCGCGCGGAAGAAAAGATTACTTCTCGTGGTAAGCGCGCACCATCCAATGCTTTCAAAGATGGCGATGTGGCACTTTATAATTCCGATACTGGTGATTATGATGTGCTTAGTGATTACGAAGCGCCTGATATTGACCTAAAGGAAGCATATGATAACCTCGATAAGACACTTGAGAATTGTGATGTAAAGGAGAACTAAAATGCTTGTTGTTCTTGTTGGCCCTTCGTATAGTGGTAAGTCAACTGTATGTGAATTTTTCAAGAGATATTATAAGATGCAGGAACTTCCTATGTATGTTGTTTGTCCTGATGATATTCGTGAAGAACTTCTTGGTGATGCTAGCGACCAGTCAAATGGCAAGATGATTTTTGAGACTGCTTATGAAAGAGTAGACAAGGCACTAAATTCTTCTTTGAATACTGTTTTCTTTGATGCTACTTCGCTTACTCCTGCGCGCAGAAAGCCTCTTATTGAAATTGCGAAGAAACATAAAACGTGTTGCTTTGCCGTGGTTATGCCTAACTTTACTGAAGAAGAACTCACTGCGCGCGCAGCAACTCGTGAACGTAAGGTTCCTTTAGATGTGGTCTACGCGCAGAAACAGAGAATGATTTATCCTAATGTTGAAGAAGGCTTTGATTATACTATGGAGATTCCGAAGTCTTCATTGGATATTATGAAGGAGCGACTAAATGATTGTTAGTATTCTTGCTATTCTTGCTATTGTAATATTCACTGGTTCGTTTATTACCAATTTTATTTTTCGTTATCAAGCATATAAGAAAAATGACCATTATTTTTATCATGACACTTGGTATGGAGATAAACCTAAAATTTGGGCTTATTTTGGAGAATGGCTTTTGCTAATTCTTGTCATTGGTTTTTTATATGTTTTTATCAGTTTTGGTATTTATATATTTACTGAGGGTTCAGATAATTTTACCCATTATGAAAAAGATAATGAATGGACTATTTATGCTTTAGATGATTCCATTGGTGCAAGTGGAAGATTTTTCCTTGGTAGCGGCAGAATTGATTCAGATATCTATTATTATTATGTTTATAATACTGTTCATGGGCAGAAAATTGGAAAGCTTCGCGCTTCTAATGTATATCTAAAATATGATGATGATAACCATTATATTGAAAAGTATAGTAGGCATTATAATGATGATTTGAAGACTAAACTATTGGTAACTCAGTTATTCACTAAATGCGAAGATAGTTATTATGTTATTTATATTCCAGAAGGTAGTATTACAAATGATTTTACTGTTGATTTACAGTAATTTAGTAACTAAAATTTGAAATTTTCTGAAGTATATGATATAATATATATAGAAAGTGAGAGAAAGAGAAAATGAGAATTCTTTTTATTATACTGTTTATCATTGGTGTTGCAGTTTTTCTTTTTTGTTTTATTCAATGGTGTTTTGCTTTGGCTAATATTAGTAGTAAAAATGATTCAAAAGAAATTGAAAGAATACTTTATTGGAATCTGTGGATTGCATTTTCTGCTCTTTATATAAACATTATCAATATTTTATTCAAACTTTGTGTATGAAGAAAAAAATTATGAAGAAGAAGATTGTTGAAAAGTTATCTGAACTTGAGAGACGAGATAAATTCTTCACTGAGTTAGAAGAAACTTGTCCCATTCATTATGAAGGAACAGATATTGTAGCAGATGTTTCTCTTGATGTGGAATTTATCTTTCAAAATTTGAAAAATTCATAAATCTTTGCTATAATATTTATAGAAAGTGAGAGAGGTAAACAAAATGAATAGAAGTGAGTTCTTTGAATTAGTTCATGATGTTGTTGATACATATGGTGTTTATTCTTGCCTTGATAATGAGGATGACATTGAAGAGAATAATCTCTGGTTCAACTGTCCAAATTGTGGAGACCCAATTTTGTATGACGATTTCAAGAACGACAAAGACCTTCATGCCGGCTTCTGTCCGATTTGTGAATCTCAACTTTTTGATTGATAAATCCTTTCAATACTCGAATGGTCGGTGAGAGTATAAATAACCTGACTACCATGGTGAAACGGTAGTAGCCAACCAGTATAGAGGAGTTCGATTCTCTGAACCGCGGCGTTCGACTCGTCCGGTGCGAGGGCAAAACTGGTATAGCGCGAAGAAATTGGAGAGCCAGATGACGCGCTACTCTCTGATGCTGGTCAGTCTCACGTCTTGCAGAAAGCATCTAAAACACGGGGTACGCTGAGCATTAGTCGATGCGGCGGCTTCCTAGGAGAGTTCTAACCTAGGCCAAGGTTTATGAACACCGCAAGTAAGGTTCTTCTTTTCGAGGGTGATGTATTGTGAGGAAGGGCTGAAAGACTTAGATGGGAAGTAATGATGATTACTCGATCTAAGTGTGTAGAAAATTAGAATCGAAGACCTCGTAGCGGCCGTAGCGAGGCTACCGTGTGGACGGTAATCGTGTCCTCCAAAGTGCTAGGCAAAGCGGGCATACAGAGTGGTGATTGAACAGTTATTGGCTAGTCCACTCATTGAAGCTACTAATCCTGACGTCGGAGGTAGTAGTTGACGGCAATCAAAAAGATTGTAAGTCCATGGAACTAATGCGCTGTGCTCATTGTCTATGGCATGACTGTGAAGACTCAATAGGATGTCTTCCAAAACGATGTGAGAAGTCGTGCAGAGTGGTGATAACACTAGCCCACTCAATAAATCCAGATGATACTGGTTGAGTTGTGTGTAAGGAAGAGGTAAGGTTGGTGTGCGGTATATAAAGAAGGCCGTGATTAGCATACAACAAAAAATACAGACGAGGGGTTAGGTAATGTGATGGATTCGGCGGGTGAAAGTCCCGTGGAGGTAGTCTGTATTCTAATTCTAATTCTAAAAACCTACATAGAAGTAATTCCACCTTGAGAAGGGTCGTCATTCGACGAAGTATAAGTTGAGTACTACTTATACTAATAAAACAGACTGGTGGTTGAGTAGGTCATCTGGATTCTTCTAATAGGTAGCAGTCACCTACGTCAAGCGGGCCTTGTATCACGGTTTCCCGCGGAAGGCTGTAGACTGTGAGAGTGTGATAGTAAATGGGAACAGGGGAGGCCCTCAAGCACACGGGCGAGCGCACGCCTTTCTCCCTATATATGCTTAGTTGGTGTAAGGGGTAGCATAAGCCGCGGAAGCGGAGACTCTGGTTCGAACCCAGAACTAAGCACAGTAATGTGGTAACTACCATGCTCAACGCGCGAGAGTACCCGGAAGGTAGTTGACAGCCAGGAAAGACTGGCAGGCCTGGTCGATTAGTGTAACGGTAGCACGCCATCCTTTTATGGAGGAAGAGAGGTTCGACTCCTATGCGATCTCAATTATTTATTAGGTAGTCATTACTCCATCGCGAGGAGCCTAAACAAGAGTAAAAGAATGACTGGCACTCTGGAAAGACGGAGAGACGTCTATAAAGAGGTAGTTGATATGGATTGGAAAGAAGTTGTTATTTGTGCGCCAGAGGACGCCGTAAAGAAAGCAATAAAGTTTTGTGAAAGTCATGAGTGCGTGGAATGTCCAATTCATATCAATGATATTGAGCATAGAACAAAGTATGATAAATGTTGTGAATTTGTTCCTTGTGTGGCTAATTTGATTTATGAGTTGGTTGTGCACCCACATTATGAACTTTAGTTTGGTCGGTTAGTCAAGTGGGCTAAGACACAAGGTTTTGGAGATGGTAATATAGCAATTATTGATTCTTACAGTAAAGAAGAATTAGAAAGTATTATCAAAAGTTCTTATTCTTATAAAGAAGTTCTTGAAAAATTAGGTTATTATAGTCATAGCGGAAGTTCTTATAAAATGCTACAAGATAGAATTCAAAAATATAATATAGATATATCTCATTTTACTAAGAAAAAGAATATTGTTCGGAATGAAGAGAATATATTTATAAAAGATTCTACTGTTTCTCAGCATTGTTTACGAGATTGGTATTTGAAAGGTAAATATACTGAGTATAAATGCTCTATCTGTGGACAGGAACCTTTTTGGCAAGGTAAGCCTCTTACGCTTATTTTGGATCACATAAATGGGAAAAACCATGATGATAGATTGGAAAATCTTCGATGGGTTTGTCCTAATTGTAATCAACAATTAGATACTACTGGCTATAGAAAATTCAGAACGGAACAAAAAAGCAAGAAAGAATATTTTTGTTCAAATTGTGGTAAAAAAATATCTAAAGGTTCTACTTTATGTGTAGAATGTTTAGGGAAAACTAACCGGATTTGTGAACGACCGAATAGACAAGAATTGAAAAATATGATAAGAACAATGAACTTTGTTGATATTGGTAAAAAATATAATGTATCTGATAACGCTATTAGAAAATGGTGCGATACTTATAATTTGCCTCGGCTTGCTACACTTATAAAACAAATTCCCGATAACGAATGGGAAAAAATCTAACCTTGGAACAGGAGTTCGATTCTCCTACCGACTCCCACGAGTGAGCATTGGGCCAACTAACACTCTCAAAAATGATTGTCCCTTCTTCACCCTCCGCGTGGGCTACTCATAGCACAGAGACCACAAATGCGCGGCCATTATCAAAAGTCAAAAATCCTTGGCTTTGTATAAGTATAGTTCTACTGGTTGAGCAACAGTATGATAATACTTTAGTTTGATGGTTGATGTGTAGAGACTTTACTTGGTTCGGCTCGGAAGTGGGTAAAGTCTTGATTTATTTAGAGGATTAGTGGACCAGTGGACACGCTCGGCTTTGACCCGAGAGAAAGACGGCCAGCACGTCTATCCTCTGCCATAATAATTTTATAAGAAGGGAGATATGAACGGTTATATTTATAAAATTACTAACGATATAAATGATAAAGTATATATCGGAAAAACATTATTGAATATTGAAAAAAGATTTCTTCAACATAAAAACGATAGTCGGAGAATTAGATTAGAAGTTCGTCCATTATACCGAGCAATAAAAAAATATGGATGTGAACATTTTTATGTTGAATTAGTAGAAGAATGCCCAATAAAAGAATTATCTAATAGAGAAATTTATTGGATTGATTTTTATGATTCATATAAAAATGGATATAATGCTACTATGGGTGGAGAAGGTAAACAATTTTATGATTATGACATTATCGTAAGTGAATTTTTATCTGGTAAAACAACAAAAGAAATAATGAATGATTTGGGTTGTTGTATTGAAACTGTACGTAATGCTTTACATTTAGCAAATATAGATATAAATACAAATAATTATAAAAAGTATCAAAAGAATTTTGTAGCAAAGGATAAAGACAAAAAAATTGTTCAAAATTTTTTGACTAAAAGAGAAGCCGCAGAATGGCTAATCAAAAATGGTTATTCCAAAACCGATAACATTAAAAGTATTACAAGTGTAATTGGCCGAGTATTGAATGGTCAGCGAGAAAAAGCTTATCATTTTTATTGGGAGTATACTTAGTTTATCAAATCTACCTGCGCCGCCATAAGAATTTATAAAGGAGAATTATCTATGAATTTTCGTACTTACGACCATTATCTCAATCGTATTTCTAAGCTAATGTCTAAGGGTGATACTAATAAGCGTCTGGTCAATAAGACCAAGCGTCGTCTGAACCAGATGAAGGAGAAGTAATGAAGAAGGTATTTATGTTTTGTCTTGCGCTGGTTATGTGCTTGGTGATTACTGCTTGTAATGGTCATAACAGTATTGGTGCTGATGCCGACGCGGCCATTCCAGTCTTTACCGACACCGGTATTCGAGTGAAGAATCATCAGGACCGTGTGTATAGTATTGTCAAAGATACGAATGGTTTTCTTTATTATTGCTCCGATGTAGAAGGTACTCTTGCTCCTGTTTATAGTGAGTATGGGCTTCCTACTAAAGATATGGATATGTTTGATTGATAGCCGCGCCGTGAGAGACGATGTTCTTTCACGGCGCGTGGTCTATAAATTGGTAGGAAAATAGGCTGCGCGAAGAGTGAGAAGATATAATGAAATTTGAAAATTTGTTATAGTTATGATATAATTATTATAGAAAGTGAGGGAGAGTAATGAATAAACAGTATATTGACCATATAGTTTTTTGGGGTAAGCAATGCGCTACAATGAACAAAATTCAGGAAGCAAGAATTGCCTTACTTGATGAAATTATTTTCTATAATGATATGGTAGTTATTCTTTACGACTATGACCCTCGTGCAGCACAGGAGTTATATTGGAAAACGCATAATATTTTTATTACCAATTTTCCAAAGGAGGAAGAATAATATGAAACGTGACCTTTATCTTGATTATCTTATTCGTTGGAACAAGGCAGATAAAATTGCTCTTAGAGTGAATGAAGCAGAACAAAAGTTTCTTGAAGAAGTTCTTTTTTGGAATAGACTGGGTATGATTTTATGTTCTTGTGATTTGAAAACTTCAAGAGAACTTAATGATTGGGTTGGTAACGTTCTCTTTACCAACTATCCTGAGTATTGCGATAAACTTTCGGAGTATCATAATGCTGACTAAATCGCAACGTGCTTATTTTCGTGCTGCGCGCGCAGTGAGTGAATTGTCAGATTATCCGCGACATCATCTTGGTTGTGTGATTGTTGATAAACATAGAATTGTATCGAGTGGATATAACAGTAATACAAAATGTGATTCTATTCAGGCAAAAATGGATATTGAAAGACACGGAGTATTCTGTCCTGGTAAAGTTCACGCTGAATGCGCGGCGTTGATGCCGATTTTGAAGAATAAGATAAGTTTGAGTAATGCTGAACTTTATGTGTATAGAGAACATAAAAATGGAAGTTTGGCTATGAGTAGACCTTGTCCTAGTTGTATGAAGTTGATTAGAAAATGCGGAATTAGATATATCAATTATACAACTGAAGATGGATATGCGTTTGAGACATTGGAGGTTTGAGTATGGATTGTGGGTATGGACATGGAGAATGTAAAGCTCCAGATACACAATGCCCTCATTGGCAAGGAACTTTTTGTGAGTTAGACCAAGGACCGATTATGCGCGACTGTCACAAGTGTGTTTATGAAGGTGCTTATGGTGGTTGTCATGAAAGTCCACTTGGTTGTAAGAAATATAAACGTGATGCTCCTGATGGAGGGTATTATGGATAATTTAGAGTTGCTAAAGTTTTGTTCTGCGCGCGGAGTGAAAGTTTAGCAACTTTCTTTTTATAATTTGAAATTTTCAGAAATATATGGTATAATATATATAGAAAATGAGAGAGGGGAATTGATTATGAAATATATTATTCGTGATACCTCTACTTATCCTTGGTTTTCGTTTTGTGTTTGTTCTACTGAATCTGATGCTGAGGAAATGGTACTTGCGCTGAGTGAAGAAGAACTTTACCAGGCTTGGTTTTCTTATACTCAGATAAAGGAAGATGATGAACCTGATTTTTGGGAAAATATTAGGATTTATAAAGAGCGCTGTTTCGCGGCTGGTAATACAGTTATTTATAAGACCTTGTTTTGTTTAGCAATTTATTGTGATACTCCCAATGGTTGGGACTACATGGAAATTGAGGAGGTTTGAGTATGAAATATGCAATTTACGCTGGTTTGGGTGGTAGTTTTGGTGGAGCTACTTTTCAGTATGTAGATGATTTTAACACTGAAGAAGATGCTCTGGATACTGCATATTTGCTTGCAGTCCAGGAATACGAAAGTTATGAAGGTCTTCATGGCCTCCCAAGTTGGGAAGATGTCCGAGATGAACTAAGCGATAGTTATGGTCCAGATGAAGAGCCAAGTGATGATGATATTCGCGAAGTTTATCTTGACCACCGTGATAATTGGCTCGATTATAGAGTTGAGAAATACGAGGAGGGTAAAGATTATGAGTAATAATTATCGTCCCACTATTGATGAGGCACTTGAATCAGTTGAGAAGTTAGATGATATGATTGATATGTTTGCTTATAGTGGCGAGCTTAGTTCTGATGAAGTAGATGAAGCGTGTATGGCATTGACCACCATCAAACTCTATATTCAAAGTTCTGTTCCGCGCGCAGAATGAATTCAAAGGAGGCTAATTATGGGAAATAAAATTTATATTGTTGAAAATTGTGATAATGGCGAGTATTTTGCTTTTACTTCCGAAGTGAAAGCAAAGGAGTTCATGCTAAAGTCTTATCTAAAGAACGACATTATTAATGCTAAGTATTGTGTAGCAGATAGTACCAATGTTGATGATGTTGTTAATGTTATCAAAGCTGATATCGAATGTATCCTTGAACAGGGTTATCTTGAAGACACGATGTATATGTCAGTTGCAGAATTGGATAAGGAAGTAGAAGATGATGAGTAAACTTGGTAAGATTTTTATTGTTAAATATCGCGCGGGCGAATATAGCAAAGAAGTTTATCCTGTCGTATATGAGAATCAGGAGCGATATGTATGTAAGGTTCCTGGCTGCCACGAAATTAGAGAATTCCTCAAAGATAACTCACGCTATGGAGTCATTACTGTTGAAGAATTTTATCGAGAAGTTCAGATGGGTCTGAATCCTTCCCATGCTTATAAAGTGTTTGTTAGTAATCAGGATAAAATTGATTTCGAAAAGTATCGTACAGTAAGTCCTAATGAAATCAATTTGAAGAAACTTGAAGCTAAATTAGATTACGACGAAAAGCGTATTGAGATTTGGAAGAATGAAATCGAAGATACCAAAAAGCGTATTAATGATATGAAAGTTACCAATAGGCAAACCAAAGCTAAAATTGCCCAACTAAAAGCGCTGATTGAAAAGGAGAAAAATGATAATGAATAATTTTGATGTTTTTATTGGCCCGCGCGGATGTGGTGTTTCTTCTCAGATTGCTGAAGTAGCAGTTGAAAATGATGGAGTGATTGTTGTCCCTACTCTTGTAGCTAAAAGAGAAATGACCAGTAAAGTTCTTGATGCTTTAGCTAATTCAATGGAAGAGCATCACGTTAATGTATTTACAATTTATGAACTTATTAATGGTAGCGGAAGAGGCATTGATTATAATCGTCCTATTTATATTGATGACTTTGACAAGTGTTTTATTGAATTGCTTTCCATTCATCATATTGGGAATAAAGTAGTATGTTATGGTACTACAATGGAGGATATTTAATATGAATAACTGTGAGTACTACCATGAATACAAAACCATCAAAGGATGGGAAAATTCAGAGCGTCCTATTTATGGTAAAGTAGGAGTTTGCTATGGGCAAAAAGAGACACCGGAGTGCTATTATAATGGTTGTCCTGATGAATGTGATTTACTCCGCGCGCGGAATGAAAGAGAAGCAAGTAAGAAAGTAACATTCAAAACTTACTTTGACCTAATTGTGAATGGAACACCTGAACAGCTAGCATTGTTTGTGGCGAAACTTATTGAAAAGTCAAAGTCATATCCTAAACTTGGAGATTACAATGTTATTCTTGATTCGTTAAATAGTAAGGTAGATAAAGATGAAGAATAGAGAATATTATGGACTTGTCATTTCATTATTCCTTTGTATCCTCTGTATTTTCTGCGCGCATAATGAGTTTGTAAATGATAGACTTTTTGAATGCGGTCTATTTGGTTTTGCAGCAATAATCAATGGTTGCTCCGCAGTTATGGAGTGGATTAACAATGGAAACAAAAGACTATAAAGAAGCTATCGACCTTATAAACACTCCTACTTCAAAATGGATTGGGAGAAGTGTATATGGAGTATGGTGTTATGAATGTGAGAATTGCCATGCTCCTCAACCCACTTTGAGTAATGATAAATATTGTCCCAACTGTGGATTTTATATGAAAGGAAATTGATATGGATTATTATTTGCCTACTTATGAAGACATTGAAGAAATGGCTAAAGACTGGCGTCCTAACTATGTTTCTGCACGCAGAGCAATACAGCATTTGAATAGAAGTCGAGATAATATGGCAAGTTTTTATGCGCGTGACTGCTATGATTATCTTGAAGATGATGATGAAATGGAGTATGAAAGATGATTGTATATAGATGCGATAGATGTAAAAGAGACATTGATCTTGGTGTATCTGCCTTTGATGGAGAAGAGTGTCTGACTTTAGATACTAAGCCATATAACTATCGTGGATTTAATTCTTCTAAGCATTATATGCTTTGTAAGGATTGTGTGAAAAATTTTGAAGACTTTATGAATGGTTTGGAGGTAGATGCAACGTGAGTTTTAGTAGTCAATTTATTGAAGTGCTTGATGCACTTTGTGATAAGATTGGTATTGCCATTGACTGGACTTCACAGAATATCGTGCCTTATGTAACCGACTTAGCTACAAGAATTATTACTTATGAGATTTCAACAAGCGTGGCTTGGATTGTTATTGCGGCAATTGTATTTCTAATCATTTGGAAAATGACTAAGAATCTGTGCAAAGAAGATGCTTTTGACGATGGATGGTTTTTAGGCTGGGCTATTAGAATTGCTGTAGGCATTCTTTGCTTTGGTGAGATTGGTTTTGAAGTTTTTGATATCATTGAAGCAGTAGCATTGCCAGAGAAGACATTGTATGATTTTATTACGGGGTTGATGAGCTAATGGGACTTGATAGAGATGAGGTTTTATACATTACTACGGCTGATGGTACAACGCTCGGTGTTTTGGAAGATTGTGAAGTTACGATTAGTGCGGAGACCATTTCAAGTAGAGAGACAGTGCTTGATGCCGATGGCCTAGTAAAGACAAAAGTAAGTAATCGAATTGAAGAGCCACCAGTGATTACAATTACTGGCAAAATGGTTGATTGGGATGCATCTATTCATGTGAAGATTGTATAATTCTGCGCGCAGACTGAATTGTAGTGATATAGCAGTTTGGTCTGCGCGCATTATTATAGATAAATATAATTTGAAATTTTTAGAAATGTATGATATAATATATATAGAAAGTGAAAGAGAGGAAATTGATTATGGCTCGTATTAATGAACTTACTCATAGAGAGTCGTTGTTTAGTATAATTAGTGAATATGGTCATCTTGAAAAAATAGATGAAATTCTCTTTATTACTCCTCGTAACAGTGTTATGGCTATGATGTTTGATGATTCCAAAATTCAAAGAAAAATCTCTGCTAGAGAGTTTTGCTTTTTGCGCGAACTAAACGTTCGTGAAATTTGGAAAGAACTGTATGGCGATAAACCGTATGAAGGTATTAGACAAGACAAATATCTTATTGGTTTATGGAAAAGATATTATGAAAGTATTCTTAGAGGAGAATTGTAATGGATAACTATATCATGCTCAATGGTGAGAAAATTGAACTTACTGATTTTCAGTCTGGTATGCTTCAGATGATGGTTGATGATAAAAAACTTGGTAATCGAGATATCTTTGATAGAGTAAATAAGAATGAGAAATATTATTTCATTGCCGAGAATGGTAAAGTCGAAGAAGATAAAGATACTCGTGATCCGGTTGACGATGACCTTTATCATGTTGCTAGTTATTGTACTGATAAGCGCATTATTACTGAGCGTTCCTATGATGAAGTAGTTAATCGTTTACTTTGGCGCTATGCTTACCGTGCAAATGGTGGTAAGCTAGACCCTAATGGTGATGGTATGAAGTATACTATCATTTGGAATGATGCGAAAAATAAATTTGAGCCTAAAGCAGAACCTTGGAATGTCAGCATTCAAGGTGCAATTTATTTCAAGAATCTTGCTGATGCTTATACGGCTATTGAAGGTATTATTATTCCATTTTGTGTGGAGTTAGTGTCAGGAGAAAAGAATAATGGATAACTATATTTGTATTGATGGTGTGAAGGTTTTACTAAATGATTCACAGATTTCTGAACTGCGCGCGACTTTGGAGAAGAGAGAAGCCGACAAGAATTCTCCCTTTAAGCGTCAGAAGTATGGTGATGATTATTATTGTATCACCAGTGATGGAGAAGTAAATATTTTTCCCGATTTTGCTCTTGGTTGTGATTCGATTCATCATAATATTGCTAATTATTGTACTGATAAAGAACTTCTCAAGCAGCGCGCACTTGAAGAAATTCTTGCGCGTCGGCTCTGGCGTTACTCTATGGAACATGGTGGAGATAAGATTGATTGGAGTGACGATAGGGATAAGTTCGCAATTTATTATGATGCTGAGAATGGTTCGTTTTATATTACTAATAATGTAGATTGTCAAATCACCAGCACAGCCTATTTTGTAGACCGCGAAACCGCTATAAATGCCATCAAAGAAATTGCTGAGCCGTTTATGAAAGAGTATCCTGGCTTCAAAAGTTATAGAACTTGTTATGCACATGACTCGAAAGGAGAATAATATGAAAGTTTATGTGACTTATATTTATAATGAAGTTATTGACGTACCTGATGATGCTACTGATGATGAGATTGGTGATATTTGTGCAGAAGAAGCGCCAAGAGGGGATTATGATGAATTTAGTTGGGAGAAATATTGATGGGCTATACTGATTATGAACCATTAGTAATTCCAATGGTAGAATATTTCAATTCTCACAGACTAAAAACTATTATGTCTTGCCAAGGGCATAATCAAACTAATATGTCTATGTTTTGGATTGGCTTTGATAGTAGCGTGACAGAAGAGGACATCATCAAATTTCAACGAGCACACTTGGATGAGAATGGTAATTTCTGTATTTGCGGACGTATGAATAAGCGTTATGTTGTTGGTGAGAATGGAGTATGGACTCGTTTTGAGTATGATGCGGCCACAGTAGATGCCGCAGATATGGATTTACTTCATTGGATGCTAATAGATAAATATCACGAGAAACGTAGCGAAATTGATAGCGAAGCATAACCTATAGTAAAAGCTGAATAGTCGTAAATAAACAATTATTTTGAATTCAATGAGAGTAGAAAAATTGATAGTGTAGAAACTACGATTGAAGTAGTTGGAATAGGAAAACGAAGTGGATTTATTTCTACTTCGTTTTTCTTTTGCTCTATGTAGGTTGATAGAAAGACAGTAGTTCGGTCTGCGCGCGAAGTGAGAGTAAAATTTGATTTTTCGTCTTATTTATGCTATAATATATTTATAAAGATAAGAAAGGAGTCTATTCATGACTACCGAACAAAAGAATCGCATTGCTGAAATTGATTCCCAAATTGCTTCTCTTATGAAAGAAAAAGAAACTATCAATCCTTACTCTAATCTCAAATCATTCTCAAACAAAAATTTTGGTGAAGCATGGAGTGAACCTCACATTCTTGCGCGCTGCCCATCTTTTACTAAAGTAGATAGTAAAGGTTATGACTTCATTAGTGATGGGCTTGGCAAAGTAGAGGTAAAGTCTTGCCGTTTGCCTGCCACGACAGTAAATCAATGCCATCCGAATGATTGTGATTATTTTCTTTTTGCTCTTTATGATTGTGATGAATGTGAAGACCACCTTTATCTCGTCCCAAGTAAGAACTTTATGGAGTTTTCTCCTACTGTTCAACATGATAGAGGTGAGTCTGGTTGTTACTCTATGTCTCTAAAGACAAAGAGACGTCAAGAACTTTTGAAGCAATATAAAGTAAGTTACAATGAACTTGAACTGCGCGCAGCGAATAACTAAATGGAGTGATATTTATGGCAAAACTAGCATATGATAAATATTATACAGAAAGTGATTTAGCAAAACATTGTGTAGAAAAAACTTTTGAAATTATTGGCTCTAATTGGGAGAGAGTAATTGAACCAAGTGTGGGTGCTGGTGCTTTTCTTCCATTTCTTCCAGAGAATACGATTTACTATGACTTAGTCCCAGATGAGGACTGTCCTGGAACTATTGAAATGGATTGGCGGGAAGTCAAACTTCCTTATATCAAGCAGTCATTAGTAATTGGTAATCCTCCTTTTGGGCGCGCGAATAAATTGTCTGTTCAATTTATTAAGAAAGCTATGGAATTGGGCGACTATTGTGCTTTTATTCAACCTATTAGTCAGTTGAATCAAAATCGAACTATGAAAGATACTGAACTATTATATAGTGAAGACCTTGGTACTATTGCTTATAGTGGTCGAAAGGTTCACTGTTGTTTCAATGTGTATCATAAGTGTATTGGTGGACATAAACAAGACTTTAATATTCCAGGAATTATTGAATGCCGTCACATTTTCAGAAGTGGAAAGTATAAACATGATGATAGTATTTTGAATGATAAATGGGATTTTAGAGTTGCGGCTTGGGGTAGTATACGGTTATTAGGAGAAGATGAGTTTTGTCCCAATGAAGTAGTGTTCAAATGTGAAGAGAATATAAAGGATTGGCTTGGGCAAAAGTTAAGAGAATGTGATTATAGCAAAGTAGTAAATAGTGTGACTACGCCGAATTTACCTGCTTGGAGATTGAGAAAGTGGTTGAAAGAGGAGTACGAAAAGGAGAGGACTGAATAAGTCCTCTTTTTGTTTGGTAGGAGTTTGCTCTGCGCGCAGAATTGAGAAAGAGATGGTTGAAAATTTGAAAATTGAAATTTGGGATAGATAGTGGAATTTTTTTGTTGGAGGAAGGAAAAAAGAAAAGCTACTTAAATAAAAACAAGAGAGAAAATAATATAGAAATAATTATTTTATTATTTTATATAGTTATATTATATAAATAATTATAAAGATAATAATAAAATAATTATATTAGGGCCAGGTAATAAAAATATTATCTGGTTTTTATTATAGAAATAATAAAATAATATAAGGGTAGTAGGGGTAGTATATAGTAATATAATAATATAGTAAAATGGTCTGCGCGCAGAGTGAAAGAAAATAATTATAAAAATAATTATTAGGGGTAGGGGGTAGTATTTAGGGTAGGGGTAGTAGAAAATAAATAAGAAAATTTTGGGAAAATTGAAATTTTAGAATTTTGGAGAAAGGGGAGAGGGGGTCCCGTGCGCGAAGCGCACTGGGGGAGAGGGGCGAAGCCCCTCTCCAGGGAGAGTGAGAGGAGGGTAGTAGGGGTAGGTGTAGGGGTAGTAGGGGTAACAAGTTAGGTAGTGTAGGAGTAGGGGTAGTGTAGCTGGTGTGGGGGTAATGTAGATGTAGTCTAGTAGCTGAGCTAGTAGTCGGACTAGTAGCCGGACTAGTAGCCTCTATATAGGGGTAGTAGGGGAATTAGTAAGGGGTTGGTGTAGGCTGGTGTGGGTTGATGTAGGGGTAGGTGTAATAGTCGTACGAGGCCTCTATATAAGGGGCAGCTGCGGGACTAGTAGCCTCTCTAGTCTTCTCTATATAGGCCCTCCAAAACTCTTTTACTGTCGGAGTCAAAATTCCAGCCAACGACCTCCCTTTTATGGTATAGACAACGACGCCTATTAGTGAAGTTGCCCTATAAGGCAGAGAATTTACCATATAAATAATGAAATTGCTTATAGATAGCGAAGTTACCCTATAAGGTAGAGAATTTCCTTATGTAGTAAAGAATTTACCATATAGTAAGGAAACTTACCTATAGATAGCGAAGTTACCCTATAAGGTAGAGAATTTCCTTATGTAGTAAAGAAT